ACTTGATAAATCTATTGGCATATTAACTCATATAAAATTTTACAGCATCATCGTGTTTATCAAAACAAGATAACCTTTTTTCGTTATTTTCTGTATATTCAACACACCACTTTCCTTCGGTGTTTTGAAATAAATTGTGATATATTATCATACTCCTAATCTCCTTCTAAAATTTTGATATGTTTTAAATATTTCTGTAGATGTTAATACTCTATTATAAACTAATAAAAACGCAACATTACCATCCGAAAATTCACTACCTCCTGGTCCATATGAACCTATTGAAAAATTATTTGGTCCCGCAGTACCTCCGGAACCGCTCGCGTTTAAAATTCCATTTATGTAAAAATTATACGTCCCACCAATAACACCCGTACCCGCATATATTCTCCAATTGGTGTCAGAACCACCCGCACCAGAAGCTGTAATCCATCCTGCGGAGTAATAATTTGCAACACTATTATTCCAATGTCCTAACAACCAATTATTACTTAAACCTGAAACAATTCTTTCTTTTGTTGCCGCATACCGTGAACCCGCAATAACCGTAAAATTTGATGCTGATAAATTTAATGTTGATGTTGTGAATCTACCATTTGTTGCGGTTGTTACCATTGTACCACCGTTACTATTATTCCACGATGCATTCCCAACAAATGTCGCATTGTTTCCATTTCCCGTTAAATCATACCATGTGCTACCAGTACCATCATATGATGAACCATTACCAGCATCCAAAAAACATAATAATCCGTCGGTTACTAAACCTTTATAATTTAATAACCTTGCACCAAATGAATCTACAGTATTTGTACTTAAATCTAATGGCATTTTAAATTAATTCTCGTGATATTGTCCATTCATCCGTTGATAAGATGTTCAACATTTCTTGTTGTGTATGTTCAATACTTTTTGTTAATAAATTTATTATTGAGTTTGGGATTTCTCCCTCATATTTTATAAATGTTTTTGTTCCATCAATTGATTTTCTTAAAGTTTCAGAAGATGTTTCTCTAACCTCATTAAAATCAATTTTATTGATTTCATTACATTCAAAAATTACATATTTTAATTCATTCATATATTAAGACATTTTCGGTGTTGCGGTTGTTGGGTCTTCTTCTTGTAAAACAAAAGAATAAACCTTATTATTTTTATTATTATATAAGTATAATTTTTCTTCACCTTCCACTATTGTGTAATCACCAATACCATTTGATAATGATAAGTCCATAGTAAAAACAGTTTGCCATCTAAATGATGCGGTACCTAAATTTATTGAGTTATTTGTTTCAGGTCTAAATGCTCCTGTTGTTGAAACCACTCCATTAGCCTCACTATTTCCACTTGGTCTAAGATAAACAGAAGAACCCGTTGCACAAGAAATATATGTATCTGCATTCGCACTTATAATCATATATTCTGCAGAACTTGCACCCATCGAACCGTGTCTTAAACCAAAATAACTATTTGGTGATACTGGATATGCATTACCACTCATTGTACCGGTTTGTCCTGAACTTGTTGTGAATCTTGTTGCGGATATTACCCCCGTATTTGAAATTGATGCAACATTACCAGATGTTGTTGCATTTCTAAAAATCCAACCTCTATCGGTTGTATCCATCACAAAATATGTATTGTAAGTACCTGTAATTGCACCGTGATTTCCATAACCTAAACCAGTGGTATTCTTAAACATTATCATAGATGAGGTAGCATTACCACTACTATATAATGTAAGAGAACCCGCTAATGTTGTTACATCATTGTTTGCATTCACATATAATGAACCATTTATAGTTCCTCCAGCAAATGTTGGTGCGTTTGCGGTACCTACGGCTTGTCCGATTGATACGGTTACCGAACCTGTTGTTGTGTCAACACCAACACCTGTTCCCGCATTAACTGCGGTTACTTTAGCTGCGGTATATGTGGTGCCTATCGATGTACCATTCCAAGTACCGCTTGTAATCGTACCTACTGTGGTTATCGCTAATGCATTTACTCTTGCTAAAGTTTCATCACCAGTATTTGTTCCTGAAGATGTACCACTAAAATTTGTTGCACCAATTGTGCCAGTGACTGTAAGGTTACCACCACTAGTTAAAGATAATCTTCTTGCTGCATTCCATTGAATAACAAAATCAGCACCGGGAGCTGAGGCAGATCTAGTCATACCAAGTCTCCAATGATCATCATACCAACCGTACTCATGACCAGAAACTAAATCATTAGTTGTGTATGATGAAGGCATATAAGTCGTGATTTCCCTTCCTTCACTAGCCGTAACACTTATTGTTCCTGTAAACGTTTTTGTACCCGCAATACTTTGATCTCCAGTTGTATAAACACCATTTGTAACAGTACCAGCATTACCATCAATAGATACACCTGTTAAAGTTTGTGATGCGCTTGCCCGACCTAATGATATGGATGTTGTTCCAACGTGGAACGATGAGTTTGTTAATTGTGCATTACCAATTCCGGTAACTTGTGCCGACCCACTAAAAACACCAACAGCATTTAATCTCGTTAATATACCTGAAGCATAATTGGTTGTTGCAGTTAAATCAATTTGAGATGAACCTGATACCGTTCCTGTACCTGATAATATTGTCGCCGCAGATATTGTACCACCTAACGATGTTGATGTTCCAGCTATTGTTATAGATGAATTTGCTAATTTAGTATTTGTTACAGACGCATCCACTAATTGGGATGCATTAATTGTTTTATTTGTTAATGTTTGAGTTGCCGTTCTTAATACGATGTCGTCTTCTGAACCCAATGATCCCGCTATCCATTTATCATTGGTACTATCCCAAAGAAATGAACCTGACACCGTATTTGGTGCGGTTGCATCTCTCACAACCAAACCTGCGTTTGTTGCACCTGTACCATTCAATTGAATGATGTTATCTCCAATTGCTACCGTTGTTGAATTGACAATTGTTTGTGTCCCTGAAACAGTTAAATTACCTTTAACGGTAACGTCAGCACCACTCATTCCAAATGCAGTATCGAACGATGATGTGAACGATTTAAACGAACCCGTTGAAGTATGAATTGCATTTATATTAGTTGTATTAGAACTTGTATATGAATTCAAACTACTTGTTGCAGTTTGTAATGTACCTATTATGGTATTGTTACTACCTGTGTATGTGTTAAGTGAACTTATTGACCCCGTAATTCCTTCGATACTTGTCAATCTACTATTTTGAGTTGTATTTGTCGAATCGTTAGAACCTGTGTAAGTATTAAAATCTGTACGTATTGAACCACTTGCAGTTTCCAAAGAAGTTAATCTTCCTGACGCACTTGATGTGAATGTGTTTAAGGAACCTGTTGTTGTTTCAATAGAATCAATCCGATTTTTTAATCCGATTGTAGTTGTTGCAAAACTTGAGGATAAACTTCCTATGGAAGAACTTAATCCAGATGTTGTGATTGCCACAGAACCAGACAAACTTCCAATACTTGTGGATATACTTGAACTGAATGTTGAATATCCTGTTGTTCCTGTTATATCAATTTGTGATGAACCTGATGCAATACCTGATGGTTTTGATGCGATGTTATCCCAAGTTGTTTGGGTAATTGAACCGCTCAACACATATCTATCATCATATGATGATGTCAATTGTGATGAACCAGATACAATACCTGATGGTATTCCTGTTAATCCTGAATATGTAATTTGTGATGAACCTGATACTAATGATGTAACTGTTGATATGATACTACCTGTAATTGCAATACCATTACCGAATTGAACACTATTACCATCTGAAGAAACTATTTTATTTCCCGCGTAAACTGTTGTTGTTCCTTTAAGTGCAATAACACCTGTTGTTGGGTCCATTATTACATCTCCCCCACCCGAAGTTGCAAGTGTAATGTTACCATCCGCAGATTGTAATGTAATTGTATCCGAACTTGCTTCTAATATTTTAAATGACTGACCTGTGTCAGTTGTAATTTGTAATTCCTGAGCGGTGCTTCCTAATACCTTTGTTCCATCGATATATAATGATGCTGATGAAAGATATAAATCTCTAAATTGATGTGTAACACTACCTAAATCATATGCGTTATCAACTGCAGGTATAATTGAACCTGAAATTGTTTGATTGCCCTTAAATAAGTTAGATCCAGTTGTTGCATAACCTAATGTATTTAATTGTGTGGAACTACTAACAATACCTGAAGGTATTCCTGTTAAACCACTATAAATAATTTGAGATGATCCAGATATTACACCATCAACATCCAATTTACTCTTAATTGTTGTATTAATTGAGGAGGTAAATGAATTTAATGACGAAATAGAACCGGTTATACCTTCAATTGAATCAACACGATTTTTTAAATCAAGTGTTGTTGTTGCAACACTAGAACTTAATGAACCGATACTTGTAGATATTGAAGAACTTAAACTTCCTATAGAAGAACTTAATCCTGACGTGGTAGTTGCAACTGAGGAACTTAAAGAACCAATACTTGTAGATATACTAGAACTAAAGGTTGAATAACCTGTTGTTCCTGTTATATCAATTTGTGAACTACCTGAAACTAATGTGGGTACGTTAGTTAAATTATTAAAATTAATAGATCCTGTTAATGAGCTTGCATTAACTTTTCCATCAACTAATACTGACCCCGTAAATAAATGATTATCGTCTGATGTATCACCAAATTTTGTACTACCACTTTGATAAAGAACAGAAGATGTTACATAATCAGTATGAATTTCTTTAGCTGTAAGTATACCATCAATATAAACATCGGTGTTAACTCTAAAACCATTGTTTGGTGATATTGATGCACTAACACTACCACTAACTATTTTATATAATTCTAAACCCGTAACACCACTTGCTGGAATGTTATAAAGATTTGTACCATCTCCTTTGAAAGAACCAGTAAATGAACCTGTATTATAAGATGATGTAAATGAGTTAAAATTAGTCCGTATACTTCCACTTTCAGTTTCAAGTGAATCTAATCTACCATTTTGTGCGTTATTAATTGACGCAACACTTGAACTTAAACTTCCGATTGAACTAGATATTGAACTACTTAAATTATTTGTGGTTGTTGCAACACTAGAACTTAAATAATCAATTGAACTTGATAGTGATGAACTTAAACTTGTTATTGTACTTGTTAATCCAGATGTTGTTATTGCAACTGATGAAGATAATAAATCTATACTTGTAGATATACTTGAACTAAATGTTGAATATCCTGTCGTCCCTGTTAATAAAACTTGGATACTTCCAGATATAACACCATCACTATCTAATTTAGATTTTATTGTTGTATTAATAGAACTAGTAAAACTATTTAAACTTCCTGTACTAGTCTCAATATTATCTAACCTTGTATTTTGATTACTGTCTGTTGTAGCAATCGAAGAAGATAAACTTCCAATCGAACTTGATATCGAACTACTAAATGTAGAATATCCTGTTGTTCCTGTAATTAATATTTGTCCACTACCACTTACAAGATTGGAACCTATGTAATCAATACTACCAGCACTTACCGAACCACTAATTATATGTCCACCTTTTGCAACATTAACATATCCGGCAACAGGTGTTGAGAAATATATTTTAATATTATTATTATCTATCGATTCTATTTTTTGTGGAAATATAATACTTCTATTTGTATCCCAAATAGTTACGATTGGATAATCTGAACCTAAATTATGTGCTAGTGACCAAGTGGCGTTTGATGAAAAATATTGAGATAATCCGCCAGGTCCTGTACCCAACGATGCAATTACTTTACCTGTTTGATTACTTGGGAATGTGATTGTTGCATTGTCAATATCTATTGTTGTGATTTGTGATGGTAATATAACACTACCATTAGAATCAAAAACCTGAAATATTGGATATCTTTGACCTAAACTATGTTTAAATGTCCATGTTGTTGCTGGTGTTGTTTGATTTAATACCGCATATGCACCATCTGTAACTGAACTACCTCCTCCACCCGCACCGGCATTTAATGCAAATGCCGCAGTTAATGCATAAGAGGCACTTAACACATTCATTGAAGATGTTTGTGATGTTAACACAACACTTGATGTAAATGTATTAAGAGAATTAACCGAACCTGATAATGTTGTAATGGAACCTGTAATGGTATCCATTCTATTATTTAAAGATGATGATAATGTTGTTGTGCTAATGTTTAATTCTTTAACATAACCATTACCATTTGTGTCCGTAATTGATGTTGTAATTTCAACACCACCAGTTGGTATAATTTCAAATGCGTCTGAACCTGTTGCACTTAATATTGGTGAACCCGAAACAAAAATATCTTTAAAATGGGAACCAATTGATACAAACGCAGTGCCTGGTACTGACTCACTAACATTTAAACCAGTACTATCATCAAATTGTAATTTTGTAAATTGTTTGTTATATGTGTTACCCTCAACATCTGAACCTGAAATTTGAAATGGAACATTTATTAATCCAAGTGCACTACCACTAAATGCAGATGCACTTACCGAACCTGATGATAGTATATTAAAACTAGTAAATATACCTCCATTTGGTACTACTAAGTTAGAAGATTCAATTCTAACATTAGAACCACTTAAAGGTGCAATTCTATTAACACTTAATAAACCATCTATTATAACTGAACCTGTAATTTCAGTCTTAGTGTTAATTCTTAATCCATCTGTTTGTGAAATTGATGCAGTTGCACTTCCATCCACAATTTTGTTTAATTCTAATCCAGTAACACCACTTGATGGTATATTATATAGTTGACTACCGTCACCTTTAAATGATCCTGAAAAATTTGATGCTGTTACATTTCCTGTGATGAAAATTGAACCTGTATTAACCGTGTTCGTTGAGATTAACTCCTCAACTGATGGTCCGAGAGAACCTGAAACCGCCATGTAAACCTTACCGTCGGTAGTGTTTAATGCTAATTCACCTAATTGTAGGTTTGAGTTTGTTGGTTTTTGACCGGGTACACTACTCCTACGCAGTTTTACTATTTGTGCCATATGTATGGTTCTCTCCTATGTGTTTGTGGTATATACCACGATTAATTATGACCTATATAGGTCTTAACTATAAATACACAAAAATTAGGATTAAATAAATAAAAAAAGGAGGTTTTTTAGACCTCCTTTTATTTTTATGTTTTTAAATTCTATTAATATGTACCTCCGTCGATTACGGTTGAGAATTTAAGTGCTCCGTCTGCGTTTTTGTATCCTAAAATTCCATCAAGAACATCTGTCGATTCCGTTGTTGAAACATAACCTAATACGTTAGATGAATTTCTGAAAACAACTGCTGATGTTTTAGTTCCAGCATCCGCACCACCTCCAGCACTAACTGTTACATTACCTGCAATTAAAGTTGCTCCATCTGATGCGGTTACTTGGAATTTGTTAGTGTTGTAACTTAATGTTGTACCATTTTCTGTTAATAAACTATCACCAATCGTATTTGCTGAAGTTGCTTTTGGTATTGTACCACTTGTTAAACTAACTTCAGTACCCTGTGCTCCAAATGTTGTTCCAATAAATTTACTACCTGAACCATTTTGATCTGTTAATAACCAATAATCATTTTGTGAATCCCATAACATTGATGAAGAAACACCTGATGAACCTGAATCCATTACTTCAAAACCTGCATATCTCAAGAAAGGAGAATAAGCATTCATTCTAATAATGTTGTCATCAATTTCAACCGTTTGTGATTGGATTGTAACATTTGTAGATGAACCTAAAACTTCTAAGTTACCTGACACATATAAATTAGATTGTAATTGTGTATTTCCTGTTACAGTTAAAACACCATTTACAACCGCATTATCGTTAATTGTTGTTAGACCATCAATTGTTGTTGCTCCTGTTACATTTAAAGTACTTTTAAATGTTGCAGAACCTGTAACTGTTAGAGTTGAGTCTAAACTCGTAGCTCCAACTACCTCAAATGATCCAGTTACTTTACCATTTCCACCAACAAATAAGTTAGTGTTAACATATTCAGAACCAATTGTTGTTGTATCACCTGATACATTTACGTTGTTTTTAAATGTAGATGAACCTGTAACTGTTAAAGTTGAGTTAGCAGTAACCGCACCCTTTAATTCTGATGTTGATGTTACCGCCAAAGTACTATCTAATGTTGTTGCACCTTTAACGTTTAATGAACCTGAAGTTCCAACGTTACCACTTCCTTGTTGTACTGTAAAATTACCTTGTCCAACACTTAATTGTGTACCATCAAAAGTAAAGTTTGCATCATCTTCCAATAAACCATTTGCACCAACAATAACAACCCTATTATTTGTTAATTGATCATTATATATTGAACCCGTTACCTTTACTGAACCTGTTAGAACGGTATTACCATTAATGGTTGTTGGACCATATAAATCGATAGTTGCACCGTTATAGGTAACTAATTCAATATTGTTCCCACCATAATTTGCTGTAAGTGTTGAGTTTGAACCATTAGTAGTAAAGTCAGCATTTACAATTGTTGTACCACCTAATGTGGTTGCTCCTGTTACATTTAAATAACCCGGTAAATCTAAATTTGTTAACTGAATTGAGTTTAGATTTAATTGATTAACATATGCGGTTCCACTAACATATAAATCTTTCCAATATTTTGATGTCGAACCTAAATCGAATGCGTTGTTTACATCTGGTAAGATTGAAGAACTAACATCCGCACCAAATGTAACTAAATCTGTTGTTTGGTCACCAATACTAATACTACCTTTTAAAACTATATTACCATCAATTGTTGCGTTTCCTGTTAAATTTAAATTAGAACCTGAAATGTCTCCATCCACCACTACTTTTCCACCAACACTCATATCACTCGTTACTCTAACATTTGATCCTGAAATTGTAGATCCTGTGATATTTGTAACATTTGCATTACTTCCTGTTAAAGATGTGATATTACCATTTGTACTTGTAAATGTTGTTCCTGTTAAATTAGAAAAATTACCATTACTTCCCGTTAAAGATGTAATTGTAACACCTGAAATTGTATTTCCTTCAATATTACCTGTTAGATTAATGGCACTATTACCATCTTTATTTAAAATATATAAGGTTTTTGTATTTGTGGAATAGAACGGTAATCCATCCATTGTTGAACCATGAGATAGAACACTGATTGTCGGTGCGTCAGATCCTTGGTATATTTTTGATACTGGTTTATATCCACCAGCAATTGCTGTGTCACCAATGAATAGTACAGGAGCGTTTAAATCTCCTATAGAACCTGTTCCCATTACCAATTCACCAATGTTTGCAAAAACATCTTTTAGTGCTGATATCGAACCTCTTCTGTGTTTAATTATTTGTGCCATGTTTTGTCTTTACTTTGTTTTATATAAATACTTTATTTTTAATTAGAAAAACCCATCTCCACAATCAATTACGGAATTATTTGACCTATCCGCCCATGTTCCAAGATTTTGTATCGTTAAAGAGGCCGCAACAACTTGTGAATTTATTTGATTTTGTACAATACTCATAGCACCAGAAACTACTAAAGATTCTATATTTGGGTCTAATTTTTGTATTAATGTTGTTTTTCCTTCTACTGTAAGGTCTCCTTTAATTACAACCGAACCCGACATATTAAGAGAACCTGTAATATCAACAAGTGCATTGTCTTTAATATATAGACCACTACCACTTGTAAGGTATACATTACTATTATTAGCAGTTATACTTGAACTAACAAATAAAGCAGGACCTGATGTTATCTTTAAAGAACCTGTAACTTGTAAATCATTTGTTGTTGCAAAAAATGAACCTGTCGGTTTAAAAATATCATAAACTGTAGAACCTCCTCCACCGACTTGTGAAGATAATGTTCTACCAACATATTGATAAGCTGAAATTGTAACAACCTGACCCGCAGTGGGTGCAACTGCAGTTGATGTAAATTGTAAAACACCTGTTTTGTAATCAAATGCGTAGTTATTAACTGATTGTTGTGTACCGTTAACCAAAACTTTAACACCATAACCTGGTGTTGCATCTTCAGTATTTGAGTTAGCTAAAGATGATATTGAATATTTTGGTGAGATGAAATTTGTTTGTTGACTTGCATTGATTAAACTTGCTCCCACTCCTGATGTTGATCCTGTTGGTACTAAGAAAAACCAAACTTCATTGTTTGTATCAGACTTAGTCATCGTTTGTCTATAGTAATATTTCATTACTTGTTGACCATTACTAGAGTATATTGAACCGTCTTGACCAACACTATTGTAAGGTAATCCACTACTTGGGATTAAATCTTGGTCGATATAAATTTCATCAGCATTAATATCCAATACCGATGTAAACGCCTCTTGAGCATCGGTAAAAGTATCGTGTGTATACCTTCTACTTTGGAGGAACCTACCTGATTTTTTTGTACTATCTATTGCTGCCATCTACTATATAATTATTAACTAAATGTTGTTGTTATCGTCGTTATTGGTGTTGGGTCTCCTTTATATCTTACTATAACATAAACCTCATCATATGTTGCATTTACTGTAAATCCGTTAGCGGGTCTTAAAGGAATTGTATATGTTGTTGTGGCTAACGAACCTCCTATATTTCCATACAAGGCAATTGCGCTTCCAAATGGATTTGTACCATCCGTATTTGCTGATATTGAAGAAGTAATTTCGTTACTTAATGTATCTGAAGGGTCAAATAACCTTGGTGGTGTATAAATTCCACTTTTAGCAGATTCAAAAAGAAGTGCTACCGCAACTGAATTTGAAGTTGATGATGTCCAGTTTACAAGAGTTTGTCCAACATTTAAAGTCATTGAAACTTTGTTTGATGATGCACCACTACTAATTTTACGTATGTAATATTTGTAATCACTAGCAGAACTTGGATTTGCTAACCAATATCCATACGCACCACCTGGTTTAACTAAAAATCCTGGTTTAACTTGTAAATCGGTTGTACCTAAATTATATAGTCCAAATGCGGTTGACCAAGTGTCACCACTAAATGTTAGAATATTATTATTAACTTGTAATCTATAATTTTCACCTGTGAATGATTCAATCAATGTTGTTGATGAATCAGTTCCTTGTGTTCTACCATAATATGCTAAACTACCACTTGCTGCCGGTTGTCCAAATGAACCCGCAGTATGATAAGATATTGTTTGTGTGTTATATGTTGACGCCGAAGTATTTTTATTGTTAGCATTTGTTGTAACGGTAAAAGTTGTTGGTGTTGTTGAACCTGAAGCCGAAACAACGTTCGACGTTGATGGTGCCGTAAATGTATAAAGTCCATTTAATTTAACAACATCTGTTTCATATGGTATTGTACTTGTACCTCTTACAGTTACACCTGTAGAATCATAAATTGAATTTGCAGTTTGTATTGTTCCACCAGCGGTTGATGTTGTGCTCGTTCCTGAAGTTAAAGCTAAACCTGTACCACTTACAGATTGATATCCTAAGTTTGTACCTGCATGATATAACGGACTAAACGCACCTGTAATTGAAGATGAAACATTGTAAGTTCCTCCTGTTAAATAAGGTGCTCCACTCAAAGAACGTGAAACAGCAGTTAATGCTGAGTTCGCTCCATTTGCGGTTATTGTATTTGCCGGTACGTTTGTTAATATTGTTGATAATGGTGCATAAAATACTTCAGTATTATTTACAATTGGTGTAGTATATGGACTTGACCCACTCGCAATACTAATTGAACTTGATATATGATACCAACCACTTGAACTTACATCACTACTCGCACCATATAATGAAGGTGAAAATACTGATGCATATTTGCCATCTTGGTATGCCGGTGGAATAACCGCATTATTTGCAGTGTTTATTCTCGCTAATGAAACTCCACTTGTTGTACCCGCACCTGATTGTGTTATAAGTGCTTGTGAACTTGAAGTTGCTGTATCTGTCTTAGAACTATTATTTTTAAATTTAAAATTAAAAGAACCTGATACTTTAAATGATGTCGGTGTTCCACTATTCAAAGTACCTAAACCAAACAGTTGTGAATCAACAGACGATGACACTATTGTACTACCTGAAACTACACTTGTAAATGTGTGTCCGTAATTTGTTTGTGTTTGTATTGGTGATATTCCGCTAAAAATTGTAGAACCTGTTGTTGCAAATCCCTTTTCTTGTAAATAAGTAATTGTTGTGTTAGTAGAACTTTGTGGTATACTACCTGCGGTAACTGTACCTGTAGTTGTGTTTACATTATTTTTTGTGTATCCACTATATCCCTTCGTATTTGGTGAAGCGTCGGGTGCTGAAGCGGATAGTAAACCCGCCATAAATCTTAATATTTCAGATACATCTGTATTTGAATTAAAATTATTAAAATAAGAACCTTCCAAACTTGTTTGCCAATTATTTGATGTTGGGATACCAACATTTATATTAGCGGCATGTATTGATTCTGAAACCTCTAAAGCATATTTTCCAATAACCGACCCATCAGGTGAGTTTAATAATGCACCACTACCTGTTATTTGTATACTTTCATTTGTTGCGTAAAATGAACCTGTTGGTTGCCAAATATTCGTATCTTGTAAATTAGCAATTGATGCCGAAAATGACGAAGATATGTTTGATATTGATGAAGATAATGATCCTGAAAGGGAGTTAATTGATGCAGATAAAGATGAAGTTGCACTATTAAGTTCACTTATTAATATTATTTTTTCTTCACTACCTAATTGTCCCGCCTTCCAATAATCCAAAGAAGAATCCCAAAGTAAGGAACCTGAAATCGTATTAGGAGAGGTTGGGTCTTTTATTAATAAACCTCCGTTTGTTGTTGCGGTACCATTTAATTCAATGATGTTATCACCAATGGCAACTGTTGTTGAATTGATTGAGGTTGTTGTACCCTTTACTAATAAATCTCCTTTAATTGTAACATTACTTCCCGTAACCTCAATTGCTCCACTTATAGAACTTGAAAAAGTATTAAGTTCATCAATTCTATTTGAAAGGGACGACGATATAGCACCAATAGATGATGTTATAGAACTTGACACGCTACTTATTGAGCTAGATAATGAACTAGATAATGTAGTTATTCTATTATCTACAGATTCAGAAAGAGAATTGATTGAACTACTTATCGAACTTGATAATGTTAATATTCTAGTGTCAACCGAACCCGATAAACTATTAATAGATGCAGATAAAGAACCTGATAAGGTATTAATCGATGACGATAGTGAACTAGAAAGTTGACTAATTGAACCAGATAAAGAACCTGATAAGGTATTAATCGAAGATGATAATGAAGATGATAGTGTTGTAAAATCACTTTGTCTAATTAATCTTTCTTCACTTCCTAATGGGCCGGCCTTCCAATAATCTAAAGTTGTGTCCCAAAGTAAAGAACCAGAAATTGTGTTTGGATTTGTTGGGTCTTTTATTAATAGACCTCCATTTACTGCCGATGTACCATTTAATTCTATGACATTGTCACCAATAGCGACTGTTGTTGAATTAATGGCCGTTGTTGTACCCTTTACTAAAAGGTTACCCTTTACCGTTAAATTTGAACCTGTGGTTTCTAATGCGTCTTTTAATGATGCAGTGTATATGTTTATTTCTGCAGTACCTGAATCACTAATAATTTGACCCAATGTTTGACCATTAACCAATATACCGTCAGCATATAAATTCTCGGCATAAACCGCATGTAGTGCACCTGAAACCGCCCCTAAATCAATAATTGACCCCGAAGGTACGTTTGAGGTATCAATCTGGGTCCAATTTATCTGTTGTAATGCCATGTAAAAGTAAAGTCTTTTACATAAATACTTTTATTCTACTTCTTCGCATAAAAAAAGGAACATTTAGTCCCTTTTTTATTTTATATGTATTTTTTTATTATTTCAATGATTTCATCTTTACCTTTAAAATCTCGACCAGCAACAAAAACGGGACCATTTTCGTTTCCCTCAAGACCTATAAATACGGTTGGTAGAGCGTTGTGTCCGGTTTGTTTTACCACTTGATTCCAAATTTCCTCGTTTTCACTTATTTCAATTTCATTATATGGTATTTCACATGCAATTAATTCTTTTTTAAGTTCCACACAATGTCCGCAACCTTTTAAAGTGAAAACAACAATATTATTCATAATTTATAAATTATTTAAGATATCTTTATAGAATCCTTCTGGTTGTACACCTTGTGAACGATTTACTAATTTATCCCCGTCATAAATGATTACTGTTGGTACTGAACGAATTCCCATATCTAAAGCCGAGTCCATATTTTCATCCACATCTACCTTTACAAAGGTTATATTTGGGTATTGTGATTCTAAAATTTCTAATCTAGGTATTAGGGATTTACATGGTCCGCACCATTTTGCCCAATAATCTACTAAAACTTTATTTCCTTGTGATTGTAATTCTTTTACTTTATCTGATGTTACGTTTTCCATATTTTTAAAATCCTATTTTACTTTTATTAGCCGTTCTTATTAATTCAACGTCTATATTATATATATCCGCCAAACTCATTGATTCCGAAACTTCGTGGTCTTTTTCCAAATGTTTTAAAAGATTATTTGACTCATCAACCGATAACTTATTAAACTTGTGTTCAGCAATTAAACGACCTTTACGAAGTAAGGCTTGGTCAATTTTTTCTCGTTTCATGTTGAAGGTTGCGACAATCTGAATACTTAGACAATCCCCCAAGATACCATCTGTAAGGTTCAAAATATTAGAAACTCCAGCAGGTGAACCATTTCCTTCTCTATCTGATATAACCCTCTCAGCATCTTCAATAATTAAAATTGAATTCTTGTGGTCCATTAAGAATGGAATGATAGATGGTTCAGATAACATTTCCGCCATTGATGGTGGGATGAACAAAATGTCTTTTTCGGTTATCAATGAGGTTAAATGTTTAATGTATGAAGTTTTTCCTGTTCCAGGGTCACCATGTAAAAGAATTATTCCCTTACCATTTGTTTCATTTAATTTACTTACAATGACATCATGTACCTTTTTAAATTCAGAACCATAATTTAATTCCAAATCCATTGGTTGAATAAATAAATCATATTCCTCTGTGTCCAAATGGCCCATTTCACTTTTTACTAATTGGATGTTTGCTTTCTTTTTCTTTCTTTCAAAAATTTTGATTTCATCCAATTTTAATTGTTCCTCTAATTTACCATTCTTAATGTCATATACAATATCTAATTGAACCAATGGGTCTTTGTCTTTAGTAACATTACCCGTTATTCTAATCATTATTTGTTTTTCTTTATTAACAAACAAACATTGTGATGATAAATCATATCTTCTATTTGATGAGAAAATATTACATTCCTCAAAAAATCCTTCCTTTTCTAAAAAGTGTGTTTTTATAGTTGGGTCGTAACTTAAATTATTTACATATTTCGATGGTAGTTTATCAAACAATATAACATAATATTGTTCTGTTGGGACCTCACTTCCATAAACTGTATCATATAGAGGATAATTCTTTGGTAGTATTCTTGACATAGTATAATAATAAAAAAAAATTGTTAGAAAATAAAGTTAGTTAAGACATATTTTTCCATATCCTCTCATGTCGATAAAAATATTATCTTCTACGTCGTTACTTTCTTCAGGTAAATCCTCAGTTGATATTTTAATTGCAAGTATTGTTCTTCTAAGAAGTTCAAATTGTTCTTTAGTTAACATAACCTCACCATTTTGCTTAAAATTTTTTTCAGATATTTCACAAAGGTGTTTAAAGAAAACATCCTCATTTGAATCTGAAATAAAATAATCTCTAGCCTCTTGGTTAGTTTGGAAATATTTTTTTACCGTTTGTAAATAAATTAAAACTTCGGGTGGAAACTCCATTATATTTTTGCTATTTGGTTTAGTGTTAATTCAACCGCAGTATTTCTACCAAATATTTTTATTTCTATTGAGACCTTATCTCCATTTATTTCCGCAATTGTTCCTTCAAATGTATTAAACGGACCCTCAATAACTGTTACCGCTTCACCAATTATGTATTTTAATTTTTTAGAATCCACGTGTTGTTCTAATGTATCATCTTTTAAAATTCTTTTAATGTCGCTATCTCGTAATTCAATTGGGATTCTACTTCCGCCCATACCCATAATATTTGGTAATAACGATAGAGTTTTTAATTCATCCTCATTTAATTTCTTACCCGTTTCAAAATAAAGATATCCACTATAAAGAACCTTTTCTCTTATAACTTTTTTATTTTTTACAACAACCATATTTTTTTCAGTTGGACAAACAAACCTTGTAACCGGTTTCATTCTACCCAATGAAATATATTTATTAAACTCTTCAGCCAATGTTCTTTCTTTTCCTGGTAGAACTTTTACCAAGTACCAATTTGTTTCCATGTTCTAATTTTAATAATTCATTATTAAAAGTTCGGTTCCCATATTCTGTTTACCGTCTTTTTTAGCCGCCGCAGCTTTGGCGAAATCTTTTTGTTCCCATTTATATTCATCCTTAGGGAACCATTCGGATAATTTAGGGAAATCATAATATGATAAACTAAACTTACCCTCAATATTTTTAATACAATCAGCGAGTCTTGTGTGGTCATTTACATCAAAGTCGTGATTTGAGTAATAGTTTTCAGTTTTCCAATATGGTGGATCCATATAGAAATAGGTTGTTGGTGAGTCGTATTTTTCAACAACGGACTGAAAATCCATATTCTCAACAAATGTTATTTTATCAAAATGTTCACGATATTTTGGGTTCTTTAACTTATCCATAAAGATAAGAACTTTACAACGATATTTTCCTTTATAATCGGTGTAAGTAGCAGTTTCAGGTTTAGAACCTGAGAATACTTGACATAATACGTAAATGTATTTACAAGCAACTTCTAAACTATTTTCATCGGTGATTACCAATTCACTATTAAACACCTCTTGTTGGTATTGATTAAACATCTGAGCATACTCCGGAGGTGTATCTACAACCCCTAATTGTTGACATGGATAATGTGATAGGGCTTCGTGCAAAACATCATATTGTTTTGCCCATTTCATAAGATTGGCATTTAGTCTATTAAAGTCATTATAGACCACAGTTTTTAAGTTTGGGTACTTTGTTAAGTCCATATTAAAAAAGACCCAAAACATACCTGAAAATCCCTCCACATAGGTTTCAATGTCTGTTGGGATTTGTGGGACAATCCATTTACCAATTCTTGCTTTACCTCCGATGTAACTAATCATTTGTTTATTTTATATGTTATAAAGAAAATATAACTAAAAAAAATGAGAAAAAAAAACGTTAATCGTAAAAACCTGTCTTAGAGTTGAATTTTTCGTCATACACCTTGTTTTCAATTTCCCAAGGTCCTTTGTTACCATATTTGTTGGACATACGAAGAGTTTCGTTGTAATCGTAATATTTCCCTTGGTTTGGGTTTACGTTACCAATTCCATAATATAACATTTTAATTATTTGAAAATTGTTTCCGTTGGAGGTGTCAATCACGTCATTATCGTCTTCACACCACGCATGTGTATATCTTTTACCTGATAACTTACCCTGACCCGAAACTATACCATGAACCAATTTTAGATTTTTGTTTGTTGGTCCGTTCTCTATCATATACTCATAAGCAGAATCGAAACAATCCCCACCATCAGGTAGGTTAGACGTATCTAAACTCATTTCTTTCAATATATTTATTAGCTTCATGTTGATAAATAGTCTAAAATTTTATATATTGTACCATGGCATGTTCGAATTGTAAACAAAAAATACCAAACGAAACTAGAAAGGAATTAATGAAAACCTTTGAAGGGTCCTCAAAATTAGCTTTGTGGATTGTAATAGTATGGACATTTTTAGGGTTTTATGGGTTATTTACTTTAATATCTAAGTTTATATGAAAAACAATAGTTTTAAATATGCAATAGTTTTATTTGAAAATCAAAAGAAAATTAAAGTTCTTTATAAATGTATGCAGAGAAAAACTGTATATGAATATTGGAGAGAGTATAAGACTGAAAAGAAACCCCCATTTGTTAAATTACAAGGTGGTAAAAGGAGACAAGAACTTGTTTATGAATTAGGATTGTTATTACCAAATAACAGATGGTCAGATCAAGTTTGGGTTAAAGATAGTTTAGGTAGAAACCAAAAGGCAATATTAGAAGATGATAATTTAAGAATAAAAGAAATTATTCCGTATTGGGTGGAAGAGAAGGTTTATGATTATGATAATGGTAAAAGAATTCGTTATCATGAAATGATGGAACAAATATTACCAATTAACGATATTGCTCAAATTTTTACATTGAACAATAAATTGTTTGTTCAAATTGAAGATAACGTAAGATACTTTAGTTGTAAAAATTTAATTGATACAGAAAGATTATTTGAGATTGTTAAGAACGATTTACTTAACAGAAAGAGGGGAAATTTTATGTTTGTTAAAGATGTGTCTACCCAACAAAGAAAAATGTTATATGCAATGTTAATTGCGAAAGGATATAAGAAATCGGAATTATTTAGACATTATTCGTATTAAAAATAATGTTTACAACTCCCATATTGATTGTAAATGTGTCTGTTGGTGTTTCCATTACTTTTCCGTACTTTTTTTCAATGATTTTAAAAACCTTATTGAATTCTGGTTTACTCAATTCCAACACAATAGTTTGTGATTCTATTTCGGCATTGACCTTTTCTAATAGGTCTGATATAATTGCTAACTGATTTAATAAATCACCCTTTTTTTCCATAACCTAATATCTTTAATATTTTATCTATTATAGATACTTTCTTTTTTGGTTTTTCTTCGAACATTTTTCTCTTGTCCAATTTTTTTATTTCTTCAATCATCTGAATCTTGTGGTTCTGTATCTCCTTGTTGTCCTTCTTCATCTCCTTGTTCAACCACTCCATCCCCTGCTGTAATTTCTTGTCCATAATCTTCCAATAGATTTATGTCTTTTAATTTATCTAACGATTCTTTTTTAAATAGTACTTGTAATTCTTTTACCTTTTCTTGAAAAAGTTTTTGTTTTTCTTCTTCATCTTTGTTAACCTGCAAAATTTCTAACGCACATGCAAAAACAACATCGTATCCATCCTGAGTTCCTGATGATATTAATGATAATAATGTAAATTTTTCATTTTTATCTTGAACTTTTATTTTTATAGACCTATAAGGTTTACATATGTCTTCATGTCTCCAATTCAATGGCAGTTTAATATCTAAACTTACGTTACCTTCTATTTCTCTTAATGAGTGGAAATGAGGTCTTAATGATTTTATACTTTCAAACACGTTATTAAATTAAAAAATAGGTTATTATGTATGATAATGAAAACAATAGTAAAGTATCCTCAACTTTGGATAGTTTCATTTGTTCTGGATTTTCCTGTGTGAGTCTAATTACAAACGCAACAAGAAATCGTAATGAATAGATAATACTCAATACGAATAGGTATAATTTAATTTGTTCCATCATGTCTTTTCATTTCTTCAAGTACGTCCTTACGATATGTCGCAATAAGGATTTTTATTTCTTGTGCATATTTCCTTGCTCTGATAGATGCACTACGATTACCCTTATCAAATACCTTTTGGGTATCAACTGACATCTTCTCAACTAGGTCCTTGATTTTCTTTAAGGTTTCCATAATATTTCAGTTTTTAATACGAATATACGGAAAAAATTTTACTTTTTCAAGTTTTGTTCAAACAATTTGTAAATTTCTGATAACATGTCCAGTTCAGACCTGGTTTTTTTGTGTTTGAAGTCGAATAAGGTTTCAAAATATTCTTTAATTCTTACTGGTTTCTCATCTAACTTATTGAAATAGAACGCTTCCAAAAAGAAGTTCCAAAAATATTCGTAGTAATTACCCCTTTCTTTAAATAATATTTTTTCTTTACTGAAGTTATCCACAATTTTATCCCAACACCAAGTGAAGTGACTCCTTTGTGATTCCTCAAGATAGACAACATCTGAACCTAAATAGGTTTCATCAACCAAAGAATATAATGAAGTTAGGAAATCGTAAAATAGTTCGGTTTTTTCTCGACTTATATTATAAGCCTTGTACCAAACATCTATTTGATTCTTGTAATTTTCTGATGTAATAAACTCTAAATAACCTTCTCTATTTTCCATGTTCCTATTATGTCAAATATAAGGATAAAAGAAAATAAAAAGAAGAATTATTGAGTTTTTTTGTTGTAGTTAACCATATCTTTCATTTTCTTAATTTCTTCTTCAAGAATGTTAGAAAATTTTCCTTTAGACTCATTAACTGGAACTTCCTCTTTTGCGTAGAGAACTCTTTTCTTTTTATCTTCCGCCCTATTCTTAACTTGTTTTTCTATTTTCTTAGCGGTTTCTGGTGTAGGAATACTGTTACCGTCTTTATCTTTTGGTTCTTCACCTAATTTTGCACCATTACTTGGTACTACATTTGTTTTCTCTGTTGTAGGTGCATTACCCATTAATTTATCACCATCAATTGCCATCTTCAATCTTTTCTTAAATTGTTCAGATGGTTCAATATCATAATCTAAATTTTCCAAACCGGCAAAATTCTTTTTAATTTCGTCTTCTTGTTCTGGAGTGTTTTTTCTTGCTACCTTATCTCCTTTACCAATTGCTTTAGGAAATTCAGGATTATCATTACCATCGAATGATAAATAATCTTTCATTTTTTTATCAACGTCAGCTAAATGTGCGTTGTTTTCTTTACCACTTTCTTTATGTGAATTTTTAGCAGCCTCTAATCCGGGGATAGATTCGTTAACCATTTTAGTTATAAGACTAACTAATTCAGATTCCTTCAAACGTAATTTTTTCTTTTTAGATTCATACATTCCACCACCACATTCATCACAACTTCCTTCCTCATTTAACATACCACCACATTGCTCACATGCTTCTGTCTTCTCAGTAATAGATTTCATTAACATTTGAGTGAATTTTTTACCTTCTTTTGGTTCCTCTTCTTTCATGTCATTATCACCACATTGCTCACAGTACTCATCTTCACGAATTTCCTCTTCTTCCATTTGTTGCCAAGATTCCTTAACATCATATTCTTTACCACCAACAGTAAATTTTTCATCACCGTTTTCCTTAGCTTTTAATAACGCACCTGAGAATAAATTACCCTCTTTTGGTTCTTGATTTTCCATATTTGTATTTTCTTTTTCTTCTAATTGTTGACCCATTTCATCTAATTTATCAATCATATCTGAATGAGATTCATAAATCCCTTTTTCAACTATAAATTGTTTACCTGGATGGTCTTTTTTATATATATCTAAATGACTCTCCGCCTCTTCTTTAGAGTCATGAGTACTAACAGGTTCACCTTCACATGTTACATGATATACTTCTTTTTTACCCTCTTCAGATTCTGAAATAATGATTCTTCTGACTTCATCAGATATCACATTTTCAATGATTGTGTTAAGTTCTGTTATTTTCATACTAAATAAATATCTTATTTATCTCATTTAATACGATTTTTTCCATTTCTTTATATGGAATACCGTATTTTTTTGATGTTTCGGTTATTGCTTGTACTATTTCTTTATCTTCTTTAATGAATTCTAAGGCTCCAATGTCTCCTTGATTGCAATAAGGGAACTTTTTACACTTCTCCTTAATCTTAACAAAAACACCACCGGGACCTCCCCATTTTGGAAATTTCTTATCTGTTACCGCTCTACCTTTATAGATACTATCAGGACCATCTATCTTTAGTGGATTTCTACGTCCTTTGGGTGTTTTACCAAACAAAGGTACATCGTAACCTCCTGAAGATGATGCATCGGTTGCTTCACCCACTTCCTCTTGTTGTTCTTTAAGGTTTGAGTTATGGAATTTATGAATGTCTTTTTTTAATACTACGTCACTAAAAACCGGTCCTTCAAACGATCCTGAACCACCCGCTCCCATGGACTCTTTAGTTTCCGTTTTTTTACTGCATCCACACATGTTTAAAAACTCATTATAGTCAAATTTGATGTTCTCTTCTTTGAATTTTTTAATCATGTCATTTGCAACTGACAATCTATTATCCTTATTCTTAATTTTTTTAATAATATCAACAATACCATAAACCATGTCTTGTTGATTACTATCTAAATTTTTATCTATTTCTTTATTTCCCGTAACCTCTTCAGATTCATTTGTTTTTGTCTTTTTTACACAATTTGGATATCTCTTACCAAACATAGTCTTCATACCTTTTTGGGTATATCCTTTCCAACATTTCTCATTGATTTCCCTTTTTGCTTCTTCTATTTCGTTTACATCCTCTCCAATTTCACCTATGAAAACCTTAGGATTAACTCCCATTGCTGCCGCGGTACATAATCTTGTGTTTCCAGCAATAAGAATGTATCTGTCACCCATTTTTAAAATTAGAGGTCTTTCGTACTCACCTGATTTGATTGCCTTTATTAATTTCTTTGGGTTTGTCTTATTGTACATTTTTGCAATATCGTTAACCGCCTCAATGTCACCCTTTTCTATTTCGTTTGATTCTGTGTTCTCTAATTTAGGCCAAACATCATCTGTAAGTGTTTGTTCCTTCAATCCATCAAAAGAGCGTACAAGTTCCTTAACGGAGATGTCAATTTTTTCATCTCGTCTTAAATCTTGCGATATTCTTTGGAACTCGTCCATTTCACCCTCAATATCAGGTTTAATTACTTTTTCCATTATCTAACGTTCTTTAATGCAGTTTCCCAAAATGACTTTCTTTGCCATAATGTTTTAAATAACTCAACAACAACTTTAGTGGATAAATCCACTATTTTATCATCTACCTTTTTAGATCCCAATTCATCTTGAATCATTTTAACAACAATTCTATGTGCTTGGGTCGAATCCATGAAATCTTTAATCTCTTTCCTTGTGATTCTCTCTATTTCCTTCTTATCGTCGTTACTAAATGACATTATTAGTTATTGTTTCTTTGACTTATTAATGGTTCCATTGCCGTTTTAAATGTCGGTTCAAATTTTACCAATTTATCTATTACAATCATAACTTCTGAATCCAACTTCAACATGTCAGCATTTATATATAAACCACTTTCATCTCCCGAAATAAACACAAAACTAACATCGTCGTCTGTAAGTGTACCATCTAATCTAATTTGACTAGGTGAGATTGTAAAACCCGGTTCAAATTCCACGATTTGTGAAACTTGTTGTTTGAAATTATCAATAATTCCTGAGATGGATTTCTTTTGGTCATCCATTAATTTCATATCCAAATTGTCTCCTGACATTATTTTTACCTCAACGTCATTAATGACCATTAAATCATTTTTCATTGATTGAGTTGACGGTTGTTCTTCTCCCTTTGGGAATGTGGACGTATCGTTACTAATTCTTTGTTCTTGTGATTGTTCTCTAAGGGTACCTGTTTGTTTAGATTCATTAAGTTTTCTTAATGTATTTAACATATTTTTGGTACTATCGTATTCTGTCATTAGTTTCTTTTGCATTGTTGAAAAATATTCTAAAATTAAATGAAGGGTTTATATCTGTATAAATACTCGAAAAGTTGGATTTACATACAATACCCTTGAAATTCGATACATTTTCAAGATATCCGTTAGATGGGACGGTTTGTTTGAAAATATCATGTCTTTCACATAACATTTCACAAAGTTCTGAAAGTACTGATAATTGATTTTCGTTGTATTTGTCCCAAAAAAAGTAATTTCTCCAATTTCTAATGTGTGGTTCGGACCTGTATGGGTCTCCAATCCAATTATTAAGGATACCAGTGATGGTGTTTTTATTTAACCAACCCAAGTTCTCAATTGCAATTTTTATCATCTTCTTATCGTTCCTATTGTCATTAAATGTATTGGAACTATAATCGGTATCAAATAATTGATAAACCGTACCTAACTTGGTTATAATGAAGTGTGGGATGTCTTCGAACTTACCGTTCTTTCTATGTTTTATTTTATTGATAAAATCATCGACCCTCCTTTGGGTGTCGTATAGTAATATCTGTGTCTTCTTAGATTTTTTTCTATGGATGTTTAATTTCGATTCATCAATCGTTTCTATATTATAAATCGTCAACATTTAAATTAATTAATCATTAGTTATTTCATCCTCGGATTGTGGTATTATTACCACATCTTTATCCAAATCGTAAATCACTTGATTTGGGTTAGTGTCATCTTTTTCCCAATAAAGGGGTTCATTTGAATCTTTAGGAGATTCTAGTAACTTTGAGTCCTGAGGTTCCTCTTCTTCTACTACTTCTATTGATTTCGAATTTTCGGGTATCAATATTTTTTTTTTTCATCACTCTCTGTCGGTGATGTCTCTTCAATTTTACTATCAATTTCCTTATTGACTTCTTCCAATGTTTCGTTTAGTTGTTTAATATCTAAACCAAAGGTTTGTTCATCTTCGAGTGTTACGGGTAGTTCGGGAACAAATTCATTTAGTTCCTCCTCCATTGATTGTTGATTAAATTCCAAAATTGCTTCTGTCAAATAAGTGTCATCTTGGAAAATATTCTCATGATTTGGTTCTATAGTGGAAAAATTTTCATTTATTTCTTCTTCTGTTGGTTCTTCTTGTAAAATTTTCTCAATTTCTTCTTCGGTAAAAAATGGTGGTTCATCCTCTAAACCATCCATTAAAGTTTCATCCCAATCTGAAATTTCTTCATCATATTCATCTTCTTGTAATTTTAAATCCTCATCCATTTTTGTAAGTATTTCAGATTCTTTAATCATTGGATTATCAAATGGTTCGTTATATAAACCCAATTCTTCGTCATTCTTCATTATCTCCGCCAATAACTCTCCACGTCTCTTGTATTCTTCCGCCGCCCTTTTTAGTTCGTCGTTTGGTTCCGTTTGTTTTAATAACGCCTCTTCTAATATTTTTAAATCATTTTCTGATAGATGTACTCTTGTCGTTTCGTCAATAAAATCTTTTAATTCTTCAGGTTTAGATATAATTTCTTCATCCTCTTCTTTTCTTTTATTCATCATTAACTGATTAAATGCTATGACTAACGCAATTGCTAATGGGTCAAATACAATAACAATTAAGATTATAAAAAATTTAACCACTGAGTTTAATTCAACACCGAACGATTCCGCCACAAATCTAAATCCACCAACTTCTCTTTCAATACTAATGTTATTATTTTTAATCGAGTTTATTGAATCTAATGCGACATTATTTTGTCTTGTTAGTTCGTCAATTCGGTTAGAAATTGAACTGATTTCTTTATCTGCGGTACGAATCATTTGTGTAACTCTAGCGGTTGATTTATCCTTATCGATTTGTTTGGATAAATTTGATTCTTGTGAATTACGAATATTTTGTTGATTGGTTAGTTGTGTGGTGTAACGTGCTATTTCACCATCATTTTTTGTAATTTGATTTTGATAAACCGATATTTCTCTTTCTACTTGGTCAAGTTTTAGGTTTTGTTGTTGGAATGCGTTTGAAAGGTAACCAAAAATACCCGCTGAGGTTATTAACATTAAAACCACTACCGCAAATGATAAATACCATTTATTAAATCCCTTTATTTCATCCCATTTTTGTTTTAAATAAGTTGCGGTAACAAGTTTTGCAAATTCAAGTGAACCTGCCATAACCATAACTGCAATGGCTGCTCCACTAAATAAAACTCCTAATCCCGTTACTGAAAAATATGCAGCAGTACCGGCAATTAATATTGCCGATATACCTACTAAGTATTTTAACCAATTGTTATTCATGTATATTATAAATAGTTTAGGAGACCAAAACTCTCATTTCTTAACTTCTTAATGGCCTTATCACGTAATTGTCTTATACGTTCTTTAGTACAACCAAACTCTTCACCTAAATCATCTAAATTACATTCAATACCTGTCAAACCATAATATTTTTCAATAATTATCTTTTCTCTCTCATCTAAAACATTTAACATTAATGCCACTTTTTTCTTTATTTCTTCAGGGGAATTAAGAATTGCATCAGGACTTTCAGCCTCTTTATTTGGAATCATATCAATTAATTGGTCTCCCTCTTCATTAATCGTTTTATAAAGTCCAACACAATATGGTAGATTAGTTGAAATTGGTTTTTCTTCAACATCACCTCCAATGAAAAAATTATCTTCATCACTTACTTCATGTTTCTTTGCCTTTTGTGCCTCCTGAATTAAGTTTGATGGTAAACGAATTGTTCTAGCATTTTCATTTAATGATGCCATAATGGATTGTCTAACCCACCACACAGCATATGATATAAATTTTAATCCACTTGTTGGGTCAAATCTTTCAGCTGCCTTCATTAAACCAATATTACCTTCAGATATTAAATCCATAATATCCATTCCTTGGTTTTGATACATTTTTGCAACAGATATAACAAATCTTAAATTACCAACAATTAATTCCTCGTGTAATTTTGACTTTATCTCTTTGCTAATTTTTTTATCCTTTAACAAATCAAAAATTTCTTCTTGTCTTTCGTGAGAAATTACAGAAATTTTGCGAATGTCTTTGATGTACTGTTGGATTTCCTCAGTATTAGTGATAATAGATTTCTTCATAAAATGAATAATTTAATAGTGATGTGATAGTAGGATAAAGATAAGTAATTTTTTTTACTTGGCAAAATTGTCAAGGAAGTTTTTTTCCTCGGGGGTAAGACTCTCAATCCCCATTTGTTCGATTTTATCTAATAATTCGTCTAAATCCATACTTGGACTTGAGTTCTTGTCATAATCTACCCTAATCATCGTAGATGTGTCGCTTGGTTTAAAGATAAAATCCTTTACTTGTTGTGGTATGTGAGCGGTAACCAAACTATCCCTATCAAATATAAAATAAAATTTAACATTGTCATTTACTAACACTGTGTATAGATCTTGTGATATGGTCTTATAATCCTTATCAGAATCAAATATAACAATTACATTTTGGGAATTCTCTATAACAAATCTTATGGAATTAATTGTTGGTAACTCAGTTAATATCTCATTACAAAAATATTCAATATCTTCGTGGTCTTCAAACATACCAAAAATAAATAATATGAATGTTTTCATATCAAATTTAGTTTCTTTTAAACTTTAATTTCCAATAAACTCCTCCACCGATAAATGGTGTTAAACTACCGGTAGTTCCTTGGTCATCTATTCTATTTGTAACACCAACTCCCAATCTATACATATGATTGTCATCTTTATTTTTAAATAACATACTCACACCTATAATATTAACAACATTAGGTTTATCGAATTTAGCATCAATACCTAAATAAGCCTCGGTTTTTCTTGGTATTTGTGTGTAGACGGTATCTGTAACAATCATACGTTTAACATCTGCAATGAACTTTCTATTAACAATACTATTCTTAGATATGGTATCTATAAGTGTAACCGTTCCTTGATTATTTGGTAACGTTAATACTTCTTTGTGTTGTACTTTCGCAAAATGTACTTTTAATATTTCCATAGTGTCTATCGTCTGATAAACAGGAACCTCAACTCTTTTCTCTACCTCATATGGTACGGGAACTTCAACCTCCACTCCAACCTCAATCAACGAATCAACCAAAACGGTATCGTGAACAGCATAAGGTATTGAATCCACCTTTACTGTTGTTCTGTTCGGCATTATACCTTTTGGGTTAATAAATTCAATAATTGCTATTAATAATAGTAATAGAATTATTATGTTTGGTATGTTGAATATTTTTTTCATTTATTTTAATAAAAGTATGGATGTTGCAATCACCCCGACAAACGAACCAATTTTATAAAAGAAAGTTTTAGTTCTTTGTCCTTTCAATTCTTTTAATAAACTTTCAGATTTTTGTCTTTCTAAACTAAATTGTTCATCTTTTTTAGTAATAATAAATTCAAGATTAGAAATCTTTTGATCTTTAAGTGTGTCTTTTTGTTTGAATAAATTGATTTGTTGGTCTTTTAAGCCAATAATGTTATTTAATTCAACAATCTCTAACTTTGCTCCGTCATAACGAAGTAAATCTTGGTAGACTAATCTAGCAACTTTTGTTGGTATAGTAACTTTAGTAGTGTCTAATACAATAACCTTAGTTGTATCTGTTTGTGAATAACTGCTCAAGCTCAACATTACCAATAGTAGTAATAGCGTTAACTTTTTCATCTGTGTTGTTTTTAATAATAGTTATGTTTTTTGTCACGTTCTCAATATCTTTATCGACATTAACAATGTGATTATCAACTTTTTCGATTTGATTGTCGATTTCTTCGTTTGCAGTATAAACCGAATCTATCTCTTTTTGTAAGGATTCGATTTTAGCATTATATCCCGCAACGTCGGTTTTTATACCTTGATTTTGAAATATGGTATAAGCAGCTAAACAAGCAATCAAAACTAATAGGATGTTTGTTTTATCAATCTTCATATTATATGTTTTATTATAAATATGAAGAAAGGGGACTTTCGTCCCCTTTTCCTTATTTCTTTTTCTTTACTATCTCATCTATTATACCGTAGGATAATGCATCCTCGGAGGATAACCATAAATCTCTCGATGCGTCGGTTTTCACCTGTTCTGCGGTTTTCCCACAATAACCCCCTAATAATTCAAATAGGGTATTATTTAATTTCTCCCATTCTACCATTGTAATTCGAGCGTCTTGGATATTACCACCCGCACCTCCCGATGATTGGTGTAACATGGTACGTGAGAACCTTAAGGAACCACGTTTACCCTTAGTACCAGCTCCAAGTAGGACTGAACCCATTGAAGCGGCCATACCCGTGTTAATGGTACGAATATCAGAATTAATATAATCCATCACATCGACCATAGATAAACCCGACTTAACGGACCCGCCAGGACTATCAATGTGCATCGTTACATCTGTATTATCGATACTATCCAAGAACATCAATTGAGCCTGAACAATGGTTGACATGTGGTCATTTACCTCACCTGCCACCCAAATAATACGTTCCATCATTAAACGTGAGAACACGTCCATAACAGTTACATTCATTTGTCTTTCCTCTAAAATATAAGGGGTTAAACTGTCCTCTACTCTTTGGTTGTAACGAAATAAGTCTAGTGAACTTAATCCACGGTCTTTAGCGTAAAGACCAAAATTTTGATAATCTTTTGGTGTCATATATGTTTTGTTTAAGTACTACAAATATAGACAATTTATTCAGAATAAAAAAACTATATTTGTCAAATATTTATTAACATGATTAAAATGACTAATATTATTAAAGAAGGTAATTTGGAAATACCTAGTACTAATCTATTAAGATGGTTTTTACAACGTAAAAATTCCACATTTGTTATGTTTGACACGGAAACCACTGGTTTAAACGATCGTGACAGAACCGATCAAATTACTCAGTTAGCAGCAATTGCGGCCAAATTTGATTTAAGACAACTTAAATTTATTGAAATTGATAGATTTCATGAAAAGATAAAACTTAATGATTACATCAAAGATATTCTCGATAAATCCGAAGATGTTCCAGACGATAAGGATAGTCCTGAATTCCAATCACAATTGAAGGGTGCAAACGTAAAGGCTGTATTAAAATACAATCATTACGATTTAGCCAATTCAGACAATTTTGAAGATGAAAGAGAATCCTTAGAGAGATTTGATTCATTTTTAGACAAACATAGTAACGTAGTTTTAATGGCGCATAACGCACCATTTGACTTGAGTATGATTCAAGTTCATGAAATTTTTAAAACTAAAGACAGAGAAGTATTTGACACCATCAGTTTTTTCAATAAAGTATTCTTTCCAGCATTAGAATCACTATCAACTGAAAATGAACATTTTAAATCAATAAATGATAAGTTTGCGTCGAGTGCAAGAACAGGAAAAAAATCAAGTGCAATGGGTAGTCTTATTAATGGATTTTTTTCAGACCCGGCGGAGAAAGCTACATTGTTAGGTAAGTCTCACGATGCATTAGTTGATTGTGAGAATACGTTAAATGTAATTGAACGTGGCCTGAAAATTGTTTCAAGCCACATTCGTTAAGAAATTTTTGTTGTAATAAAATCTATTGAGGAGACGTTCTCTTCTTTTTTAATCATAACAATGTTATCTGACCAGTTACGTATCAAAGAATTATGTGATATAACAAGTATATGGTCAAAGTAGTTTTTAATTTTCTTAAAAAACTCTCCTACCATTTCCAAGTTCTCGTCTGCAATTTTACCGAATACCTCATCCATAACTACGATGTTAGGTTTAGGTAATGACGATATCTTTGTTAATACACTACGAAGTGCTAATGAGGATATGGTTCTTTCGTAACCAGAACCCGCATTAAGAGGTTTAACGATTCGGGTCTCAGTATCTATCATTATAAATTCAACTTCGTTCTTATCGTTTATATTCATCTCTAAAATGAAGTGACAACTATCCACTAATAAACGATACAACTCCTGATTGATTAGTGGAATCATATTCTTAAGAATAATTTTAGAAATACCATTCTTACCATAAACAGTTAAATAGATTTTAAACACCGCAGACAATTCTTCCTCTGATGTAATCTTTTTAATTAACTCTTCATTAATACCAATCTTCTCATTCATATTTGCAATGTTATTGGTATGTTTTTCAATACTGGTATTTGTTTGTCTGATGTCTCCATTCGCAGTTTCTATTTTAGTTTTAAGTGCAATGACTTCAGCATCAATCTTTTGATTTTCCTCAAGTTTCTTTTTATTACTTTCGTAATTATCTAATCTCGCCTGTTTAACATCAATCTCATGTTGTTTTTGTTCAACCTCCAATTCATAACGGGCTTTACGAAGTTTACTTCTTTCGTAAGTTTCAAATTCGGTTTTTAATATTTCAAATGATTTCTCTTGTTCTTTTAATAAATCAAATTGAATTTGATTTTCTTCCATTGATTTGATGATGTCTTCAATTTCTTTTTTAATCTTATTGATTTCATCTGTATGGTCGACCTCATCTAAAGCTCTATTACAAGTTGGACAAACGGTTCCTTCTTCAAATTTCTTTATTAATTTTTCTCTATCACCTTTTTCATATTTACATGCAACATCAATTCCTTGAAGATTGGCCATCTCACCTCTTAACTCCTTGTGTTGGTCTTCATGATAGAATTTAGAAGGTTCTATTACATTAACACTATCAACGTTGGTTTGACTTGTGTTTCGTTGTGTTGTTAAATCATTAATCTCTCTTTGTAGTAACGTCGGGTTTGTGTTAATTAGTTCTCTATCAACATCATTATTTCTCTTTAAGAAAACCTCATCTCTTTTACCTTCTAACTTTTCTAATTCCTTTTGAAATTTACCTAACTCTTTTGTTAGTCTCACAATTTCACTTTCAGAATTATCAAGACTTTCTTTATGATTGGTTATTTCTAATTCTAAAGTTACTTTGTTATATGTGTTAGATACTAACTTCTTACTCCAATCATTATAAATTTCTTTTGCAATTTCTTCCTTTGCCTTTAAACTTTCTAAACCTAAAAATTTAGTAAGTATTTGACCTCTAGCAGTTGGTTTGGATTCAATAAGTTCTTCTAAATTATAACCAGTTGTTAAAATGGTTGATAGGAAGTCTTCTTCAGTTCCAATTGCTGACGCAATAAACGATTCTGTTTCTCTTCTTTGTTCACCTGAAAGATTTTCAATTTCACCATCTTCTTTCCTCTTATAGAATTCAAGTTTATTGGTAACGGTATATTCACCTGATTTTGATTTCTTTCTTAATGTTTTTCTTTCAATGACATAATCGTCGCCATCAATTGTTATTTCACCACGAACACTAACTTCATCCTTATCTGTGAATCTATTAAAGATTTCACCATTGGTTTTAGTTTTAGTTGTTGAATTAAAGAAAAGAAACATTAATAAATCTACAGATGATGTTGACTTACCTCCAAAATTTTTAGGTGTTGATTCTATTACCGTAATACCATCGAGGCCAGTGAAGTCAATGACATTAGAATCACCAAAAGATAAAAAATTAGAAAACTCGACTCTTTTAATGAACCATTTGTTGTATCTGACTTTGTTTTCATTTAACTTATCTATCTGTGTATTAACTTTATTATCTAACCTATCAACCAATTCCCATTTAATATCAATAGAGTTGTCCTTAATGAAATCTTTCATTAATTTCTTTTGGTATTGGTGGTCCAAAATACTATCAGATGCCTCTAAAGACTCCAAACGAGTTTCATTAACATTCGCTAATGTCTTTGTAATTACTTGTACGTTCTTGGAATTGTATTTCTCCTGAAAGTATGACTTTACTCTCCTGATTTTTTCAGGTGTAAAATTCTCAGGTACATCTTGCCAAGTTACTTTTATAAATGGGTTCATTAATTTAATTGTTTGTTTCTAGCAGCTAAAATATATTCATTTAATCGTTTGTGTTTTTCGTTTTCATGATATTCATTATATTCTCTTGTGTATCGTTCATGTAGTTCTTCATATTTTTCTGTCCCAAAATTGTAAGAATAATCTGGTACAAATATATTATGTTTATTTTTAATGAACATATCGGGAACACCCACTTTAAAACATAACCAATGTTCTGGTCTACCTGCGGTAACTGTATCAGTTTCCCATAAACCTCTAATTAATTTATTTGTATCTCTAACAACTTCACTAAAATTATCTATATGCCAAAAATGCGAAAAATCTTTGTTAAATCTTGAAAAACTATTGAATTCATAATCAGGGTCGTAGTGTATATATGGTTTTCCATTTCTATCAAAACACGGAAAAGACGGATGTCCATATTTTTCTTTTCTTTCTGCCGGCACATTGAATGTCGGGTACGGTAATGTGAATTTATTAAAATTTTCACATGGTTGTTCTAAATAATGTCCACGATGTTTACCGGCCTCATCTTCATTACCTCCTCTTCTATTGGTGTGAATCAAATCAATACCCATTTTATTTGGGTTATTTTTTAAAATATACCCATGTGTTTGGTATAATGCAGGAATCGCAACTAACCTAACTGGTTTATCTTCATATGATACGGATTCGTTGGTTCCTCTGTAGTTTCCTGTTAAATGTACTGCCATTATTTGATTCTACTTTCTTCAAAAAATTCTATGATTCCGTTTATTGCCCAAACTATCCCCGCGGTAAACATACCATCGAAGAAAAGATTGATAATCCAAAGGGTATCAAAATACTTTGTTGTTATACTACCCAAAACAAGTGACATAAAAAATCCAACCCAAGTTGAAGTACACAATGTACAACTTATTAAGTCACCAAAAAACTTTGAGTGTGCTTTTATCCATATACGTTGGTTTTCAAAAATTGCTCCCCAAACAAGTATACTTGTCATTCCGTAGGCCATAAATGCCCATAATAATAATGTTCCCATGTTTTATATATTTTAGTTAATATAAGAAAATTTATTGTTAAAAACAAACTATTCGTCATATAAACTATTCAAATCACTATTCTTCATAAAAGAACCCTTGTTGAATTTATTTAATGCGTTTGTTAATTTTTCTAATTCTTCTTTTAATTTTATGTTTTCTTCACTTAATCTATCAACCTCTTTTGTGTCTACAATTTTTAATGGTACCTCAACAATAACTTCTTTGATTATTTCAATAGGGACTTCTTTTATAACTTCATTAGTAATAATTTGTGTGTCCCCCTTTACTTCTATGGGTACTTCTTTAATAACCTCTACTATTTTTTCAATTGGTACTTCTCTAATAACCTCAACAATTTTCTCGACAGGAACTTCTTTTATTATTTCAACTATCTTTTCAACCATCACCTCCTTAATAACTTCAACTATTTTTTCTTTTTCTGTTGAATTTCCAAATGGTGTTTCCCCATACTTCAACAAGGAAAATCCTTTATTGAAGGTTTCATTTGCAATTTTATTAATGTCTTTTATATTATTTAACTCACAATAAAGAAGAAATTCTTTATCCAAGGTTAACGTGTGCTTCTTCTCCATTTTCAATGTCTTTTATGTCTGATATGGTGAAATGTAGGAATGGTTGTTCGTTTGGTAAATCGTGAAATGTGTACTCATCAGTAGTAACATCGTATATACCGTATCCGTGATGTTTAACCGTTTCACCAAAATTTTGTTGAATTAAACTACCTACCATTATTGCTTTACCACCATTTGGTAATGTAAATTGTTGTCTCTTGTGGATATCTCCACATAATAATAAATCCAAATCAACAAAGTTTAATTGGTCATATGCATCTTCAAACTCATAACCTAAGTCAGTTGACAGCCCCATAATTGGTCCGTGAAATAATCCAACAGTTAATAACCCTTCTTGTTTTGTGAAATCAGGTCTTGCGTTGTGTTGATATAATGAATAAACAACCCATTGAACGCTACCATCGGTATCAATATAATCACCACTATCTTTTAGGTATGTGATGTGTTGATTGTCTAATAATTGAACGACTGGTGTTATACTATCCATACGTTGTGTATTATTCTCCAAGAAATCGTGATTACCCGGTATGATTACAACCTTACCAAAACGAGTTAACTCTTTTAAAAACCAACTCGTTAATAATAATTGTTCATTTGAGATATTAATTTTTTGATGTGCGATATCACCCGCAACAACAATTCTAATTTCGTTATGCGATATATTTTCATCTGCCCATTCTAAAAATTTTACACTTAATTCGCCCAACAGTTTTTCAAATTGATTCTTATATAAATCGTGCATTTGAATTGTACGAATGTGTAAATCAGCAATGTGTATGATTTTCTTTACCATCTTTTAATATAATTTGATAAGTCCATTGTTAAAATTGCATTGTTAATTTGTGACGGGACTTTATATTCCACAAATGTTGCATCATCTTTTAATAAAACCACCACATTACCTAACAATTTAGTATCGTTGTATTTTGTTTCTTTTAACATTTTACGTAACAACCTACCATATAATGGAAGTTGTAAATAATAATGACCTAATGCATTATCATGATAATTGTTAAATGGTGGGTACAATTTACCAGTATAATGATGTACTTCAAAGTTTTTTGGTTGATTTGTTTTCCAATCGGTAATAACAAACCCAAAATTATCTTTCTCTTTAGTTTCCATTAACCACACCTTATCAGGTTGTCCTGTGTATTGTTCTTCAGGATCACCTAATACGATTTCAGTATCTAATAATACTCCACCTCTTTCTAACATTAAATCAAGAAATTGTTTTCCCGCAATAATCATATTATCACTCTTACGTTGTTGTTCTTCGTTGATTTCGAATATCGGTTGTCTAACTTCTTTGTAATTATCAAACCTACCAATCAAATCGGATTCCAATTCAAAGTGAACTCTACTACCCATGTTGGTTGATAGGTCACCTGCTTGTTTCCATTCCGCGAGTAATTGTGCTTGACCTTCGGGGTCTCCTTTTGACATACGAAGTGCCATACCTTCAGCATCAAATGGTTTATGAAATTTCTTTATGATTTTAGAAACTGAAGGAAAATTCTTTTTAACAACACCGTCAACATCTTTCATGTGATAGATATGTTGTTCTTCTATGAATGTTAATTCTAATTCTTGTCTTTTCTTTTCTAATAAGTCGTTAATCTCTAATGAGATGTCTTTTAAATTCATTAATCTAGTTGTTTTATTTTATAATTTTCTAATTTTCCTTGTAAGTCGGCAATATCTTTATCACCCTCTAATTTAATTGCAAAAACCCTACCCATTAATTTACCACAATTTAATTTATGATATAATCTTTCGGCATCATTCCAAGCATCTGGATCAAGAACAATAATTATTTTACCTTTAACCTTTTCATATAGAGTGTGAAATAAATGCTCACTCATAAATTTTCCTAACAATGGAATTGCGTTAGGTATGAATATACTATCAAATGCACCCTCCACAATGTATATTGTTTCATTCCAATCAACCAAGTACTCGTTGAATATGATGAGTTCCTTTTGTGCCTCAGGATTCTTATATTTCATCTTTGTTCTATTCAAATAAGAACGTGCAATAAAATAATTAATTCTCCTTTCACAATCATACGATGGGATGATAATTCTATTTTCGTAGATACCTCTATAACAAAAACCAATGTTGTACATCTGTACCATTAAGTCAGTTATGTTTCTACTTTTTATATAGTTGTATGCTTGTTTATAATATGGTGTCATTTTAAGACCCTCACTCGCTTCTTTAAATGGTATGAAGTCTTGAGGTAGTTTTACTGTCTTATAAACACGTTTACTAAAATCTTCACCTTCGTCAGGTTTCAATAATAGATAATTTTTTAATTGTTTTGGATTACCGAATTTTTTAACCAATTTAAAAATTGATCCGTGAGTTTCGTGTGATTCGGCACACACCCAACATTTAAAAACATTGTATTTGTAGTTGACCTCTAAATTTCCTTTTCCGTCACCGTGGTCCAATCCTTTTATGTCATATGAACACACTGGACAATCAAAAGACATCTGTCCTTTATAATCATTATGCATGTTAGAGTCACCCAAAATATCTTCGAGAATTTCAATAACAGGAGAATAGTCAACTTCTTGATTTACCATACTATAGAAATATATGTAAAAAAATTGATAAAAAAAAATCCCCCGGAACACCACCTCCGAGGGAAACCAACCAAAAGTGTATTTCTACACTTCCCGTCTTCTTTTATAAATATATGATAAACAAACCGTAAAGTAAAATGTTAGTTGCCGGATTTTTCTAATCTATTCATGTTAACATAACCAATCACACAAGTTGCGGCATCAGCCATATCGTAATTTTCTTTTTTAAGATTACCTGTTTTACCATATAACCAATTAACATCAGGACATACTGCATTTACATGTTCCCAAATTACATGTTTCTTATCTATGTCTCTTGGGTAACCACCAAATAAAACATTACGACCTTTGTCATTTGCCCCAACTAAATCAGGGAATGCAAATTTTCTTGAATTATATGTCGAAATAAATGTTGGTAAAATTCCCAATACATCATAACATGACTTGAGAATCAATGTGTTATATCTTAATAAGGTTCCAATTGTATACACATTATTCGATTGTAATAATGGTTCCTCAATTATGACACGGGTAATACCAACATCTTTATATCCTAATAAATGTTTTTTAAACGCTTCCGCCTTTAAGATTAATTCTTCAATCTTATCTTCAGGTTGAGGTTTAATTTTTGGGGAAAAATGTGTTAATTCTAATAATTTAGACCCTGTCATATCGAACAGTGCCCACCCAATTGTCTTGGTCGAAATATCGAGTCCTAAGATTTTTGGCTTGTTTTTTAATTTTACATCTATACTCATATAACAATATATAATGAATATTTTTAGAAATGTAAAGCCTTAGAAATCAAGTTTTACATTAAACACTTGAATAGCGTCTCTTTTTGTGGGTGCACTAAACTTACCCGTAACCATCGTTTCTTTATTTGAATTTAATAAAGCAACTTCTGTAATATATTTATATCCAGATTTTTCAGTACCGTCTGGATTATATTTTGTTGGATTTTGAGATGTTTCGAATTTACCAGCGGGTAAATTAATAACGAAATTCATTACTTGAACATCCGTCCCAATTACAGTACTTACGGTCCCTTCCGTATATGTTCTTTCTTTTCCAAAATTAGTTAAAGAAGATGTGTATTGTGTTGTTCCACTTAAAGTAATTTTACTTTGATTGATTGTAAATGTGTGTCCGTTTTGTAAATCTGTTATACTACTTAATTCTCCTGTGAAATTTATTGAGTTCCAATCATTTGGGAGTGGTTGCTCTCCGTTATCTGTAAATTGATACAGTATGTGAATTTGTGTTGCATTATAACCACTATTTAAATGTTTAAATCCCCCACTATTAAATTTAACAGTAACATTCTCATCATTAGTTGTACCCGTTACTTTCATAAAATAACTACAAGGTAAATCTCCTGACACTGTACCTCCACTTAAAACATATGTTACCCATAACGTTTGACCTGTTGTTAAACCTGTAATTGGGTTATCATTTGTAATATAACTACTAACTTTTGGTGCTGTTAGAGTATAATTTCTGGTAGAACCTGTATCTAAAACCGCAACAATTTCTTGATCATCAAATACTATAATTTTTTGATTAAAGAAAATTTTACCGACACTATATTCATTAACGTCTAATAAATCAACATAATCAAGTTGGAAGTCTGAATTATATTCACTTGTTACTGATTTTGTTTTTCCCGTACTCATATGAAATATTGTACCTGTGGAATTATCACTTAATCTATGATACATTAAATTTGGTATTGTAACTTCAAAAAAATCAACATCTTTTTTATTACTAGGATTTTTAGTTGTATCATATATTGGAGTACCACTATAGTTACTAATATAGTCATCATATTTAAAAAACTTATACGGATCAACTGTAGTACCACTTTCTGAATAATGTAAAATTGCAATTGAATTTTGTTCTTCAGGTAATATTTCAACCTCTTCTAACATTGTGTTTCTTATTGTTGTACCTGTTATTGTTCCTCCCGAATAGTTAACAAAAGTTTGACCTGTTGAAGATGTGTATCCTAAATAACTTTTAACACCACTATAAACATTGCTTTGATAGTCTTTTAATGCTATTGTATCACTAACACCTAATGGTTTATTTTCCCAAACTGTGTTTAATGTCCATCCACTATTCGCTGTGATTATATTTCTACATTGTTGATTTTCATCATCTGGACTTTCAACGGGGATACCATAAATTGTGGAACCGGTTGCTGAATATAAAAATGGGTACTTAACATGTGTATTTTTATCAAGTGGTGCGAATACTCGTTGACTTGTAAGACCGCTTAAATTATAATTATATTCAGAATCACCTATAGAAAAATAACTAATTAAGAAATCACCTTTGGCAATGGCATTTCTACCTGCCTTAGTTAATCTTGCTGAAACTGTGGGTGTAAACCCTGTATTTAAGAAACTCATATTTTATAAATATTATTTGTAATTGTTTTATTTTTATCAACCTCCTGGAAGTGGGTCACCTCCTCCACCGCCGCCAACCACACATTCGGCGGTGTCTGTGTTTTGAATTGTTCCATCATTACTAAATATTCTTTGATGTGACCCATTTTGGTCGTTAAAAAACCATTCGCCTTGCATAGCTAATCCCGCATCTTCCCATTCTGTTGGGGTGGTTCCATTTAAAAAATATTTATAAGTACCATTTAGTACAAACGATTGGTACGGGCTAGTTAATGATTTGGCATTGGCACATGTTAAATAATAAAGATCGGACATTTGCCAACATGTTGAATTATTACCTGTTACAACTGCATTCGTCGTATTATATGTTGATGAACATGGATTATTATCAATTTTTAGTTGATATTGAATCCCTGTTGAGCAATATGGTGAACCCGAATCAATCCAATTAGCTGAGGTACTTGGTGCTGAGGTTAACATTGAATCTATTGATGTAAATGTTTGGGCTCCGCTTGTTCCGTTACTAAATTGATTTCCCGTAAAGTTTGAATTTGTATTTTCATATATATCGTATTGGTAAACAGTACCACTATTACATTCCCATCTTGCCCCACGAGATGTTAAATAAGTAGGTGCTGTTGATACTGGTGTTTGTGTTGGTGTTGGTGTCATTGATAATGATGGTACAGGTGTGTCACATGGAGTCCAGTCTTGTATAATTCCACTACTATTAATTGATGCTACCATTGTAAAGTTACCTGAAGTTCCTTGTATTTTAATTGCATACCATTTACCCGCACCATTAGGTGTTGTACCATCGGTTGTTACATTACCAGTGTATAATTGATATGTTATTCCTGATGTGATACTTGTTTCATTTACATAAAGGTTACCACTATTTAATTGGGTATATCCAAGATTTAAGGCTAGTTGTTGTTCGTTTACGCCACATACTTCCGACTTAATTGTTGTTAAATCAACCGTATCTCTTGTCCACGCAGTAACATATGCGGTTCTATTTTCAGGTGGTGGTGTTGGGTCAGTACAGCCTGTGTAGGTTGTTTTCTGAATATTTCCATTATACGTGTTTGGTACTTCTCTTTGTGTTGTATATGAACCTGTATATGTAAATTTAACACTATCACTTGGTCTTACATATCGTTGTCCAATACCTAAATTAGGAATAATAGTTGTAAATGCATATTCCGTACCAGGTGAGCACTCAGACAATTCATAATATGTAATTAAAATTGTTGGTGTTGGAGTTGTAGTTGGCGTTGGCGTTTGGCTTTGTGTGGCCGCTGGCGTGGCTGCAGGTGTTGATGTTGGCGTTTGGGTTTGTGTAGCCGCAGGTGTTGCCGTTGGCGTTTGTGTTGGCGTTTGGCTTTGTGTAGCGGCTGGTGTTGCTGTTGCCGTTGGTGTTGCCGTTGGTGTTGCCGTTATAGTGGCTGTTGGTGTTGCCGTTATAGTAGCTGTTGGTGTAACCGTTAGAGTAGGTGTAGGTGTTGGTGTTTTAGTTTGCGTTGGTGTCGGTGTTTGAGTTTTGGTTTGTGTTGGTGTAGGTGTGGGTGTTAACGGCATTATATCATCACATTGGTAATCTAAACCGTCTCTTGAATTGTCATTAGGTATTGCATATCTTGGTCTAGGATATGTGTGTTTTGATCTATTAAATAAATTATTTTCAGTTAAATTTCCTCCTGTCCATAAAGTCGTTGCTGGAATAAATTGTTCAATAATTTTCATCCAATTAGGACTCATTTTAGTTATGAACGCATTTAAATCAACATCAGTATAAGGAGTAAAATTTGTATTCTTTACATATTCATTATAAACCTGTTCTAATGTAAAGTATGATTTATTATATTTTGATTCACTTGTAGAAATAAAACCATTTAAAACTTCTTTAGTAAATTCTTCGAATGTTACACCTGACGTATATTGTGGTGTAATTCCCCCGATTGAAATTTCTAAATTTCTTGATTGTCTATAAATGTCATATTCGATGCATTGCGCGGAAGATAAATAAACCCCAATATTCTTTCTATTAAGAATTAATTTAGAATCGTATTCGTCATCACTAACACTTATTTTTAAATTGTCTATTTTAGGTTCTAATTCAAAACCATATTCTAATCCAGGTAAAATTCTAAAATAATTAAAATAATCCTCACCGTATGTATAATCTTTAGGTTTAGTTTTTATAGTTTTAGTTCTTCCTGTTAATTGGAAAACTCCATTGATAGTTGTACCACTAGATGTACTTTCATCTAAAACATCTGAAGACCTATGACTTAATGTTAAATCATACCAACCTGAACCCTTTTGGAAAAATATATCATCTTTTTCGTTTGTTATTTTTCTAGGTAATCCATCAGTATCGACTGGATATTCATCTCTTGTTAAATTAGTTGTTCCCGTTATTGTATTTTCAGTAAATCCTGTTCCATTATAACCCGTAATAACAAATTCGGTTTTTGTACCTTGTATTAAATTATAAACGTCATTTTGTACGTTATCATTTAATTTAGATTTTACTTTATAAACGTATTCGTTTATTTTAATCATTGGTTCGGGTGCTCCTAAAAATCTTAAAAAGAATTCGATTGAGTTCCTTGTACCTTTTGATTTATAAATGTGTGAAAGATTAACTAATAATCTTCTATAAAATTCATGTTCAGATTCAATTAAGTTTTTACCAATTGACTGTCCACCATATACACTATCTTGTCTTGTGTATAAAGTATCTTCTATATTTTGTTCATTGAATAAATTATGTGAATCTAACCCTAAATTATCTGATAAGTTTTTTAATAGTAAATCTGGAACGTTATTAATACCATCATATGTAACATTTCTCATGTTAGCGATGTTATCAATATATTTCTTTACCCTATCAAAACTTTGTCCATATAATTGAAATATTGTTTCTCCCTTTTTGTCATTTGTGTCGAATTCAAATAACTGTGGTGCTGCTAAAAATCTAACAACTAAGTTAGATTTATAATCATCTATCTCGTCAGCTAAATCACTTAATTTTGAAATGTAATCATCAAAATCTAAACCTACAGTTTGTAAGTTCCATCCATCTAACGCTAACGGCCAATTAACTTCAACAGTAATAATATCTGTTGTTCCTCCATCAGAACTATCTCTTGGTACTTTAAAACTTGCCTCGTATTTTGGATTGGTTTCTCTATTAAGTAAAAGTTCTTCTAAGTCATCTAAATTATTAAAGAACTCTTCAGTTACCCCATTATTGGGTCTAATTAAAAAACTATTTGTAGTTCCTGTAACTCCACTAAATGGATTACCTGAAACCTTTAAAGTAATATTTGTAGTACTTGTTGGTTCGGAATATGATAATATATCATAAGTTGTTCCACTATAATCTACAACGTATTTTTTATATGTGGAATAAAAATTTCTAAAATTGTTACTTGTCTCACTAATCGTTAAACTTTGTGGTTCGTTAATAACAATATCAAATGGATTATATAAACTTGATTTTTCTATCTCAAACTGTGTTGTTTTTGATATTGTATCGTATGTGATGTTCTGTGCAGTATAATCTGAAATTCTAACAGGTATTGTACCATCAACATAAAGAGCTGCTGGAAACTTTTTTACAATTCTTGAAATTGATACGTTTAATCTTTGTTTTAATGAACCGAATAAAGATTTACCGGCATCGTCAGTACTACCTTTGAATTTAATACTTTCTTTTTTCTCTGCAACACCGTCTTGTGTAGTTACAGCAGTTGTCTCTTCTTTTAATGAATCTAACGTTAAGAAATCCGAAAATGGTGACGTTTTAAAATTTTTACTATCTCTTTGTGGGATAATTTTATCTAACGCAAAATTGGTATTGGTTAATTGACTGCTACCGTCGGTAATTTGTACACCGACTAAACTATCACTAAACGTTTGTAATCCATTCGCCGCTTGGCTTGGTACCTTTGTAAATTTTGCCATTATTCGGTAATGTTGTCAAAGTCTAAACTTTCATCAATGATTTCTCTCTCTTCTCTAACCTCATACATTGTTTCATTGAATTCGTCTTTAACTTCAAACAAGTTATATTGTTTGTATATTGCGTTATTGTTATTATTATCATAGATGGTGTAGATACCCGGAGTAATCGCCTTCGTTTGATTACCGTAAAGAGCGTGAGCCAATGTACTTGCATCGTGTTCTACCATTTCTATTTCAAGTGTAGTTGGGTTAAAAAATGTATTTGTTAAAATAATGTTTTGTCCTGGTTGTCCAATAAATGGAACCACGTTTGGTCTACTTGATGGTGATGACGATGGTGTTATTGTTAAAAAAACCAAATTTGATGTTTGGTCTGTATATTGATAACGTATTGCTTTGTCCGTTGAATTAGACAAATTTGACACTATTGGTTGACAATAAAATGAAGATGTAACAACTCTATAAAAGTTTGGTATTTTTTGAAAAGTACCATTTGTATTAATATACTCAATTCTATATCCAACTAAACCTTGTGGTGTAAATCTATTTCTATATGCAGCAGGTACGTTATTTAAATCAATAACTAAACCCCTTACAGATGGTAATGACGCTAAAACTCCACAATCTGTAATTGATGTTCTAATTTGTTTTGGTCTAAGATGTAATGTGTAAACACCAAGTTCTGAGAATTTCTCAGATGTTAACTTCAAATTGTATAAACCTCCCAAGATTTCATTTCCTTGTACATTAGAATCGTCAACAGTATTCTGATTATGATATACCGGTGTTAAAACGTCCTCAGCATTTAATCTTGTCAAGGTAATTGGTGCTGTGGTTGTTCTACCAGAAGTATAATGATATAAAATCTCAACATCTTCTGGTGATACATCTGCGGGTCTTACAATACCATAACTTCCTACTGCCATATCTTTTTATTTATAAATATAATTTTTATTGTTTTTTCACTTTAAAATACCCACCACTATACACACTTAGTTCTCCCATGTTATCAACTTCACCTAATCTTAGGTTCACTTCCATCACTCCTTGTTTACCTCTTTCAACAAAAACATCAGAATAAACGGTTGGTTGTTCCACAAATCCCAAGAAATGTTCGTTTCTCGTTAATATAGAGTCATATATCGTTTCTTTAGTAAATCCCGAAGTATTTCCTGTTATCATCGTATAACCGTCCTCATAGTCCCTATAATAAAGATGTTGTGAACCCATTGTTTGCCCCGTATATGTAAATGTATAATCTTTGTATTTTAACCCTTCATTTGTTGTACCCGTAGTTACTCCAACATATTCGGTTGACCCATATTTTCTTTTTTCTTCAATTCTACTTCCACCAACCGCTAAAAACGTTGTTCCGGTATAACCTGTAATTACACTTATTACCGTCCCGTTTGTTGTATAACCCGTAGTGGTACCAGATGGTAAATGTTGTTCATATGGATATGGTGTGATTGGTGACTGTCCCAAAGTGGTATTATCGTGTTGATAATAACCCGAATCTCTAAAATCTAAAAAACTTTGTGTTACCGAATCGATAGATGAATACGTACCATCTTCCAAAAGGAATGATGGGATAACGAATGACATTGTTGCAAAACTACCGAAATTTGACATAATTTAAATTGTACACTAGTAAATATCTTTACTATGTATTTGGTACAATATAAACAATTAATTACTTTTAATAAATGAATTATTCTACGAACCAATAAAAATTAACATCTCTTGATAATCCTGATGGGGTATATGTCAATCTATACGCTGAGGTGTTAATTGACTGGTCTGGTGTATAAGTACTTCTTGTCATCCCGAACATTTGTAAAGTTGTAGACCCTATAATACGAGCACCTAAAGTACCAGCTAAAAAAGCTCCTGTACTGAGTCCACCTGATGTTGATACGTGTGTAACTGTAAAATCTGTCTCACTTATAAAAGAATAAACATCCGTCTCCCCAATTATTACTTCATAACTACCACCTCCACCATCACGTCCACCAGCCGCGATAAAAGTTTCAGGTGATGCTCCATATGTGGTGGCTTCTATTGGGCCTGGTCTATATGATTGTAAAGCCTCTATTGATATATTAATATCCGCCGAGCTACTACAAACACCAGTACTTGTTACTCTAATTGTAACATCTCCCGGATTAACCGTAACATTATATCCACTTATTAATGATGCTCTAGAAACACTTGTTGCGTACTGAGTACTTGTACCCAAATGATCAATAATTGCCACTGTAAAATTATTTGCTGCCGTTGCCAAATTTAATCCCGTTCCTGTTACTGTTACTACTGCCATATTCTATAAATATTTGTTTTTTTTTTGTTTTATTCTTTTTTTTAATTAGTTAATTTCTTCCAAATCACTACAGTTCATTAAACCTAACGATGCACACGGTGAAGTGTAATCACTACAAAATCCACCAGGTTCAGCTTTACACGAATAAGTAGTAGTACCTCCACCACCTCCACCAGTTGGTGCTACATAAGGGTCGTTACCTCCACACCATTGGCTATTATCACATTTTCCACCTATTCCAATTACCATTCCAACATCTTCAACAAATTGGAATCCAGAAACACCATATCTAAATGATACCGATATGGTACTACAAATGTTAATTAATATACCTCCACCTGGACCAACAGCTTGTTCGAAATCACCATAAGGTCGAGTAACGTATGTATTATCAGTTTTTCTATATTCAATATATAAGTCTTGACCATTATTCGTTAACATACTTGTTGGGATGTAAATACTATAACAATTTCCTATACAAGCAGTAGTACCAACCACTCCACTAGTTGTAACACAACCATTAGCATCGGTAACTTCAAGACAGTATCCATATTCATCAATACTACTAACAGAAACAGATGGTGACCCTGAAGTTACACCTGTATATGTTCCAACTAAAGTTCCTCCACAGGTATTATAAGGTGCTGACGTGTCAGCATATAATCTATATGTTTTAGGGAATACTCCTCCAGATGACGACAATGTAATTGCACCATCCGCGGTTCCGTTACAAGTTGCAAATGTATCAACCGTAATAGTTGCAGTTTGTTCTGCAGGTTGAGTAATTACTATTGTTGTAATAACATTTACACAACCAGCTCCGTCTTTAACGTATATTGAATATGTCCCGATACTTAAATTACTGAACAAACCGCTTGATTGGTAATTTTCTCCGTCTCTTGAATAGGTATATCCAGAACCACTTCCACCTGATGGACTTGATACGGTAATTGAACCGTTAGATCCACCATAACAACTTACATTAGCGGCTAATGTATTTGCGGTAGGTGCGGATTTAGATAATGTTACACTGTTAGAAAATGCAACACATCCACCATCTGAAACCATTACCGAATATGTTCCGGTTGGTTTATCTGAGAATGTACCACTTGCCTGTGGACTTCCATAACTTATACCATCGGTACTAATATAATATGTAAGACTTGCAACGCCGCCAGATGCTGTGGCAACAACTGAACCTGTATTACCTGTCCAACATGTTGGGTGATTTCCCACCGCCAACGATACCGTTATTTGTCCTGGTTGTGTCACCGTTACTGAATACCAATCACTTTCACAACCTTGACCGTCTTTTATTTTGTAATAATAGGTTCCTGCTGGTTTACTACCGTATGACCTACTTGTTGTGGTCTCTTGATAAGATCCTCCTGATTGTGTATTAACATCACTAAGTTTAATCGAATATGGTCCTCCTTGTCCTCCACCCATGGAAGAAATAACAATAGTTCCTGATGAATTACCATAACAATCAACATTAGTAACACTAGTCGATGCTGATGGTTGACTTCTAGCTAAATCAATTCCAAAAACAGATGAAATACAACTTGGTGTGTTTCTATCTCTTATTTTAGCATAATAATATCCACTAGATAAACTATTAAATGTTGCACTTGTTTGCCATGTTCTACTAGCATTAGCCGTATCGACATTTAATGAAATTGAATAATCGTATAAACCTGAACTACCAGACCCAGACAATATTATTTGTCCTGTTGTACCTGTCCAACATGTTGGTATAGTTGTTGAAGATGTTGTTACACTAAGTTGTGATGGTTGTGTTACGGTTGCATTTGTGCTACCAACTTCACCATATGTATCTTTTGCATATATATCATAACTACCAGCGGTTAAATTGGAAAATGTTGCACTAGCTTGGTAATTTGTTCCGTCTTTAGAATATGTATAATTTGCGGTACCTCCAGCAACGCTACTTACAACAATTGAACCCGTACTACCATAACATGTTGCGTTAGTGACTGACAATGATGGTGTAATTGTTACGTCGGTAATTGATATTGTTATTGTTTTATCAAATGTTAAACTTGTACTATCAGTTACTCGTACTCTAATATAATATATCGCCTGTGCTTCGTAGTTAAACACTGCAGCACTTTTTAATACTCCCGATGTAATTGTGAAACTACTATTATCAGGATAATTTACAGTATCGTGTAATGCAAATGTCATTACACCACCTTCAGGGTCTGTAGCTGAGAATGTACCGATTGTTGTACCTGTTGGTACATTTTCGGATATTGACGCTGAACTTATTGAGATATCGGTTGGTGCCTCGTTTACGTTTGTAACTGTGATTGTAAATGTTGCTTCGTGATATAATCCACCTGCATCTGTTGTTCTAACTCTAATTGAATATGTTGATGGTGATTTAGCCTCATAGTTAAACACAGATGTATTTCTTAAATTCGCACCACTAATATTAAATGATGCATTATCTGTGTCGCCAGTACCTGCAACTAAACTATATGTAAATGTATCTCCACTATCCACATCCGATGTTGAGAATGTGCCTATTGTTGTATTTGATGCCGTATTTTCAGCTTGTGATGTATTACTTAATAATAATGCATATGGTGTTTCATTAACATTATTTATAGTAATTGTAAATTGTTTTTCAGTATATTGTCCAATGCTATCCGTACTTCTAACTCTAATTAAGTATGAAGTTTTTGATTCGTAGTTTGGTATAAATCCATTTTTTAACGATGAACCTGTTATTGTAAAACTACCATTGTTATCATCTCCTGTGCCCGCAACTAATGTATAAGTGTATGTATCACCCGGATCAAGACTTGTTGAACTAAATGTACCTATGGTTGTACCTGTTGCAGTATTTTCATTTATTGAACTATTACTTAATGAAATATCCGTTGGTGGGTAGTTTGGTGTTGCGGAAGGTGTTGGAGTTGGGGTTGGTGTTAGTACTTGAACCGATAAACCAAATTCGCAGACGGTTGTTGGTGTCGGCGTTTGAGTTTGAGTAACTGTTGGTGTAACTGTATTTGTTGGTGTTACAGATGGAGTTATAGTTGGTGTAACCGTATTGGTAGGTGTTGGAGTTGGAGTTGGGGTTAATACAACCACTGATAAACCAAATTCACAAATAGTTGTTGGTGTTGGTGTTTGAGTAGGTGTTAATGATGGAGTAACAGTATTAGTAGGTGTAACGCTAGGTGTAACAGTATTTGTTGGTGTAACGGTGGTTGTTGGTGTTGGTGTTGGTGTTAACACAATTACAGATAATCCAAATTCACAAACTGTTGTTGGTGTTGGCGTTTGAGTAGGTGTTAATGTTGGTGTGACTGTATTTGTTGGAGTAACTGTAGGTGTAACCGTATTGGTTGGTGTTGGAGTAACGGTTGATGTTACAGTTGGGGTTGGTGTAGGTGTTGGTAATAAGTAACAATCTCCAGTTTCTAAAATTCTAATATTTGCAACAGGATAATAATTAACTTCGTCCTGTGAACCTTTTAAAGATTTATATGCAATTGGTTCATTTATTATGTATATACCTTCGGTAACGTTTGAATAAATTGTATCAACAATTCCCGTACTTATGTTATATTCATCATATTGTACAAAACCATATGAATCAACAATGTATGTTGTTCCACTATAATATTCACATGGGGTAACACCCGCGCTTTGTGCAAATGATCCTTGTTCAAATGTTGTTTTATTATATGGGTTTGGTGAATCCCAACTTGTAATATTAACACTTGTAATTGTTCCTCCTGTATATGGAATATTTAATTGGACGAATTTAGTTGTTTCATTTGGTTCAATTGTAACGTTTTTTGTTGTAAATAAAACGGTACTTCCCGTGTAAATGTTTACAGTAAATGTAATCCCAACATATGTTGGTGATACATTTCCATTAGAATCAAAAACGTTAAAATTTAAACCATTATCATCATTATCTAAATCAGAAACTTCTTCTACATTAATAAAAAGTGTTTGTGGTTTATAATATGTAAATACATTACTATCAAAAGGATAAACTTCTCTGTATGAGGATTCATTTGCCTCACTATATGTTGTTGCAGTTAAGTTGTTATCATAAATATAAAAACCGTCAGGATTTGTTCTATTTTTTATTATACCTTTATTAATCGTATCACCAGTATAAAATAAATTTGTGTTCCAGTTTGTTATAAGACCGTCAAAATCATTTCCAAATGATAATGATAAATCACTTGGGTTATATGAGTCTATAAACCAAGCACTTGTATAATCAAAATCATCACCATTCAAATTATAAGTTCCACCATTTAATTGTGATGTTAAAGAATTTGTTCCTGAAAAAATATCAGTAACAATACCATATTGAACTTTATAAAATACTAAATTATTCTTTTTATAATCTCTATAATATCCATTTAATGCTGATAGTTTACCATCAACATCATAATATAATTTTTTATTTATTGTTATACCTAAAGAATCTGAATTATCATACCAAAGTGAAAAATAATTTGGTGACGTTTCCAATTTTAATTCATGTGTAAAATATGTTTCAATATTAATTACGCCTGGTTTTTTCTCTGCAGATATTGTATTTGTACTTAATGAAGTTGTTAAACTATCAAGATAAGCCTGTGCTTGATTATCAGCATCTTGCTGTGATACCATTGATACGATATATCCCTCAGGGAGTGAATATGATAATGGTACAGGATTATTTAATTCACCAATTGTTGTTGAGTCTTGTCCGTCGCCAATTAACGAAATTGCACTACTACTATATAGTGTTGGATTGGTTGAGTATTTTTCAGGGAAACCAAAAACATAAGATAGAAAGAATAATCTATGTACGTCGGTAATATATTCTCTTTTTGTTACATCATTTAGAATATCAACTTCATTATATGTTTTAATTCCGTCAACATATTTGTATGACAATTTTCTAATTGTTGATAACCCTGTTGTTGATTCATTCGGTACAAAATAGATATATCCACCATCTGAATAGTACCCACTTATAATTCCAGTTAAATCATCATATAATTTAATAACAGAATCATCATCATTTAAGAAAGGTCTATTTGAATATCGTTTTCTAAAATATTTTGGTTTTTGTACAAATAATTTTTGTTGTGGAATTATTAAATAAACAAGTGCGGCAAAAACTAAAAGAGGCCAAATAAATCTAATTAACGTTACTGCAATTTTATTCCACACTCCACTTAATCCATTTGAAATTAGAGCCGTATTTGTGGCATCTGTAAAAAGACCTAAAGTATGAGTTTCAAAGTAATTAGCCGCAAGACCTCCTCCACCAGCCCACAATTTGAACTTATTGTCTGGCATGTATTTTTTCAAATCTGGTATGTTACTTCCACCAACATACCCTCTAGTCATGTAATTCACACAATGTTCAAATCCTGTGGCAGGTATGTGTCTTTCATTTCCAAAATCATAAGTTGTAAATGTGTTATTATTAACATCATACTCATTTGATGTTAATCCGCTCCAACCTAACAAATATGAATAAACAGATGGTTGTAATAAATCCGCACCATTTATTATTTTATTTAGAGTTCCAACACCAACCATTGTGGGTTGTACGTCTGCAGGTACATATCTTCTTCTTATGTCGAATGTGTAATCCGCAGGTGGATTTGTAAAAAATTCTCTAAAGTTGGTCATTGCCTTATTTTCAGGTCCATCTATAACTTCATTAGTATGTCTTGGTCCGAATAACCATTTTGTAACAACGTAATTTACTTGTACCCCAAAATCTCTTTTTAATAAATTACCTACTTGATAGACTTTATTCGTTGGTGAAGTCCTTACACTATCTCCATAAAAATATGGTAAAGCTGGTGTTGCCAATAAGTCATCCATCCAAATGTAATTACCTTTTACAGAATAATTATTCGTTGAACCTGACCATTGTGATATTGGTATCTTAGACCAAATTTTAGTAACAAATGTTGGATTATGATACGCGTCATATGGTGAGTAGGGATTTACACCCATATCATAACCATATATCTCATTACCGCAACCAATTGTAACTTTCACATTAGTTGTGCCTCCATTGAATGATTTATTTTGACCCACAGCCAATCTAAGATTAACCATTCCACTTTTTGTAACAACATAAAATGTTTTAGAGGTGTTAAAATTTCTTGGTCCAATTTTTATAAAAGCACCTTCACCAAGTTTATATCTTACTTTTATTAAACTATAAGGTGTTACAACATTATATGCGCCAGAATTTCCAGAATTATATGAATATGAAACTTCACCAATTTGACCACCATATAATCCATCAGTTATTAATAATGATACATCTTCAGCACTATCTGTGGCGGTAACTGTTACAGGTACTATTCTATTTTGAGTTGCAGTACCCGCTAATACATTCTTAATTGCGTATTTTAATCCATTTGGTTTAATACCTTCCGTTCCGGGTATAAAAGGGGTACTTTCAGTATAATCACTTAAATTAAACGGTATTGTTAATTCCCCTGTACCGCAACCATAACCGTCACCAAAACAGTTACCTAAATATTCAAATTTGTGTGTTGTTGAATTATAACTATATTTTGTTCTATTATTTAAATCTCCAATACTTAATGTTAAAGTTTCATTACTGCTAATTTCAGTTTGTAAATATGGATCAACGTACCATGGTCCAACTGTAAATGGTGTATAATCGGTAATGTTTTTATTCACTAAACCAACAATTGGTGAATTAGGTAATTTTTCTCTATAATATGTAACTATTTGTGGGCAAGTTGAACAATGTTGGGTTGACGATGTAAACCCTCTACAAAATTCAGCAAAAATTAATGATGGGTTACAATCTAATTCTACGTTGATCGCTCCACTTGTTCCATCGGACGTAATAACATCTAACATAATAAAACCATTATCTTCGATATTTGCATCCATCAAAAATTGGTGATATTTTATTGTTTGTGTAGATATATTACCTAAATCATATTCATCTAATATTCTTAGAACTCCGTCTACTTTGTATTTTACTCTTACTTTAACTTTTGTTGACCCAATATTTGGAGATATTGGTGTGAATATAAATTTTAAAAGTTTTAATACTTTTGGTATTTTAAAAACATATGTTAGTTTTAAGTCAGATAATTGTGATCTTAATAAATAAAATGAAAGTCCACTATGTGTACCGTTTCCGGACCATGTTAAACTTTTGGTGACACCACATTCGTGTGATAGATTATCTGGTGCCTCCCCCGCTACTGTACAATTTATTTCAAATGAACTCATCTACTATAATTACTTTTAACTTGTTTTTAGTCCGTAAATTGGTGAATTTAATCCGGGAGTATGTTTTATTTTTATTGTCTCATTAATAATACCACTATTTGACGACTTTAGGTATGTTTTATTAAAACGTTCTTCTTTTGTTGAATAATTGAAAACGCTAACAGTAGTATCTAAAGATTGGCTAGGTGTTATGAAAAGATTAATACTATATGTACCTTCAATATCAGACACATTAAACCAAATTATTTTATCTACCTTATTAAAATTGTTCGATATTTCAGGAACTTTTAATGTTGTTATTGCCATTTTTCAGTTAATTTTATAAACATGTATAATTTTGTAATCCAACTTCACCAGTTGTTTTATTATAATCATATCCAGATTTACCTCCAAATAAACCATGTACAAAATAATTTAAATTGAATGGTAATGTACCGGCAGCATCTTGGAAAACATAACTTGGTGGTGAAAATAAAGTAGGTCCTGGTACGTAATAGAAACTAATTGGATACCCTCCACACATATTATTATTATCTTTAACATTACTAAAATATCCAACCATATAATATTCAGCTGAGGTATCATTGTAATATATATCGGCAGGTGTTACCGTTCCTGAACATGAATCACCTTGTGAAATTGAAACTCCTTGTCCATATCCGCTATCTTTTATTCCACAAGTTGTGAATATTTCACCAGCGGTTAATATTCTAGTTCTCCAAGCTCCAACACAACTAACCCACCCAATTGTGGTTTCTATCTCACTATTAGAAACAAATGTTATTTCTAAACAATCGTCAGTTCCGGCATTACATGAATAACCACTATATAACTCAGTGAATGACGCCAAATCGACATATGGTGTACCGCCGGTCAATGATTCATAAACGTAACAATCATCTATTCTGTGCATTCCCGTTGATGATATAAACTTATAAACGGTATCAGTATTAGTATCGTATTTTATATAACCAGGATCTGTTACATTTATTTGAGTTCCGGTAATGTATGTTTTAGTAACTAAATTACTACCACAATCTAATGTACTTGGACATTCAATTTTTATTGTTAATGTATAAGGTATAAAGATGTTTTCATATGCTGTTGAATACACAACCACATCCATTGTTGTTTTTTCTTTTGTACTATAAAAACCAACAACATCTTCTTGGTAAACAACTTGTCCGAGTGTTGATGAGTATGCTTCACCTATTTTTTCATCATAATTACCCACAAATACTTCATCCGATGAATTCAATGAGGTATATGATACAGTTACAGGTACGTTACCATAAGTTTGACCAATGTCAAATTTAGTGTTTATGTATGTATAACCTGGTGATGATATAGTAAATTGATATTCCGTATTACTACATGAAACACTTTTAAATATATTACTTAAAGTTGCACAATCTCCATCTCTTTCTACTAATCTTGAATTATTTTGTGGTGATGCACATTCTTCACCATTTTGTATACAAACATATGCTTCTGTTGAACAGTTGTCCGTACAAATATAATCTACATATGTACCTGGATTTGAGAACGTTAGGTAATCCATATCTCCGGTAGTTGTTCCGCATGGATAATAATAAACATATACTTTACCGTCAGTACTTAAATTAATATCTCCTTGTGTGATAACGATATCATATGAAGTACATCCAGCACAATCTCTTGGTGTACTTGTTGGTGTAGGTGTAAGAGTTTTGGTTGGTGTTGGTGTTATAGTTGGTGTTGGTGTTATAGTTGGTGTTGGTGTTATAGTTGGTGTTGGTGTTGGTGTTGGTATAATTGTTCCACAATCAAGATATTCAGTCTTAACACAACGATAGTTACTCGGATTGGACGTATCTAATAGGTAACCAGTAGGGCAAGAGTAATTAGAACAGAATCCTTGACCTGCCTTAGAACCTCCAGGTAAGTAATCTCCTGTTGAGAATACTCTTGTTATCATGGAAGTACTTGTGGCATTTGATAATTCTGATAATGTATTGTTGTAAATTTCCGCAGAAAATGAACCTACACTACTTCTATTCCAGTTTTCTAATTCAATAATATTATCTCCAGCATTTAATTGGTAAGGGTATACGTGCCAAAACTTAAAGTTAGATTGTGGTGAATTATCCGCTTGGTCAACTATTGTTGTCCCATTAATTTTTATTGTAACATCATTATCACCAGCAATACCGATATAATAAGTTTTTGTTTCTGTTAATGTAATTGTGGTACAAAAACTAACCATCCCCATATATGTTGGATTACCACTAACCCAAACATTATTATCATTCATTCTTGTAGACCAAAAAGTTTCTACTGTAGTTGTTGATGAACCGTCGTAAAGGGCAGTATTACCTTCAAAACCATACGTTCCACTTATTGAGTTACCCGTACCATTAAAATCATTTAAATTATAAATTCTAACTCCCCATTGACCGTAGTTTACGTTATCATCACCAGCCGCAGGTGTGTCATATGTGTTTAAAGTTGGGTTAGTTGTAACCACTTTATAACATCCAGAATGGTCTGGTTTCATAGTATAACCTTCAGGACAAATACATGGTGTTGGCGTTGGTGTAAGAGTTCTAGTTGGTGTTGGTGTAGTAGTTTTGGTTGGTGTTATAGTAGGTGTAACCGTTGGTGTAACTGTATTCGTAGGTGTTAATGTAATAGTTGGTGTAACTGTCGGTGTTACGGTATTTGTTGGTGTTAAAGTAATAGTTGGTGTAACCGTATTGGTAGGTGTAATACTTGGTGTAACTGTCACCGTTGGGGTAGGTGTTGGAGTTAATGGCGCTAAAGTAATATCTAACGTATTTTCACAAATAAAATCTATATTTTTAACAATAATTTTAGTTGTTTCTAATGGTACAGAAACTAAAACTCCATCATAAAAAGTTAATTGACTTAATGTTAAACCTGTTGCAGGACTATTTTCATAGTACAGAGTCGCCAATGTAGACAAATCATCATAGTAGATGTTGTAAGGTCCATTTGCGGAGTTCCCCTGAAGTTTAACATATATATACCTTACCATTATTTGTTTATATTAAATATTTTTTTTAACATTATCCACACGTTATTTTATTTATTACTAAATCATATGTTAAGAAACCTGTTGATGTTTTAGTTATTAGTTCACCGCTAACCCATTTACCATCTAATCCCATAAATTTATAACAATTACCCACGGTTAACGTTTGTACCGACCTTAATTGTACTCCTTTCAAATATTGTCTATCTGACCTAATATCTGTAGGGTTTTTGATACTTCTAAATCTGTTATCAATGCTTGATTTTAAGAAAGCAGAATCACAAGCTCCAACTTCTATAGATTCGACAATACCTATTGAATTGACGTTGTATTTGTTTCCGTTAGGTAATAAATAACTACCTGCTCTGTAAACATTTATGTAACCACCTCTTGGTCCTTGTTGATATAATTGTGAACCTACAACTAAAGGTGCTCCACTAGGAATAGATGTTTGTCCGATATTATATTTTAAGAATATAAGTTCATTAGTATGGTTACAAATTTCTTGTCCTGTTGGTGCATATAAGAATGGTGATGTTGCTTCAGTACCTATTGATTGATTACCCATCCAAATAATATTATTACTTCCTCCATGACAAGCTCCCGTATAACTAATACCATATTGCCCCGATGATGCCACAATAGGTGTTGCAAAACTTACATCATTATCATAATTGAGATGAGTAGATAAAGTAGAACCATTGAACGCATATAACGTGAAATTAGTTGGTCCGTTATAGAATCGTATCATATCTGACCATCCATCGTAATATCCAAAATATAATTCTTTTAATTGTGGATCATAATCACAACACATAGTAGTTACTTCAATTGTTGTTGGTTCAACACATCCACTAAATATTTGTGTTGTTGTTGGTGTTGGCGTTGGTGTTAGTGTTAATTCCAATCCAGCTGTTGGTGTAACCGTACTGGTTACAGTCGGTGTATTTGTATTAGTTGGTGTAACCGTAGGTGTTGGGGACGGTGTAATAGTTTGGGTTGGTGTATTTGATGGTGGTGGTACCGTACAATCTGAACATGTTGAGTATTCTCCAACAATAACTCCAGAACTTTCTGGTGACATTGACGTTATTCCAATAATTGTGTAACAATTTCCATTACTACTTCTTACAATTTGACCATAAGCAGGTCCAAAATTATTAGGTCCATTATATCTTATTACACCTGTATAAACTGATTCGTCTTCAGGAGTATATTGGTCATCACATCTTTGTACATCATAATATGTTATTGATGGTACCAAAATTTCTGTAATATCACAATCAAATCCACAGTTTGGTGTAGATGACGGTGTAATTGTAGGTGTCGGTGTTATAGTCGCTGTTAGTGTAACAGTCGGTGTAGGTGTTGCCGTATTGGTGGGTGTTGCTGTTTGCGTTGGTGTAACAGTTTGTGTTGGGGTTGGGCAAGTAGTGACTGATGAAATATATGCATTTCCCGATACTCCAAATTCACTAATTTCTAAGATATTTGATAATCCTCCTCCCGATAAATAAAATACGGTTGCGCTTGATGATAATGTAATTTGAATATCTTCAATTGTCCATTTTTCAGAACCATCAGGTCCTTTATATAAAAACTCTCCAGCTTCCATTGGTTGGTCCGCATCATAAATTAATATGTTGCTAGAATAACATTCAAAACAAGATGCATTTAACGAATCTTTAATACAATAACCACTACTATCTAATGGGTTAGTTGGTGTAGGTGTAACCGTTGGCGTTTGTGTAGGTGTCTCCGTTGGCGTTTCAGTCACCGTTGGTGTAACAGTATTTGTAGGTGTTACAGTATTCGTAGGTGTAACAGTATTTGTAGGTGTTACAGTATTCGTAGGTGTCTGAGTTGGAGTCTCCGTAGGTGTTTGCGTTGGTGTAACAGTATTTGTAGGCGTTTGCGTAGGAGTCTCTGTTGGCGTTTGCGTAGGAGTTTCTGTTGGTGTATTCGTTGGCGTTTGCGTAGGAGTTTCTGTTGGTGTAACAGTATTCGTAGGTGTCTGAGTTGGTGTCTCCGTAGGTGTTTGCGTTGGGGTTTCTGTTGGTGTTTGTGTTACGGTATTTGTAGGCGTTTGGGTAGGTGTCTCTGTCACCGTTGGTGTAACAGTATTTGTTGGTGTATTGGTAGGAGTCTCTGTTGGCGTTTGCGTAGGAGTTTCTGTTGGTGTAACAGTATTCGTAGGTGTCTGAGTTGGTGTTTGCGTAGGAGTCTCTGTTGGCGTTTGCGTAGGAGTTTCTGTTGGTGTAACAGTATTGGTAGGTGTTTGCGTAGGAGTTTCTGTTGGCGTTGGTGTAACAGTATTTGTAGGTGTAACCGTTGGCGTTACTGTTGATGTTGGTGTTGGTGTTGGCACGTATTCAATAAATGCCTCTACTAAATAATTGTCTCCCGAAAATATACTTTGTGTAATTTCTAACGAATTACTATTATCAACAACAACAGATTGATCATAAATAACTGTGTTTGTTACAACATCAGTTATTTTAATTCTGTGTCTCCAATAAAATTCACCAGTTGTAACCCACTGTGCTAAAAATATTCCTCCATCTCCACCATTAACATATGGTAGTAAATCGTAATTTGCCTCAAATTGAAGATGTGGTGTTGTTGTTGAAGGTAATGATGATGAGTTCGGATCCCAAATTTTAAATATATCTCCATTTCCGGTTATTAATCTTAATGTGAATGTACTATTATCATCAGGACTATCTACTTCGTCATATATTTTAAGAGTAATATTTGAACTTTCCGGTGTTGGTGACGGTGATAATGTTGGCGTTACACTTGGTGTAACAGTGGTTGTTGGTGTAACTGTAGGTGTAGCAGTTGGTGTAACTGTATTGGTAGGTGTAACTGTAGGTGTAGCAGTTGGTGTTTTGGTTTGTGTTACGCTTGGTGTTATAGTTGGTGTAACTGATGCTGTTGGGGTTGGCGATGGGGATATTGAAACTGTTGGTGTTACGGTTGGTGTCATCGACATTGTTGGTGTAGGTGTTAAATTTTGAGCACATTCCACCGTAACAGCTTTGATTACTTCTTGAGTAAACCAAGGTTCATTAAGACTTATTTTAATATCTTTATTGCCGTTTGTTGAATATGCCTTTACTGCGGTGCCATTAACACTAATCGGTGTTGTACTATTATCCCCCCAATGTATTGTAAATTGCAATTCGTCGAATAATCTCGTAGAATTTGCGTTTGTAGTTCCTGTTATGGAAACAACATTACAATCAACTGAATAGTTGAAATTAATGGATACGGACTGACTTTCATTTCCGATGTTTTTATCAAATCCAACCATTGAACCATATTCATCAACTTTAGAATCTAAGAATAATGGTATTTGGTAGTTGTCATAAATTTGTGTTTTAATATATGACTCCGTACCTGTGATTGCATTCCAAGTGTTTGGTGTTGGTGTTCCCCATCTATAGTAACCAGATGCAACTGTTCCTCCGCTTACATTATAAATTGTGTCTCCAGTTGATGGTCCTACATAAGCATTACCTGTATTTCCGGTCCAAGACATAAGTTCTTCGTTAGAGTCATACCAAAAACGACCGGTTAATGAAACCAGTTTTGTTTGTGGTATGTTTTTTCTCTTAATAGAATGCCTTATTCTTTTCATTTATTATAATTAGTTAATTATTAGGAACAACTTGACCATTCGCTTATTGTTCCTACCTCTGAAATAGTTGCTATATATGATATTTTAGATTTTCCTGGTAATAAAATTGCATATAATTTACCATTTCCATTAAATGTTTGTCCTCCCGTATTTGAGTCCCATAGTGTATATGTTGTTGGTGGTGTAATAGATGTCTCATTAACATATAAAGGTCCATATTGTGTATAACCAGCGCCCTGTAAAACATGTGGATATTGATTACAATATTGTTGTAGTTGTGTTGAGGTTGGGTAACCGCTATTTAATGTATATGCAAATATTTTTTGTGTTCTAATAACTGGAGGTGCAACATAATCACAATTATAAAGTTGTATTTCTTCTCCGTTAATTATTGTTTTTGCCTTTGTTACCGTATATAACGTGTTACTAGGTTCACCTAAAGAGGCTGATTGTGATCCAACAATAACATAAAAATATCCTGATGACCCCTCAACTCTTTCTCCACTATTAAATGCAGTTGATAAAACGCTAATTGACCAAACATCGTAATTACCGTCCAAATATCCGGCACTGTTTTGGAATTCACATGGTCTAAGTTTAAAATAGGAATTAGTAGATTCGGTCCCACTCACTGGCGTTGCAGAAGGTGTTGGAGTTGGGGATGGAGATAATGCAATTCCTATCGTTGGTGTTGGTGTTGGGGTTAAAGTCATTGTTGGTGTTGGTGATGACGGTGGTGTAATCGTTCCTCCTCCACTTTCATAAAATTTAATAGGTGTTGCTGTTGTTCCTACTTGAGCACCTTTCGTTCCGTTAAATTTATATATCTTATATGAATAATCTCTTTTATCTATATCAACTTGAAAATACATATCCTCATTCTCTTTAATTTCACGAGATGTTGCATATACGTCATTATAAAAATCCGTTATTAAACCATCTTTAGCATTAAAGAATTTAGCAGTCATAAAAAAAGTATTACCTGTAGTGGTACCACTTAAATTAGTTTCATCTAAAACACTCTCATCTTGAAACCAAAAAAGATACATGTTTTCCTTGTTTGTATAATTTGAACCGTGGAAAACAGGTACGTGTATATTTTCTTGTAATGGTGTATAAAAATATTTTTCACCTAACGGTAATGTTAAATTTTTTGTGAATATTAATTTTCTATTTTGTCTTGTCGGTGCAGTATAACCTGTTACATTACCATTAACATCTAATAAATTTGGTGTTTTATAAAACTCTAATCTAAAGAAACTCTCTGTTGATTGTCTCAACATTTTAGCATTTTCCTTGGGTTCTATACCAACTAAACTATAATCTAATCCCTTACTATAATTTCCATTATTAGAAAAATAAAAATAGAACCATATATCAGATTCACTAATACCATCTGGTTTATGAATATATCTAACAGTTTCATAATTGTCAATTGGGTTAATGATGTCATTCAACACTTCATCTTCAAATTGTTCCATGTTTTCTTGCCATCCCAAATTCATTTGGAAGTCAAGTTCGTGGTTCAATACAAGATTTAAATCAGTGTTTTGTCTTAATATTTTCATTAACAATCAGTTATTTTTTTATTTTTGAATTTTGAAATTCCGTCTTGTTTATTTGTGTGGAATCTCTCATTTCTTAAATAGAAGTTTATGTCATTTTTTACATAATGAATACCGTTTGTAAATGGAAACTTTGTACCATATCCATCAATATCGACATATCCATGGTCATATAAATCTCTCCATCTCCATACACCTTCGGCAGAATCGTACTTGGCGTTTTCAGGTAAATTAAAAATGTCTTTAGTTTTAGCACTTTCAGTATATGGTGATAATTCTCTTAATTTAACTCTGTGATGTGGTTGGTAGTATAATCCAAACATATTTGTTGCAGAAGAACCTGCAAAAATTGTACTTCCAGTTTGCCCATAATCAAAAATTGTTGTTGGGTTTGTTAATTTTTGAAAGGATTCACAGATAATTCTTTCTTTTAATTCTTTTCTATTATATTCAACAAATGCACCATTTAATACTGTTCCTTTTGTTAATTCATTTCCACTTGTAAATGTTATACCTTGTCTAATAAAAGGTGTTCCCGTACCCATTGAACTTTCGTTAGACGTTGTACCATTAAAATGGTCATCAATCCAAGTGTCGTGGAAATTAAACTTGTGTCCTACTTTTGGTGGATAACTAAAATATCCATTTCCATTTCTAAATAAAGTGGTTACATAAACTTCTGTTGGTGTATATCCTAAATTGTTTGTTAATCCAGTTAAAACAAAAGGTTCTTTGAAATCATATAGAACAGATTCCATTCTATTTCTTTCAACAATTGTGTCATTTGCACCAACCGCATTTTCAAATAATATTTTTTTCTCCTCTTCCCATATCGGTGATTCGAATCCAATATTATCCATTATGTAATCACCAGTTGTTGTAAGTAACTTATGTTTATGTACATAATATTGTGATGTTGACCCCGTTGTATTATTTTTATCAATACATCTTTTACCGATAACTAATGTCGGTATTGTTGTGGCGGTCTTAAGTTCTTTTTTCAATATGTTAATTACATATTTTTCAGAATTATATGTTTCATTACCAACACTGTCAATATAATATGTTCTTCCTGAAACTTCTCCTGTTATTGTTGTACCTGAAAATGTTACGAATTCACCAGAAGCCATTCCGTGTTCTACAGGTGCGGTAAATTCATAATATGAATTAAAAGTATTTGATAATCTAAATGGTATTCCGTCACCACTTTTAAATGATATTTTAGTTCCACCAGTTAAGGTGTATGTCATTTGATAATTTGTATCACCAGAATAAACATAACTCAAATAGAGATTCCAATTATGATATGGCGCTGTAATAGGTGTAATTGTTGTGTGATCGGTTGATCCTGTGAGTACTAACACCGAATCGAGATTTTCAGGGTAATATCCTAAAGTGTCTCCACTAATCGAACTTGATGGCATTATTTTTCTTCTTAAATCTCGTCTTAAAAATGCAAATTCATCATATGGTAAAAAACCCCCTAATGTTGGGTTATCCAAACCATCTCCCCTTCCATTTAAATAAACTCTCTCTTGTAAATAATCATATGAAGTATCTCCACTATACATGTTACGAAAAACCATTTTAAGTTTTCCATAAATTTTATATTTGTTACTTTGATTTCTTTCTTTATCATATAGTTTATCAATATCTAAAATAATATCCTTATCCCCAATTCTTAATAAAGTTTGTGAGGTCTCTAAACCTATGTTTAAATTTAAATCTTGTTCTTCCGCCTTTTTGTACCTTTTACTAGGTAATAATATTTCTTTTTTATTTTCCATTATTCAGCTGGTGGGAACACCCCTTTAGGTCCGTAATATTTTATTAGTCTATCAAATGCAGATTTACCCGGTCTTATACCAAAGTAAAATTGTAGTCCTGTAGACAATACTTGTTTATTACCGCTATAATTTTTAGCAGTTCCGAAAATAAATAATTCCTTACTATTGTGTACATAACTTATTGGTGATGACCAAGTTTGTCCAGAAACAATATAAATGTTTCCCGTTGATGGTGATTTAACATCTCCTGTTAAAACTTCTAACCATATGTCACCTTCCGTATATCCTGAAGCAGGGTCTGTTGGTGCCGTTGTTTCTATTCTATCAAACCTATCCATCATATCCGTATAATTTCCATCATATGAGTATGTGGGATGTTGTTTAGTCATTGGTAATAATAAAAACTCTTCTTCTCCGTCAGGGAACAAATAGTTTGTGTTTGTTTCGGTTTCACCAGATATTGATATAATCCTTTGGATTCTTTGGGTTGCAATTTTAGTTCTATCCCATCTTTGTTTATCTGAATTCGCGGTATAAGGTCCAAAATCTTCACCCTTTTTATCCCACAAGAAGAACGGAACTTTTTGTGAGTAATCCCCCAATCTATTATTTAAACATAATCTAACAAATCTACCGTTATCATCTAATTTAAAATCAATAGGTGTTGGCCCATAATTTCCTGTTCCTCCCGTAAAATAAGTTATTGTTAAAGGGTCTTCAGGGTCTAAGAATTCACCATTGAACATGAAGTATTTTGATGAGTCTAAATCAAAAGCCTCAATACCCGCCTCATTATTAATAGACATTAATTGAGTTATATCACCATCCAATACTTGTCCAAAATTGTAACTTGAATCACTAAAAAAATCACCGACATCAAATTTTGCGTTTGAAACATCCATTCTATAGTTAATAACGTGTTCAATAATATTAGCTGGGTCTTGGTATGTGGTTGGGGTTAAATCTCTAACAACAGAACAGGTTGGGTCAATCCTTGGGTCATAACAAATTTCATACATAAATTCATCTCTAACACCTACATCATAAAATGTTGTTGGGTGTAACAATTCTAAGTAGTTACTATATTGTTGACCAATAAATCCACTTGTTGGATTATATGGTGTTGACCTATAATAGAATTTTTTATGTAAAACATTATAAAAAACCAATTCTCTTGGGAATTTTGAACCTCTTTGATTTAAATCTAAAACTTGTTGATTATCCCATTTAATCCTATATTCAAATTTAAAGAAATATAATAACCCATTTAACCAATTATCTATAAATGAAAAATTAGTTACTCCTCCACAGAAAAATAAACCAACTCTTTTTCTTTTATACCATTCTGTTAATAAATCAATATTTTTTGATGCTCCTTGAATAACGGGTATAATTGTAAAAACACCGTCTCTTATTTCTGAATAACCCGATTTAGTTTTTCTATCATAATATTTGTTACCAATTTTTGACCATATTTTAAAGTACGGCATTCTTTCTGAACCCCCACCTGCAATAATATCAGCCATAATTGTAGAACCAGCAACAGGTGTTGAGGATTCGACTAAACCAGCGGCATATCCTGTTGATGGGTTTATTGGTGAGTGTGAATCTCCATATGAAGAATCTGGTGTTGCCCACAAATATTTGTATGATAATGCCTCATTATATGCTTTGTCATATTTTTGACAACCTACTTCTGTTGCAATTTCTGTTCTTATTTGGTCAGCCGGATTTTTCTTTCTAACTGTTCTATCATAAATTCTCATGATAACGAAAGTTCCTCTATCTGCGAAATTACCCACTCCATTATGTCCTCCCTCATATCCTGCATAGTTAACACCACATAGATTTGTCCATTCCTCATGACTAAATGCTAACACTTCCATATAGTTTTTCCAAATACCAACAACGTTTGTCCATTGTTGTATTTTACTACTTAGTCTTGTTGGTCCATTTGAAGCACCATATGCTTCCCAACTATCTTCTTTATCTGGACCCAAAAATGTTGCTTTCCAATGATCTCTAAATTGAGCAGCTCTAAAATAACTTTTATTACCTAAAGCATTATTTGACTTATTAAAGTTTAAAATAAAATTTGAGAATGATATTGATGTTATACCCGCTTTGTCTGGAGGCACTGTGTACGGAATAATTGTATCATCAACCAAAGGATACATATCCGCAATAAATCTACTATCGTTTATGTCTCCTTGTAATGGTATAACTTTTGCAGTGCTCAGATATTCTAATATTGTTTTTTGTGTTGCCTTTGTTGGGTTTGTTAATTGGAAATTGTTACTATATAGTGGTGATGATGTGTCAGAACTATAATCTCTTGCCTGTGCATCTGGATAAAATGATTGTAGCCAAGATGAACCGTTTGTGGTTGATGTGTTAAATTCTATTGGTATTAACATTACCGAGCCAGCACCTTGACCAATACCGACTACTTTTAATTTTATCTCTCCAACAGACGCATATTCAGATTCAGTTGATAAATCGGCAAATGCTGATGTATCTTCAGAACACTCTTCACAATCGGGATAAACCGTTAATGGAAGTACTTTTGTTCCTTTATCTTGCATACTATATGCCGCACTCATAAATTGTTCACCAATTCTCGCAAACGGTCTCCAATTAAATGGCCATCCAAAATATATTCCGAATAGACCTTGACCTACTGAAAATAAAAATGAACCAATAAATTCAAAAAATTTGACAATGATGATTGCAAAAACGAATTGTATAAATGTTACAATAGAAGATATTAATAAACTAAATTTAATTCTATTTCTAAATGCGAAGTTTGTTGGTATATAATTTGCATTACCTGTACAATCATCTTCTTGACTTGGTCTAATTTGTTTAATACCTAAAAATGCATCTCTTCTTGATAAACCAAAAAATTGTTCGGCGGTTGAAACTTCATAATGTGACCCTTGAAAAGACGTTGGTGTGTAAACTTTACCATAAATAAATTTATAGAAAACGTCTTCGGGAACTCCTCCGTTATTTGTCCCCAACATTGCATTTAATTTGTCATTAACAAATGTTGTTGCCATTGTTGAACCAGTTGTACCGGCTGGCCATGCGATATTTAAATAATCTTCAAATACATTTGAAAATTGATAAGTTGTTAATAATTCTTCATCATACTCACCTAAATTATTTGAACCATTTGCATTTTTATTATATTCTCTAATTTGTGGTATTAAATAATGTGCCGATGTTGTTCCCTTTGTTGATTCGGTATTTCCTTCACCTAAACCAATTCTAAGTCTTGCAATTGTTGTTGTTGGAATACCTTTATTTCGGTCGTTTGTAATTTCTTCTTCACCAAATTCGTTTGTGAAGGTATATTCCATATTCATTGGAATGACAGCCATTGCTGTACCATCATCTTCAATAACACCCGGATTAAAATACTCTAATTCAGGATACAATGTTGTTCCATCTGAACCATATACTTTATTTCCTGTATATCTTACACCTTCAATTTTACCACCACTAGTTTGTAAATTACATTTATATCCAGTGTTCGTTCTAATAACACCAGTTTTCTTAACCGCATCTGAATCACTATCTGTTACAGATGAGATTAAAATTAATGAAATTGGTTCTACCTTAACACCTTTATCTGATAAGTCAAAATCTACTCTTGATATACCTATTTCACATAAATCTTGATTTCCCCAAAATGGAAAAACCTCAATTTTTTTATTAAATGCTACAATTTGTTCTAACCCGTCTAAATCTTCATCAGATTTAAAATTATAAAATCTATCAAATCTTTTTTCGTCAATTCCTTGTCTAATAAAATCATATGGTCTAATTGAAAAACATCCCATATCTGACAAGTCAACTTCAGCATGAATTGTTTGTTCACCTAATGGAACTCCCCAAATCATAAAGTCACCAGCACTATTGGTTTTTACAGTATAATTGTAATAAGTTTCATAAACTTCTAAAACTTCCTCTCTTGATAAGATTTCTTGTTGGTCAAAAAATGTACCTGTTGGTACATGTCCTCCGTGTTGTTTCCTTGATGGTAAAAGATTATAACGATATCCATCATCATTTTTATCTACGACTGACGTATAGGGATATAAAGCGGATATAACGGGGTCTGTTGAATCTGTGTCTTTTTGTGGTACAAAAACCGATACTTTAACATTTGGTATACCTAAACCATTATTTGCAGTAACTCTACCACAAACCACTCCATAATCCGAGCATAACGATGTATATGCCTGTTGTTGGGTAAATTTTAATGATAAAACCTCCAATAAGTCGTAGTCTTGTTTTAACTCAACCGTAACCCTTTGGTCTTTTCCAATATTTGTTGAAATTCTATGTTTTTGCATTGTTCTTATAATAAATAGAAAGCATGAGATTTTCTACTATTATAACGAAAAAACATTTTAGTATGTAGTCGTTCCTAAAGATTTAGTTCTCACTTTGATATCTACATTTGGGAATCTGATTTGGAAAATTTGATTGGACTTCATGAATATCGTTAAATCAGTTTGTGTTATTAATCCTGTTGTTGCATTTACGTCTTGTGAAACTTCAGAACTTGAGTAGTTTCCACCTTTTTTGTTAAAAACTCTAACGTCGACAACATTTACAACTCCTGAAACCGCACCAATTTCTCTCATTAAATCTCCTACGAATAATGGGTCACCCATTTTACGTTTTTCAATTGCGAAAAATTCTACTGTATTTTGAATCGTTGTTCTTAAAATATCACTTGTTTTTTCGTTCTTATCGACAATTAAATCAATTTCTAACCCTAAATCAATTACCTGACCACTTGTAATATCAATGTAATCATTTATCATTCTATATTCAGAAAGATAACTTAATATGTTGTTTTTCAATGTGTTAGAAACAATATCAGTTAAATTACCATTTTCATCATATGATAAAAGTTTAATCTTAACCTTATTATCTTCTTCCATTACATTTACTTTAGCAGGTGCACCATAAGTAGATGGCATTGTCTCAATCAATGATTTGTAATCATTTAAAGTTACTGCTCTATCTTGTGCGGAAAAATTATAAGATACCATATTTCTTAACTCTTCTATTGTAGGTTGGTCAGCTCCACCGATTGCGGGAGTTACGTTAGTAACTCTCAATGATTGTTGAACTTGTGAATTAAAGTTCTCATTTGGACCATTAACCTCAAATTCAACGTCATCTACACTTGTTATAATATTAACCCCTAAATTCGAGTCTTTACCACCGCCAATACGATATTTGATGAATATTGTGGTGTTGGCCTTTGGTACCGCACCCAATGACATATTATTTAGATATGTTGATAGATTAACCTTTAAAGAACCATTCATATAGTTATCTAAATTATCTAATGGGTTAACAGTTCCTGAACCAAATGTTATTGAAAAATAACCCTCGGGAGTATATTCGGTTACAAATTTGTTGTTTACATCGAGATATTTTCCCGCCTTAAAATTATCTGAATCTGAAGCTGCAGTTGGGTCTGGTATAAAAACTTTATCTTGAATTAATGTTTTTACTTCATACCATTTATTTGAAATGTTTGTAAATTCAGAAGATGATGGATTTGCCCCAAATGAGGTTCCATCTTTATGAATAATAGATGTTACACCTAACACATCTTGTTCGGGTAAGTAAAGTTTAAGAAATGGTTTTTGATCTAATTCTGAAATTACTCTTCTATAAATTCTTGTAACTCCGTTAACAACGGGTTCTCTTTTTGTTATAGTGTATGAAATCAATCTATTATTATTATCAAAATTAGGTATTTTAAGTCTATTTGGTTCTCCTCTACTATTGAATGGGTCAGAAAAATCAATATCTTCTAACGTTTCAAATATTTGTCCTCCTCCTGAAACCTGAGCACCTGCTTTAACAACACCCAAATATCTATCATCCTCTTTATCTCCCCTTACCGGCACGTTAATAGAAAAATCACATAAAGAAACGGATGGTCTATTACCGGGTATTTTAATACCATAAGTTTTTGCAATATGAAATAACGATTGTCTTTGTTGAGCAAAGTCTAACATTGTTTCTTGCCAAACCCTATCAATATGAAAGTGTAAGTTATCTGCAACTGCCGCGTTTAAATCTAACAATACAGAGAATATTGATGCGTCGTTGGTATTTTTAACCAAATCAGGATAATATTCTTTTGTTAAATTTACTAATTCTTGTCTAAGTCCCGCAAAATCTCTGGTTGCGTATGATATCTTTTTTCCCATTTTAAATGTTTAATATTATAAAATCTGAAGACGAAAACGCTCCATTATTAACTGTATATTCAATCTTTACTTTAGCCGTGTACGGTTTATTTTTACTATCTGATACTCTAAAAAGTCTTTCGTCCTCATCAGAAGAAAATGTTCTTACATTATCAGGATCATCTTCCGCAGAAATTACTTCAAGATTTGTTATGTCTAAATTAGGTATGTATCTTTTTACCGATTCCCTAATTTCTTCTTCAATTAAGTTCCAAGTTACCATGTCGTTTTGGTCGAATATAAATTGATATAATCTTGTACCAAAATCAGGTAAGAAATAACGACTACCTCTTTTTGTTAATAATAAATGTATTAAATTAGCTCTAACTTCCCTATCGGGTGCTGAGGTCATTTTTAAATAACTACCTTCTAAACTGTCTCTAAAAGGAAAATCAATTCCATATTTTACCGCCATACCAATAAATATAAACTATTATAAAATGGTAATAAATAAAAAACCCAGCCGAAGCTGGGTTAAATTTATAGTAAAATATACCTAATTTTATTACGAACCACATCCCTCACACTCAAATGGTGAATCGGTGGGTCTTTCTGATGTCATTACAACTTCAGGTGTTTGTTCACTAATCAATGTATTATTTGTTGGAACTTCAACATTATTCACAGATGATGTTTGTTCGACTGGTTTTGATGCTGACATATCAACCCCCAAACCTTTCAACGCATCAACTGCCGCTCTTGTTCTTAAATAATACATACCAGTTTTTAAACCTAATTTCCATCCAAATAAGTGTGCTGCTAATAATTTAGGTTTAGTTGCATTATCCACAAATAAATTTAATGATTGTGATTGGTCAATAAATACACTTCTGTTTGCTGCCATTTGTAAAACTCTCTTTTGAGACATTTCCCAAACGGTCTTATATACTTCTTTCATTTCAGTTGGAATTTCAGGAATATTTTGAACCGAACCATTTTCCATGATTAACTTGTTCTTAATCGTATCATTCCATAACCCTAACTTCAATAAATCGGCAACCAAATGTTTGTTAATCATGACAAACTCACCACTTAATGTTCTACGTGAATATAAATTTGTTGTGAATGGTTCAAACGCTTCATTATTACCTAAAATCTGTGCTGTAGATGCTGTTGGCATCGGTGCAACTAATAATGAATTTCTAACACCATAGTTAACAACATTCTTCCTTAATTTTTTCCAATCCCAACGACCAGATAAATCTTTGGCAGTTTTACCCCACATCTCAAATTGGAAAATTCCTTTTTCGATTGGTGAACCTGCAATTGATTCATATGGTCCAAACTCTTTCGATAAGTCATTTGAAGATGTCATCGCCGCAAAATATATTGTTTCAAAAATATCTGTTTGTAATTTATCAGCATCTTCAGATTCAAATGGTAAATTTAACATACAAAACACATCGGCTAAACCTTGAACTCCTAAGCCAACTGGTCTGTGTTTAAGATTTGAACGTTTTGTTTCTTCTGTTGGGTAATAATTTAAATCAATCACATTGTTTAAGTTTTTTACAACTTGATATGTGTATTCATATAATAAATCGTGATTAAATTCACCGTTTAAAATATACTTAGGTAAAGCAATTGATGCTAAATTACAAACCGCTTGTTCAGTTGGTGAACTGTATTCAATAATTTCAGTACATAAGTTTGATGACTTGATAGTACCTAAATTTTTTTGGTTTGATTTATAATTGGCAGGGTCCTTATATAACATATAGGGTGTACCTGTTTCAATTTGTGCAGTTAAGATAGCATCCATTAATTTTCTTGCTTTAATGACTTTTCTACCTAAACCTTGTTGTTCGTATGATTCATATAAACGAGTAAACGCCTTATCTTCAGGACTATCATATGCATCAGATAATCCAGGTGCCTCATCAGGTGAGAACAATGTCCAATCACCATCTTGTTCGACACGTTGCATAAACAAATCAGGAGTCCACATTGCTAAGAACAAATCTCTTGCTCTCATTTCCTCTTTACCGTGATTTTTTCTTAAATCAATAAATTCAAATACATCAGAATGCCATGGTTCTAAATAAACAGCGAACGAACCTTTACGTTTTCCTCCTTGGTTAATCCAACGAGCAACTTCGTTATATGTTTTCATCATTGGTAACAATCCATCAGATTGTCCACCTGTTCCTTTAATATATGCTCCTTTAGCACGAACATCATGAACGTGTAAACCGATACCACCAGCCCACTTAGAAATCTTTGCAACGTCTTTAATTGTGTCAAACAAACCATCAATATCATCACCTTTGTTTCCAATTAAAAAACAAGATGACATTTGTGCTCTACGTGTACCAGCATTAAATAATGTTGGTGTTGCGTGAGTATAAAAATGTTGTGATAAGTCATCATAAATTCTTAACGCAGTATCTAAATCACCCTTACATATACCAACCGCAACTCTCATATAAAGATATTGTGGTCTTTCAATAACTCTATCTCCAATCTTTAAAAGATAAGAACGTTCTAATGTCTTATAACCAAAATAATCAAAATCAAAATCTCTTTCTTGATGAATTGCACCATCTAAAGTTTCTCTATTATCAATCACAAACTTGTAAACGTCATCACTTATTAATGAAGATTCTTTACCTGTTTTTGGTTCAACAAAAGAATATAGTTCTTTAACACATTGTGAGAATTTTTTATGTGTTGTTTTATGTAAATTAGAAACTGCCAATCTACCAGCTAACTTAGCATAATCTGGATGTGTTGTAACCATAGCAGCAGCTGTCTCCGCCGCTAACACATCTAACTCAGTTGTTGATATTCCGTCATAAATTCCTTGTGTTACTTTTAATGTAACATATGTTGGGTCAATATATTCTAAATTTAAATCACTACAGAAAACACTAATTCTTCTCGTGATTTTATCATACCTCATTTCCTCTAAGGAACCGTCTCTTTTTTTTACTTTCATCTTTATAATAATATTTTAAAAATCAATGTCGTCACCAAATGCTGAATCTAAATCTTCAGTTGCTACGTTATTAACACCAGCTTTTTGATATTCAGCCACTCTTTTCTCAAAAAAATTAGTTTTACCTTGTAATGCAATGTTTTGCATAAAATCAAAAGGATTTTCTGAATTATAAACTTTAGGAGCACCTAATGCAACCAATAATCTATCTGTTACAAACTCAAGGTATTGTGACATTAAATCTGAGTTCATACCGATTAAACGAACCGGCAATGCTTCGAGAATAAATTCCTTTTCAATTTCTAACGCACCACAAATAATTTCTTTAATTCTTTCTGGTGATATTTTATTTTCAATATGGTTGTTATAAAGATGACAAGCAAAATCACAGTGTACACCTTCGTCACGAGAAATCAACTCATTTGAAAAAGTTAAACCTGGCATTAAACCTCTTTTCTTTAACCAAAAAATTGAACAGAACGAACCTGAAAAGAAAATACCCTCCACCGCAGCAAACGCTAATAGTCTATCTACGAATGATTCTGAATTAATCCATTTAAGTGCCCAATCCGCTTTCTTCTTAATTGCGGGAATAGTATCAATTGCATTAAACAATTTATGTTGTTCTTCCTTATCTTTTACCAATGTATCAATTAATAATGAATACGTTTCACTATGAATATTCTCCATCATAATTTGGAATCCATAAAAGAATTTAGCTTCAGTATATTGAACTTCATTAACAAAGTTCATTGCCAAATTTTCATTTACTATACCATCAGATGCCGCAAAAAATGCTAACACGTGTTTTACGAAATGTTGTTCATCGTCATTTAATTTATTCTCCCAGTCATTTACATCTTGAGTTAAATCAATCTCTTCCGCAGTCCAAAAAGACGCTTCAGATTGTTTATAGAACTTCCATAAGTCATGATGTTCGATAGGAAAAAGGACAAACCTTCCTGGGTTGTCTTGTAAAATTTTTTCAGTCATTTTTTTTTTAGTTTTGTTTGTTTGCTACTTCTTGTCTCTTTAAAAAGGCTTCTCTTGCTCTAACTTGGTTATTTTGAACTTTTTGTTCTTCGTGACCTAATAGAGTATTTTGTGATTCTGTATCAATAAGTAAGAACTCATTGTTGAATTTACAGTTTTGCCATATGATACCATCCTTACCTATACGAGATTTAAGTAAAGTTAAAGTTGCTAAGTTGTGTTCTTTTTGTTCTAATGTTTTACCAATAGATAATATAACGTGAGCAATTTGTGCCTTCTTGATTGAACCTCCCATTTGGTCTCCTGTTACAACTTCAGATGAAATTGATTCACGATTACCTTGAGTTGCTGTCCATATTGCCATATCAAACTCACCTGTCATTGCTTCTAAACTTCTCATTACCGAACCCTCACCTTTCCATTCTTCTCCGTTTGTTGATTTATCTGAAGATACACAATCAATATAATCAATAATTAATAAATCAATTTTGAATCCATCTGAATTCAGTTTTCTAACTTTAGATTTGATATCGGCTATTGTAACATTATCACTAGCTAATTTTAATAATCTTAAATTACCTTTTGATTTTTCTTGTACTTCCTCAACCTTTTTCTTAACTATGTCCTTAAATTCTGGTTGTTCGTCCGCAGTAATGTCAGTCCAAATTGTATAGTGTTTTCTCTTAATGTTACCCGGATTATCTTCAAAAAATATTTGAAGTACGTTAAAGTCTAAATTATATGCTGTATTGGCAAATTTAGTTAATAATGTGGTTTTACCAGTACCAGTTGGTGCAAGAACTACTCCTAATTCACCTCTACCTAATCCACCCTTAAGAACTTTATCAACTCCAACAATTCCAGTTGCAATTGGTAGACGATAGTCGCTTTCTAACGCCTCATCAATATTATGAAATACGTCAGTTGCATCATCATTACTGATACCAACTTGTAATGCCTTTTGAATGATTTGTTCAATTTTACTATAAGATTCGAACTCACCGCTTTCAATAATACTTTGTACACTTTTAAGTTCTCTTTTTAAATTTTGTTGTTTACAAAAATTAAGTGCCGTGTCTTTAATATATTCAGTTTGACCCTCTCCTTCACTTATAGCCGTTAATGTGTCTAAATGTACTTTAGAAGAATCACGGTTACCTCCTTCAGCCATGATTTTTTGTGCTAACGTATCGTAATTAGGTATTTTACTATATATTTTGTACAATTCCTTTGTGTTCTCCATAATAAATCTAAATGAATTATTATCAAAAAACTTAGCTTCAATTACATCAATAATCGTTTCTCCGTACTTCTTATCCTCAATTATTGCCTTTATTAGTGATTGTTGAAATGTAAATCCCAAATACCCAAAATTCCTTTCTTCCATGTTATGTTTTATTATATATTAAAAATTATAGTTCGTAATGTAGATATGTTGTTTCCAATTCTTCAGATGATAAAATGTCAGTTAAGTCTGACAAAATACGCTTAAGTTTTGGACGAATATCAACCGTATACCTAACCTTTGGATGGTAATAATATGCGGGGAATATCCTTTGAATAAATACATCGTCATTCAACTTAATGACTAATAAAAAATGTTCTCTGTCCTTCTCCGGAGCATCTTCCACATAGTCCGAAGATAGGAAATAATTTTGATTTTCACACAAATAATCGGAACTTTTTATTTTTAAATCCTCCGCAATATCTTCACAAATATTTCTTATATAATAATGTAAATCCATAGAACGGCGGGATTGTTCTACATGATCCTTAACATTGAAGAATCGTTGACAGATTATGTTTCCTTCTAATGTTAAAAGAAACTCAAATTTTGTGATGTCAAGTTGTTGGTTACTCATAGATTTTTACTTTAATTGTTTTTTTTTTATTTTTTTCTTTTGTTGTTAATCGAAGAAATGGGTTTATAAATTTAATCCACGAATCGTCAGATTTTGATAATAGATTGAATATTCCATCGTCCCTCATCATTCTCATAGCATTTTTATATGACCTACCTTCTTGGTCTAAATTTTCATTTATTAGTAAATTTATATTTTCTTTAGCCTCATCAGTTAAAAAAGGTTCTTCCAAACTTACGATACGATTGTTAATATCGAAAAATTCCTCACCTAATACTCCGTGTTTGGTAACACCTGTTAGTAAATTTGCAATAAGTTTGTTGTGTTTGTCTTGTTGAAAGATTTCCTCACATTTGTTTTTAACTCGTTCAACAGAAATTTGTTGTGTTTTTAGTTCAGGGAAAACTGATAAAAATCTTTTTACTCCCATTCCTCTTATACCGGCAATGTTGTCTGAAGAATCACCACACATCATCTTAACCAATTTAACATTTTCGATTAAAATTTCTTCATGGTTGTATAGAATAGTATCGTTTTTTTTGTAAAGTTTTCCGTGTGAGGGATTGTAAATTTGTGTGGTTTCTGAAACGAGTTGAGTTAAATCTCCGTCTGAAGAATAAATTATTTTATTTTCGTCAGGTGAATTTTGAGTATAGTAAGCGATGTTGTCATCAGTCTCACAATACTCATATTCTCCCTGTCTTACAAATAACTCCTCGAGATATTGTTTTACTCTATCTCTTTGGTAGTTATAGGAATTTAATTCTTCTTCACTTCTAATTCTTTGTCTTCTATTTTCCTTGTAATGGATATAGATTTTCTTTCTGGTTTGTGAACCTTCCAATCCATCCCAAAATACCACTATTTTATCTAAATGATATGTTTCAAATGATTTTCTAAGAGTATTGAGAAAATGATAAATTCCTCCAATATGTGCTCCTTTATGAAAGGCGTTCTTAACACCATAAAAACCAATCGTGAGTAAATTGTCTCCATCAACAAGTAATACCGACATTTAAAATTAATTATAGATCACTCTCTTCTGTTACAACTTCTACGTCCGTAATGTCTGTAACATTAACACCTAACATCTTACTGATGTAATCACCACTTTCTTTTTTGTACTCTTCAAGAGATTTTTTTTCTTCTCCTTCCTCTCGTCCAGCCATAAATCCGTGTGATGTAACCAAGATACGTCCGTCTTCATATCCTAAACCATTGATGTGGTTTTTCATGATAGAGATTTTTGTTCTTGTTGCTATTTTTACTTTTCTCTTATCTTTAGTGATAGAGATTTTAGTCGTTCCTGCACCTTTTTGATTACCAAATAAGAATACGATACTTGAGTTTAACCAAATGGCTTCACCACCTTTTGCTTTAATCTTCGGTTGTCCGAAAGGATTATCAGGTAATTCTACCCAAGGTTGGTTAACAATGATTAATGTGTTCGTATAAGACTTATCTGTTCTTCTTGAACCTGAGATACGTTGGTTGATACCCATTCCAATTTTGTCAGCTAAAACTGATGCATTGTGTTGTTTACCACCTTTACCATCGTAAGTCATTTTACATGGAACCGAACCTACTGAATCCCATAAGATTAATAAATCGTGAGGTAAATCTCCTTTCTCTTGTGCATCTAATAATTCATTGATATAATCTGTGATTTGTTCAATGTACTCAAAATCACTGTTGAAAAGATAATCTCCTCCTTTATCGAATCCCATTAATTCAGCATGGTCCCAACTCCATTTTTGTTCTGTGATAATAAACACGGGAACAATACCTTTCTTTTGAGCATCTACCGCTGACTTTACAAGTGCGGTTGTTTTACCTGTATCACTATGTCCTAACAACATATTGATGTGACCCATTGCGGGGCCAGGTATACCTGTAGCGTCTAAGAAGGCACTACCCAAATCGAAAAAACGGTCTGGTTTATATTCTGCCTCTTTTGAGAATTTCTTCTTAATAGAAGAAAAATCTGTTTTTTTAATTCCTGCCATGTTTTTGTTTTTTAAAGGATGTTCCCGACAACAATGTCGGGAACATCATAAATTAATTAGAATGGTAAATCTCCATCAACATCATCTTCTTCTTGTGGGTCAACCACAGGAGTAGAAGTTTTTGGTGATGCAATTACCTCATCACTTGTAGATGATGAAACGTATCTTTTTTGGTCTGAATCCCAACGTGGGGCTTCACCTCTTGCAACTAACTCTAAGTAGTCTTCACCCTTCTTAGCATATACATCTGACCAAGTTAATTCATCCTCTAACCATGTTTTTGCAACATCTGCATCCGTGTGTAAAACACCTGAATCTTCAGGGATGATTGAATTAATTGTTGTGTATTCCTTACCGTTACCTGATTTAGTTAATGCCAAAGAAAGAATCAAATCACGTCCTGTTTCTGCATTAGTGATATCTCCTTTGTTACGGAAAATTGGGAATACTTTATCCATAATACCATCACCTTTGTGGTTATGTTTAAATCTCCAAAATTTAACTCCGTCATTTTCATGGTCACGGTCAATAACCTTTACAATGTAAAATTTACGAGAACGGTATGTACGTGCTAATTCTTTATCAGAATCAACACCAGTCATCATTAAACCTTCATAAACCTCGTTTAATGGTGAACGCTTACCTTCTTGTTTAGGGTCGAATAATTTAACCCATTTTCCATCCACTTGAACTTCGTGGAAATAAGCCTCTACAAATGGTGAACTACCATCTTTTGTAGGTAAAATACGAATACGTCTTTCTTCACCTTTAGAACCCTTAGGTAATACGGTTGTGAAATACTTCTTCATTCTATCCTCTTGGGATACCTTGTTTGCATTGCCACTTGTGGCGTTGTTCTTGTTTTTCTCGTACTGTGCTAGTACTGCGTCAAATGTAGACATAATTGTTAAAATTTAAGTTTTTAAAACGTTATAGTAAAATATACATAAAAAAACCCAGACTTGGAAATCTGGGTTAAATTATTTTTAAAGTTTTTTTTAAGGTTGAATTACCAAGAAATCACATATCTTGGATAGGTTCCCATAGTGTCATATGTGGTATCCACCGTAAAACCATAAGATTTTAATGTGGTAATCATTTGTGGGTTTACTCTTGCTCCATCCACCGTTATAGAGTATAAACCTTGAGCAGTTGCTCCAGTTACTAAACTATCTATGTAAGATAATGAACTTGTTGCTGTGTTTGATGCAATTCTTGCCGCTGAACCTGATATCATTTAATTTGGTTTTTTTAATAATTTTATTATTCTAATGTTAAAAGATAAGATAATTTATTCAATTCTCCTAAGATTTCGTCACGAATATTTAATAAATCGGTATCTGACGAGTCTAATTGCTCACTCATTTGAACCAACGCATCTCTTACTGTTGAAATCATACCCTTCATATCTAATTCAGATAAGTTACTTAATTGAATTGTTTTTGTTTCCTCATCTAATGTAAATCTACCATATTTTCCCATTGCGGACTCAATAAATGTGTCGATTAAATCACTTAATGAATCATAAAATCCACCAAATGCGTTGTGTCTAGCATAACCTTTGGTTTGCCAATGATTAATCTTCATTTGTGTTTGTAATCCCAATAAAAAGTTTACGTTAGAACTTATATTCATCTTCTTGTTGTTCTGGATTAAATGAGGTTTTTATAGTATCTGTTGGATAATTATCAACTTCATTTTTGGTTAATACATATTCATTTTTACCACTTACTTGCATTTCACCTTGTTTATGTGCGAAAAATTCTTGTGGTTTTTCATTAAACGGATATGAATCCAATGAACGCATTTCAAGTTTCTCAACTCCCGTTTTTGGTTTTGACGCTTCAACTTTAGCACCCAATTCGTCAATTTTAGCCATAACTTGGTCCATTTGAGATAATTTAGATTCTAAATCACTTAATTTGGTAAACACATCATCCATCTTTCCGATAACATCTCCATTTTCGTTTTTACTATCCTCAACATCTTTTTTAAGACTTTTAGTCATATTAACTAAATCTGTAATATCAATCTCTTCTGTTGTATCGGTTTCAGCCGGTACATCAGCAGGTGCAGCTGCAGGGTCAATAGGTGCCGCGGGGTCAATAGGTGGTGCCACTGCATCTAATGCTGGGTCAGCTGGTGGTGCCACCGCATCTAATGCTGGGTCAGCTGGAGGAGCATCTTGCTCCATTATCATCGTTTTACCATATTTGTTAATGGCTTTGTAACGATTTAATTCTTCTTGTAGTTTTTGTTCTAACATGGCTTAATCTTGTAATAATTGTCTTCCGTCGTTTGTAACGTATTTTTTATTTATTCTTTCAACAATTCCGTCTTTTTCTCTGATTGTGTAACATTCTCCCGTTACCATATCACATTCTTCTCTTTCCATTCCGTCATTAGAAACCTTTCTAACTTTTTTTGGATTTAAGAATTGATCTACTGCATTAATTTTATTATTTTCCATAATATTCTTTTATATTGTATAAATATCCCAAATTTGTTAATATTCTTATGTCATTGTGAAATAAACAACATCTCCATCATATAATCCCAATTTGGTCATTAATGATTGTGATAATGCGATTCCATATCCATCGAGATTTGGTCCAACATTTATTGGTCCTGTTATATTATCCTTTGTGATGGGGTTACTTCCATTTGGTGTTATTGTTATTTTTTTATTTGTTTTGGGGTTAAGAAAATGAGTGGTTGCTCCGGCATGTGTTATATTAACTCCTTGTGTTTTATTAACTGTTCCAATAATAATATCCGCAGATGCAACACTCAAATCAAATCTTAATGAATAAAAGTCTTTTTCTTTGTTAATATCCCCCCAAGTTAAATAACTAACATATTCTCCATTATTATTCATCGTCGTACCCTGTATGGTTTTTGATTTTAGTCGAGACAATAAATTCATTTGAATTGCATCTTCAGGTTTATATGTTTTACCTCCCATCCCAACAGCAATTGCTCTAAAGTATTCATTCTTGTTATATGTTACTTTTTGGATGTATTTCTCACCATTATATCCGTTATATCTAACACCAAATACATTGACCCCCGTTTCTTTTGTTAATTGTTCTCCTTTAATTTCTTGTTCCTTACCCCCCATATCAATAGTAAATGTACCTTGGTCAGTACTAATTGATTTTTCATTTTTAGTCGAACCTGTTATGTTTAAACTATCTTGTTTAACTCGAGCAACCGCACTTTTGGTAATTCTATCGAATAACGCCCTATAACTTGCCATGAATGAATCTTTAGGGTCTGGTAATGAAGCATATGGTATTCTTGTACCCTTAAACGAAGTTGTTATGTTGTTGTTATTGATTTTATGTGATACCTCTGTAATCCAATATGAACCTTTGAACATTGGTATGTTTTTCAAATAAAAATACATTGTTGGTTGTATCATTACATTACCTAAACACGTAACATCACAAGTATATGACGCTTGTCTGTATATGTCAAATAATCCAATATCTACTTGGTGTGCTCCCGATCCTGATTCGGACCTACCTAAATTTTCTTGAGCAATAAATGATTCCGTAGTATTTCTTATTGAACTTTGGTCTAAACTAACCCCTTTGAAAATACTTTGGTTTTGGTCTCCAAAATTAACTTCAAACGCAACCACCTTATTTGATTTTGATAAATCAGCATTGCTGAATATATCAGGTATGGTTATGACTAAAGGATTTTTATTTGCATTACCAACATTAAAACTGTCGTCATTAAAATTGTATTTTTTACTAACATCAGCCATTTCCAAATGTTTGGAAGTTGGTCCCGTATATTGTAAAATCATCTTTGGAGACGATTCTTGATAATCTACCTCTAAAAACGTACCAAATAAATTTTGAGCCACCTTTTTAGATGGTGTTAATTTAGATTTGGTTGTTAAATTTGTTCCATAAAAATTTACATATGCTGGTAAACCTCTCATATCAAATCCAGTACCATTTATCAACATACCAATAAGACCGTATAGGTTTTGTTTGTCGTTTTCCGGTTCTTCTAACGGTATTAGTTTTTCTAAACTAAAATACGCTTTATCTCCAATATCTCTATTTGCTTTATCTAAAAATAAAAATTCCTCTAATAACAATCTTTGTCCTATAGAATTACCTGCAATCCATTTATCATTAAATGATTTAAAATAATTATATTGTTCAAGTTTCATGGGACTGTCATTGTACCCATTTAAAATTGTTTGTTGTATTGTTTTTGTTTCACTCTTAAGACCAACAAGTTTAGATATAATAGTATTCAAATATAAATCTTGTCTATTTTGAATTCCGTTATGGAATATAGTGTTATATGAAAGTATGTTACTAATTAGATATTGTTGGAATGCTCCTTTTGTATTTGTACCTCCATTTTTTCTATAACCCGCATAGATGTAAACTAAAGGTCTAAAAATTCTAAAATATTCTTCAGTAAATTCTACATTATTAGTACTGAAAAATTCCACATAATAATTTGTCGGTGTTCCCGTATATGGTTCTGTACCAATTATTAATTTTAAATCCTTTTGATTTGTTGTGTCTCCTGTTTGTACAATATCAAAATTATTATATGAGAAACTTTTTACGCTTCCACTTTCCGCAAATCCATTCCAAGTGTATAAATCAATTTCTTTCGGGTTACCAATAGTTATCTTTATTAAATTAGAATCAGATAAAATATCTTTTGTTATTGTTTTTAAATTTTCTAATTGTTGTTCTCTTAAAGTTTTTATTAACAAATTTGTGTTTGTTGGGTCGCTATCTTTCTTTTTAACCGTTACAATAGATTTTAATAAATTTTGAAAGTTATCCTGTTTTACGGATTTAAATTTTTTGTATGGGGTTTCCTCGATAACTCTTTCAGTTGCAAAGTCTAAAAAGTATTCCTCAAATTTATCTAAAATATCAGGACTAAAAGTTGCAATTAAATCATTAACCTTTTTAAATTTAATAGAACTATCCATCACTAAGTAATCTCCAAAATTAACATCAATGTGATATTCATCATAAGATGGAAACGTTTTACCCGTATAAGTTGTATAAACAGTTTCATCTGTCCACACTATTCTAAATGAATTTTGTCCTTTATTAAAGTTTTTTTCTGAATCTGAACCTGTTGTTAAATCTAAATTTGAAGATGAGTTTGCTCCAACTGATGGTAATAATGTATAGTGTGTATCTGTTGATTTTAATTTAGAATTATCAACAAATGATGTCCAATATCTAAATTCATCTCCGTTTGATACTCTATCAAAATTTATTGTATTACTTGTTGTTCTACCAGTAAAAGAATTAACACCGCTTGGTGCATTAATATCAAAATGACTATAATCATTTATAAATTGGTGGTAAAGAGCGTCGTAGAATGGATGAACTCCTGTATCAAGTACATCACTAACAGTTTCATTACCAATTTCAATTTCGCCAGGAACGTTAAATCCGGGGCAAGTGAAAAATGCTCCTGTATCAATCGAAGATGTTATTCCACTTATAATATCAACATTTTCAGTTAGATACTTTTTATATCTATGATATTGGGAACCCCACTTTAACATTAAATGATATGGAATATAGTGTGAAGAACTTACTTCTTTAAATAACGAAGAAGGTCTTGTACTTGATAATCCAAAGTTAACCATTTCATCTAAATCAACAAATGGTAATGAGTTTAATAAAAGATACGCGGAACCCACATATTTTCCGTATGATGATGTTTTATGTAAATCGTTATATAATTGTTTATGAAAATATGGTGTGTTTAAAATATTAACAGAACTAAATAAACCATCAGAAGTATCTAAATCTAATTTTCTTGCAAAAATATCTGTTGTATAACCATCTTTAATCCAAAACAATGAATTGATTGGTGAACTAATTAACCCTTCTTTAGTGTTTACCTGTAAAATACCTTCAAATTTAAATTCTTGAGGTTCAAATTTTGGTTTTTTAATATAAGACAAGTATTGTTCAGAATTGAATGGGTATATTTTTGTTCTATATGGTTCCGCTAAATATGAAAATAAATTACTATTTAAGTTTTTATAAAGATTCCCTGACTCACCACTTTTTTTAGATGTTGTATATTCTTCTATTTGAAATGGTTTTGCCAATAATTGGTTAACATATTCTACCGTTGGTAATTGGTCTTGTACATATGGATATCTTTCAAATGGTGAAAACGATAAAAGGTATTGTTCCATTTTTTCTTTACTATCTATCGTATTTAAAATATCTATAATATCATAATCTTCTTTTAATAGTTTCTCCAAATTAGAAAAATCAATTAATGCCAATTCTTTTATTGATGCATTATTAAAAGTGTCAATTGCCATCGTATATCTAGACCTTTCATATATTTCATATATAAGAGAAGAAATAGATTTATTTGAATATGGAACATTTGGTGTTAAACTTAATAACGTTGATATATTATTGAAATTTTGTTCTTGTGAATTTTCTTCAAAAATGTAACTAATATTACCAACATTACCTTCTTTTTGTGCTAATGAGTCGAGTCTTTTAGTTGCAACTCCGTGGTAGTTTTCAAGAAAATCTATTTCAGGCCAAAGTGATCTGTTAAAACTTTGTAATTTTTGTTGTAACTCAGGGTCTCCTGGATACGCCAAAACTTTTTGTTTGTTTGGTGTTTGTTTTTTAATTTCAGGCCATGGGTAAATTTGTCCGTCTTTTGACTCATCTTCTAAATTACCTATTATTTTTTTTCTTCTTTCCGCAACTTCAAATGCTCTATTATGAACATCTTTCATTAATCTAATGTAAACATCTGCATTTGCAAGAATAACACCTATAATATTTCTTATTGTAGGTTCAAAACCAATTCCACCCTTTGTTGGGTCTTTAATAACTTCATTAATTTTTTGTTCAACTTTAGCCTCTAACTTGTCTCTTTGTGCAACAAATGATTTTTGTATGTTGAATATGTCCGTTAAAATTGCATTTAAGTTTACAATTATTTTACCTTCGTGAGGTGCAAAACCATTACAGTACTCACCAACTTTTTTAATTTGATTAATAAAAGAAAATGTTTCTTTTTTAAAATCAGCCCCTGTATCGTTAATGTATTTTTGGGCAAATAACTGTGTTTTTAATAGTTCTTTTGGGTATTCTATTAATATTTTTTCTAATGTTCCGGCTTTTTCTGGATTTATTAATTTAGTTGTACTTGTTTTTTCCTGTCCTGAAAGATAACTATATGTAACTCCTGTGACTCCATTTATTTCAAATGTGTTTTTTTCTAAGTTAATTGAACCCCAAGTTCTAACCGCAGTTTCAAAATTCTGTACTGTTTTTTCAAATTCCTTTAAACCTGCAAATATTTTATAATCAACCACTTGGTTGAATATTTCCTTTTCTAATATTTTATCTAAACTTCTTGCAACCGTAATAACTTCTCTTAGTGTTTTCGTTGGGAAGTTTTTAGGTAATAATCCCTTTGCAATATATTCATCATATACCGACCTCAACATTGTATAACCTCTTGAAGATTTTGAAACCTTCTTCTCGTATCTACCCGTTTTTTCGTTAAAAGATGTGTTTGTTTCTTTTTCAATTGCATACATATACGGAGCATTTAATATACCCGTTAATGGTATGTCGTTTAGATATGCATATGTTGAACCAACAAATGTGGTTGAAACTTCAAAATTACCATTTGATTCGTTGTATTTTGTATTAAATTTAACTAAATGTAAACGATATCTAATTGCCTTACCATAATATCCTTTTACTGTTAAGTAAAATATTGGCCAAGGCATGTGAAAAAACGCATTATATGGTGAATTCTCAGGAGACTCAAATAAAGTCTTACCTCTAACATCGATAAAGTTTATGTTAATTTGTGGTATGAAATTTGCACCTTTGATATTGATGTTAATACTGTCAATACCAAAAGATTGTGCGGTTCCATCATAACCTTTATTTTCAACACCTTTATAAATTTGATTACCGTTAGAATCTTTTTCAGTAACAACGTTGTCACTACCATTATATGCCTCGGTCCATGACGTATCGTAATCTCCTGTTTTTGGTTTTAGAATGTTGAGTGTTCCTTTTGCAACAGAGACCAATGTGGTTTTATTACCCGAATCAACTAATGTGGTTCTTGGAATTAAATCAGCCTCTAAATTAACATACATCACCAAGTTTTCTTGTTTAACCCCTCTTTCTTCAACAACGCCATTGTTCACAACGCTGTTTGGGTCGATGTATATTAAATTGTTTTGGTCAACTTTGACTAATATATTTTCACCACTGTTTAACTTATTGTTCGCCATAATATAACTTGTACAATTCTACAGCACTTTTGTAATCTTGTAAAGTGCTAATCAGAGGAAATGGTATTCTAATAAAAGAATTATCAGGTATTTCAAATTCCACACTACCAAGTAATGGATTTGCTTGTAATATAATCCAACCAAATAATGGTGAGTTATAATACTCTTGTGATATTTTATCTAATCTATCTTTACCCCTTTTGTATTGCATATACTTATCACTTCCCTTTATAGGAATTTCAATGCCAGGGACAATTCTAAATTTACCGTCCGCTAAAAAATATTGGTACCTGTCAAAATAGTCCCTACTCATGGTTTATAATAATTTAGTTTATCACCTATTTTATTCTTTGTATTAAATATTTTCTTCAAATCTGTTTTCGCTTCCGTGGTTAACTCCCCCGTTACTACCTCAAATTCAATTTCTTTATCATTTTTCTTAACAGGAAATTTATCTAATTTAAACTTCTTCTCTGTTGGTTTTGTAATAAAATTATCAAATTTCTTTTCTAATTTTGTTTTTATCTTATCTGTAAAGTTTACAGTATCAACGTTATATAAATCTAAAATACTTTTCTTTTCATCTTTAAGTAATACAGATAACATATCATTCATATCTTGTGGTGATAATGCTGAATAATCTAATGTAGTTGTAAAATCTTCTGTAAAATGTTGGAAGTTATTTTTAATATATGTTATAACGCTTGAATAGTTTGAATAAAAACCTTCATTTGTAAATCCCACACTAAAAGTAACTCCACTATAATTTTCCTTTTCTATTTTACCATCTCTTTCGTATTTTGTAATAAAATTAACTTTGTCTAATGCCTCAATCACCTCTTTTCTAACATCTTCTACTTTTTTCATTTCCTTAAAATCACTAATCTTTTGTGTCTTATCTGAAATTAATTTTTTAACATATGGTTTTAATAAGTCATTTGAATTAGATACTAATGATGATGGTAATACGTCTGAAAATCCTAAAACACTAGTTAAATCCGCAGTATTGGAAACATAATTAACTAATGAGTCAGTTAATCTTATTTTTAATTTATTTAAATCAAGAGAAGGTTTATATTCTCCCAATAGTTTTATGTCTTCTGCAGATGTTGTATTGGTATTAACAGTATATCCAGTTATTGTTCTAAAATTTTGTGATAAAAACATTTGACCTATTTTTGGACCAAAGTTCTTTATAACTTCATTATATGCGGTTTGGTATGTATTAAAGTAATTTCCAACACTACTATAAACCATATCAATGGTGTTAGTATATTTCATCTTATTTCCATTTGGGGTTCCGATATATGTTCCCTCAACTGTTTTGTTTGAGTTTGCTGAATCGTTTTTACCTTCTAACGAAAATCCGTTTCTTTTTTGTAATTCTTCTAAAAAATCTTTTGTGAATTTTTCAGCGTCTTTTCCGTCTATTTTAGTTGTTGTAGAAATTGCTCTTTCATCATACATTTCTGTATTTGCAAAAAAGTTTGACGATAATGCATTTTGTAATCTCTCAACAGGTTTTTCTAAACCTTGTCCTCCAATAAATGAAACTTGTAAACTTACATTAGCAATCATTGGTTGTACACCAATTCCTTCTGGATTTAAATCCCAAGTACTATCTTCATATGTAATTCCAACATCTCTAATAATAACTTTAGAATGGTAAAAATCACCAATTCTTAAAACACAAATAGGTGGTGGACCAAATGAAGTATTTCTTGCTCCCACATCTAATGGGTCCGAAACTCCTTTAATTGGGATTGTATCTCCAGGTCTTACACATTGCAATAAGAATGTTAATCTACTATTTAATCCTTCGGGTGTTGTTGAATGGAAACCCGGATGGAAATATCTTAATTTTTCTTTTAATGAGGTAAATGCAACTGGTGAATCTTCTTCTAACTTTTTAAAGTAATGACACTCCGATAATGTTTTCATAATGATTCTCTTCATCACATCTATAGTAGGTTTCCTATTCGGTACAGTCGTTGTACCATCTGGTTCAATTGTTGTTATTGGAACCGGTATATTTGGTACTGTAATTTCCTGTGGTTGTTCAGGTTTCTTCTTATAATCAAATTTAACTCTAGCTTGTCTACAATAAAATGCAATAGGTGATGTATCTTTAAGACCTTGTCTTGTTAATATTTTTTGATTACAATTTAAATTATCTTTACCACCTGTGTTTTTTAAAGTGGTATCTTCACCATTTGTATTAAATTTAAAAATAAACTTACCATCTACGTCATAACCAAAATCCTTAAATGTAAATTCTTTTACAAATTCTCCTGGTTTTTGATTGGTTCCTGTTTTTTCATATGGTTTTAAAACGGTATCGTTAAACCATTTTAGTTCAGGTGTTTTACCATTTGATATTCCTTTGAATATATCTTGAAAAATACTATGTCCTCTTCTAACACCTAAATAAAAATTATATGTACTATCTGCAACTTCTGAAGTTGATGATGAAATTGAAAAAGTAACTTCGCTAACCGTCTTACCTGTAATATCAGATTTTAATGCAGCTAATTTTGTATTGTATTCTGTATACCCACTTGTTAATTCATCAAACCCTGTTGCAATTTTTTGTGCTTCTTTACTAATTGTGGCTCCACTTGTTGCAGAATCAATAGATTCTTTACCAAAAATAACCAATCTATCTTTTTTATGATTTTCGGTTGTTCCTACCACTAATTCACCTAAATCGATAACAGTATTTCCAGTGTATGTTACTTTTTGTTTAACATACTGTTCATATAATTGTGTGTACGTTAAATTTGTTGATCCTTTTGTTGAACCATCTTTTTTAGGATAATCGTTTGCAAAATAAAATCTCTTATCAAATTGTACCGTTGTGTCTTTACCTCCATTTTGTCCTTTATCGGGTTTAGGAAATGTAACTGGTGTTGTGGTATATTTGTATTTTTTAATTTCCTGTGGTGGTTTAGAAGAATTTAAATATAGTTTTATTAGATTAATATCGTCACTATCTAAAGTTGTATATGTTTGTATTAAACTATAAAAATCAATTTCTTCACATCCAGCAAAAAATGCATTAATGTAATTATCCGCCTCTTCATCCGACATTCCTTTGAAGTGTTCTCTAACTAATAAATTTAAAATACTTGGGTGATCAACAACAACTTTAAAAGATATTGTACCACTTCTTGATGTATTTTGATAAGTATAAATTGGTTCCGGTCTTCCTAAAAAAGAGTTCTCCTCCCATCTTGCACTATTCTGTTCGTTCATTTTTAAATCATATGGTGGGAACCACATAACACGACCTCCGTTATTACCCCTTTCACAAGCCGGTAAATCGGTAACTTTAAAACCATCTCTATTAGATGTTTTCCAAGCCAAATTCTCAATTGAGAACATATACTTTTTAGCGTAAAAACCTCCTCCATATGGATACTTGTCAACTATATTTGTTGAACCATCAAAAGATTTATTACCGTTAGACATTGGTGCATAATTTAAATTCCACGGTGTACTTCCTCCTCCCATTACACTACCGTCAAATTTTCTTACATTACCTGTTCTTTTCATGGTATCGGAATAGTGCATATATGACCTATCCTTTGTCCATACTCTACAATATTCAACACCACTTTCTTCACCTGAAAATTTATTTGTGTATTTGATTGCAGAACCTTTTGATATTCTTAAATCACCTTCTCCAAATACTCTACTTGTTTGGTCGATTACATTTCCAACATGTGAAATTGATCCTCCGTCGGATGGCATCGAATTTAAAATTTCCTGTGTAGTTCCTAATATAGAATCTTCTCTAAAATTAAATGCGGTGGATTTTGAATCGTCAAATGTTGATGATTCACTACCCCATTCTTTATTACCTGAACCTAATTTATTTTTAGAATTTTTACTAATCCATGTAAGATTACCGGTAATTTTACCTCCCTCAGTAATGTTTTTACTTCTGTGAAATAATTCGGCAGAAACTCTATCAAACATTATTGAAAGATAATATGGACTTCTAACGGGTCTATCATTAAAATCACCCATCGCATATTTTACATCTTCACCTCTATCGTCCCCTATATATGCTATTCCCGCAGGTGCTTCAACACCTAAAATATTTTTTACACCTTGTGCTGCTCTGTCAATAAAATTAAATAATTTTGAGGTGTTTTGTGATCTTGCGGTTGTTGTATAATTTGGTGCATATTTGTTAAATGTTAACGTATCAAATAATCTATTTTTTTGACCGTCACCCATATATTCGATTAATAAGTCCGAAGGTTTTCTTGATAACCTTGGTCTTCTTTTTATACCAATTAATGAACCTAGTACACCTGTAACATCTTGAAATAATTTACCAACTTCAGTTCTTGCTTGTGGTCTTATATTTACAGGATTTGCTGGATTCGATAAATAATCGCCAGGTATTTCACTAAATGGTAATTGTGTTCCTGAAATGGTTTGTAAAAAATCAATTGCTTTACCCGGTAAAGTTCTTGCTACTGTAATTTTATTATTAGGGTCAACCAATGGTTCTCTACCCGTAACTATGTTAAACGCAGTTGCGGTATTACCATTAAGAGCATCCAATAATCTTAATCTACCATTTGTTGCTGTATCAATATTTCTTGATATTCTTGAAAGAACAGGTCCATCAGGATTGTTTTTAATATTGTTAGCCGCAAATTTAAATAATTCAGATTCATTATCATATTTTGATGAACCCATAATACCAACTAAATTATACGTTGGTGTATTTGTTGGGAAATAAGGATAAAGATTTAAACCATTACTTCTTCTTTGTATTAATACTGTATTTAAATCTTCAACAATTAAATAATTGTCAGAAGGTTGATTAACATTTAAATTAGATATGTTATCAACTTGTGTCTTTCTACTTGTAGAATCGTTTAAAACAACGTCTCCATTGTCTTTATTAGACATGTCACTTAACTTATCAACTGAAAATGATGCATTACTAAAAGTCTGTGGACCATTAGGTACATTAAGTGTTTTACCTAATATATAATCTCTGAATTTTTTAGTCGAATTAAAGTCTAAGTAACTTGGCATTATATTTTATAATAAATAGATTTATTTAGTTTTTGGTGGTGCTGTATATTCATCATTACCTGTGTTTATAAAATCTTCTTTTACACTTGCATCTCTGATAATTTGTCTAGTCCAACCATCCATTAATGCTTCAGATGATTTAGCTGAAACTTCAACTTTCACAACTTTTGTTGATGAGGTATTTGCGGCCGCTTGTTTAGCTTCCGCAGCTTTCTTTTCTGCCTCCGCAACATTCATCGCATTTGTTTGTGTTGTAGCAGTACCTTGTGATTTTGGTTTTTCACCTTTAAGTTCGCTAATGTAATTACCAACCAACTTATTAAAGTTATCACTCATTTGAACCGTACCCTTTGAGACATTATCTGCAGTTTCTTTGACGAATTTCTGAGCATCTTCCCCCGTTAAACCCGCAGCTTCGGCTGCAGATTTAGCCATATTAACTACACGACCTCTTGTTGTAGCGGCCATGAATCCAATATCTCTTTCTATGTTTTCCATAGCACTTAACTGTCCTCTTGCAATGTCTTCTGTAGACATTTTTTCAAATGCGGCTTGGTTTGCTAATAATGTAGTTTTTTGTGCATTTGTTAAATCTTCTAAAATAACTTCTGTTTGTCCACCTAATTCACTCATTAAAGATTTAGGAACTTCAATAACCATTTTACCATCTTTCATTTGTGATAAGTTAGTTAAGAATTCCCTTTCTTTATCTTCCATTACTAATCCACTTGTCATTAAAGCACTCGCAGCGGCAGTTCTTTCTGAAGCCGCTATTGCACCTTTAGCCAATTCTTGATACGATATACCCAATTCACTTGCCATTGCTTTGGCCTTTCTTAGGTTAACACCTGTAATTTCAAATCTACCTTGTTCTTGATTATATGTGGTTAATGAACCCGCAGCACCAATTAATGCGTCTTGTAATCCTTCCACATTATTGGTTGCCATGTACATTAATTTTATTGGGTCACCAAAGTCACCCATAGCACCTCCCAATACCGATAAATTTGCACTTAATTCTAACGCACCTTCAGGACTAAACACTTTATCCGCAATCTGATAAACAGAATCCATACTTATTCTAAATTCATTGGCCTTTTGAACCATTCTATTTAATCCTTGTACACCATTTGCAAATCCAAATTCATTTAATTTTCCTAAATTGTCTCTTAAATCTTGTGTTGTTTTTTTACTATTCAAACCTAAAGATAATGAAGATTTACCAGCAGTATCAATGGCCTTGGTTGCGTCTGAAGCACCTAAACCGACTTTTTCAAATTGACCAAATACTCTACCCATTTCACTTAAATCTCCAACAAAAGACCTTGCGGTTGCTGCCGCTTGACCTATTGTTTCTTTTGATATGAGATTAAATCTACCCGATTCTGACATCATGTTTGTCATCATATCAGTTAGTTGTTGCATCCCATATCCTAATCTAAGTGTTGATGGATATGCGTCTATTATTTCTTCTCTTAGACCTTTTGAAAGTTCCCCTTGCATACCAACTTTTTCGTTGATATCTGTTCTTAATTGAGCTTCTTGTTTTAATTGAGTTGCTATTCCACCACCAACTTCTTCAACCAATCTACTAGCCATCCCCATTAGTCCTCCAGTTACCTGTCCTTTTTTATTAATAATATCTAACATATTACTAATTCTAAACATTTCACCTTCGGCGTATTGTGATGATTGTGTTTTTTGTGTGTCTATTGTTCCTCTTACAAAATCAACAGCCTTATTTCCAAAATTTTGTTTGGTATCCGTTATTGGTGTATTTGTTGTACCTAATTTTTCATTATATAACTTCCATGTACCTGCTAATGATGCTCCATCGGAGCTGTCTCCCTTATATGCTTTACCAAATTCTTTTTGATACGCGTCGGCAAACGCAATTTTGAAAGCGCTTTCATTTGTAATTCCACTAGGTATTCTGCTTAATAATCCCATATCATATAAATAGATGTTTAATTATTTCCATTTTCTAATGATATTAAATATTGTATATAATAACGTCTGATATAGACGGGCATAGAAAGGATATCTCCATATGAGAATCCTCTTTTAACTAAAAATAAAATCTCGTCTAACTGTCCCTTTTTATAATCCGTAGAAAGGACGAAAAAACTCAACCCCGAATCCAATTTCAACTTGGATTGTGTCTCCTGACGGGGTGATTGCTGTTTGGGTTAAGTCTAACCCCGGTTTATTTTCGTTGATAAATTTTCTAAAATCTTGTGAGTCCTTAATCGGCATGTTCTCAACAAAGTTTCTAATATTCATTAGGTCTTTATTGCCCGCGACCGATTTAATCATCATTTCAAGTTGTTTAGTGATAATTGGAGCCACTCCGTTACCGTTCCAACTATCTCTAATTGCGTCTATTTCCTTTTCTTGTTTCTTATTTAAAAAATTAAATGTGATATCTAATTTTGATTTTTCCATGAAATAAGAATATTCACCATTTGAATCTGCAACTAATTTAAAGTCTTTTGTTTTTACTGTTGATAAATCTAATTCAAAATCAAACTGTTCTCCTGTTTTTGGGTCTGTTGATGTAACTTTATAATCACTACCAAATGAGGTATTTCTTAAGAATATTAAAATCGCTTGTCTATCCTCCTCAACCAAATCATCGATAGGTAAATCTTTATCTAAAATTTTTCTTTTTAGTAATTCGTCAACAACTTTATTAGTTGCAATTAAACTTGGGGATGATAAGATATTCTCATCTGCGGCGGTTAAGTATGCGATTCTTACCGATTTTTTGTTATTTGTATAATGAATACCTCTACTTGGTAATTCAACTACGTCATAAGCAATGTTGGGGTCAATTCTAAATTCTTCCATAGTACAATTTAAACTATAAGTAGATTAAAGTAAAGTTTTTGCATAAAAAAAACCGACAACCCATTAGACAGATTTACTAATTTGATTATCGGTTTTAATATTAAATAGAAACTATTAGTATACTTGGATACAACGGTCCATTCTCAAGTTACAAGTAATTTGAGCTAAAGCATCGTTGTTGTAATCTAAATCACCAAAGTTTAAACTTGTTAAGAAACAACCTTGGATAATCCATTTTTCAACAACAACTCCTGTTGGGTCAAGCATTTCAAGTTCAATGTCTTTTTTGTATCCGGCAGCATATCCCATTCTACCTGTTACTGATTCCGCATGTAAACGGAACCATTCCATTAACGCTTGAGAAGCTGAAGGACCAATCGGGTCTTTAAAAGTAACACTCATTTCTTCCCAAGTGAATCTACCAGCAACATAAGTTGAAGTATTCAAGAAAGGAATCTCTGTTGAGTTAATTTTAGCTGAAGGTCTTTTTGTTGAAGATACATACCATTCGTTAATTCCCAAAGATGAAGGGAATCTAAGAATAAATCTGTTCTGTCTTTTCGGTTCGTAAGGAACCGGCATTTTCATTAGTAAATCTGCCATTTTGTATTTGTTAAATTTTTTGTTATTTTATACTTCTTATAAATATGTGTTATTTGGAAATAAATTTATTTTTGGTTAGGTACTTGATTTTATCAATTATTTTTCGTAGTTTTTTACAAACCCTCCAGTATTCTAGTTCCAGTAATAAATAATATATCTATTTTTTAATAATTTATTCAATATTAAATAAATACTAGTATAACCAGTTCTAGATTATACTAGTATATACTGGGTGCAGTAAAACAATCCAATCATTATACAAAAGGTTCCACGTGGAACGTTCCACAAATAAAGAAGGAGGTCCAAAGACCCCCTTCCTATTTTTATATCTCCTTTTAGATTAGATATTCTCAAATGAGGCTCCTGTTGGAGTGATTACAAATTCAACATCAATAAATTCAAGAGAACGAGTAGGTTTAATATAAATTTTACCTCTCAATGTGTTTGCATCAATATCTTCTGGGTCACTAGAAACAGTAACTTTGAATTCGTACAAACCTCTTTCCTTTTTAATTGAATCCAAGATAGGGTTAACCAATCTTAAGAACTCTTGTCTTACTTGCTCGTCATTTTGTTCAAATAACAATCTTACCGCAACTGCTGAAATTAATTTTCTTGCTCTCAATAATAATCTTCTTACGTTGATTCTATCCAATGCAGATTCTCTTACTTGAAGTGTTTTGTTACCCCAAATAATTGTACCTGTATCAGAGAAAGTTGCAATTGGGTTGATTCTATTCTTATATAATTCATCTCTTTCGTCTAAAGTTAATTTTTTGGTTGCTTTAATGGCATTTACCAAACCTCTTGAATAACCCGCGACTGCGAACCAAGGATAAGAAACGTTGTCGGTTAATGCGATATTCTTCAATACCTCACCTGTTGGTGGGATATATAGTTGAGTTGCATTATCCGTATCTCTTACTTGAATCCAAGGCCAATATGTTGCAGAATAGTTAGAATCAATAGATACTGTATCTAATTCACCAACAACGTCAGCAGCTGCGGTTGTTCCCGTAATGTTAGGAGAGTTCATAATGTATAATGAATCTGCTCTATCATTCTCAATCATATCAATTGCTTGATTAACTAAAGAACTATGGTCACGGAAGTTAATACCTGGAGTTGCAAATACGTTAATATCAACCGCTTCAGGGTTAGCAAATGTGTTTATAGCGTCTAAATAAGCATAATAGTCAGAGTTTCCATTATCAGCGTTAAACACCCCACTATACGCACCAGTTGTTTTATTATTGTTGTAAGTTGTTTTACCAAATATATAACCGTCGGTGTTGGTTCTTGATGTTCTATAGATATCCCAACCATCTGTACCTCCACATGTTGCAAATGTAAATTTACGATATGCAATATTTTCTAACGCTCCTTTTGTTATACCTTCTAAATCGTAAGGTGTACATTGGTATGTAGTTCCTGTAATATCGGTAGCATTAACAGATAAGTGGAATCCGAAAGTTTCAGTTGTACCACTTGTACCTTTATATTTAAATAAATCCTTATCAAATCCGACTTGTGATGATAATCCTAACATTACTTTCTTTACCTTATCACCTGACTCAATATTTTCAGTACCGTCTGCGTTATATGTTACTACATCACCAGCATCGATATATTCAGTTTTATAAATTACACTACCTAATGTTGTTCCACTAAAGTTTGCATTATTAACAAATCCTTTAAATCCTGCAGGGAACGCATCCGATGGATGATTATCAGCTAAAGATAACATTATATATTTTGAACGTAATTCGTACTCACCATCGGCGGTACCTATTTTTCTACCAACAAAACCTGGCATGTCAGGATTCATAGAACATCTTGAATATTTTTCAAGAACAACCATATTGTCATCAGTATCGTTAAAATCACGAACAACAATGTCAAATTCACCTGAATCTAAATTAATGTTTTGGATTGTTATTTTAACTTGGTAGTTAGAACCTTCACCGTCTGAAATTGTTATTACTTCAAATAAATCTGAAACTTTTCCACCACGAACTTCTGAAACCACCATTGGAGATAAAGATGTTGACCATTGACCTAAAAAGTTAGAACCTTCATCATTAAAAACTTTAGTTGTACTTAAACCTCTAATCAATCCTCTTTCATAAGCGGATTTAACTAAATTAGGATAAGATTCATAAACATAAAGAGGAAAATCTTCATATGACTTGTCAAATACATCAGAACCTAATACTTTTTTAATGTATTTTGTTGACGTTGTATCTAAAGTACAATTAAATGATTTTGCACCTCCTGTTGTTCCTGTAACATTAATTTGAAATTCACCTAATGGATTTAATTCAATATCTGTAACTTCGGCCAATGAAACTTGTGTGGTGCCCGTAACTTCATAAGTTAATATCTCTGAAGCATAACGACCTCTTGATCTTAATGTTGCCACAGATATACTATCATAATCGGTATTAACCTCAGCACCAAATGTGTATTTTACAACATCAAATCTAGTAGTACCTGAATTCCAAGCAAATTTATATGAATAAAGTTGATTAATTGTTGCACCTGAATTAAAGAAAGTATTGTACCATTCTTTATTATTAGGTGTTTCACTGTATAGTTTACCTGTTAAAGGCGATACAACTTGTAATGTCGTACTAGGTAATGTTACACCTGAAGGCATTAAACCAATTGTAAACCATTTACCGTCATCTGTAGTTGTAAAACCACTAAAATTTGATACTATATAACTTGTTATAGATACTCCTTCTGTTGAAGTTTTACCCGATAACTCACCATATATTGTACTTCCGGTAATTGTTGCGGTTGTTGCAGACATAGTAGTACTTCCAGACGTACTATAACTTGAATCCCAAGTAGCACCTGTTGGTGAAATACCACCTAATGTTTTTATTGCGAATGTTTTACCTGCTTTATATCCAGTCAATCCAAGTACTCTTGTTACGAATAATTGGTTTGACTCTTGTAAATAAGATTTAGCTACGTAAGGTAACTCATATTTTGGGTTATTAGATCCGTCTCCATATTTTTCTGGAGAGGTACCGCCAAAGTATGTTTTGAATTCGTCGAAGTCTCCTATTAAAATTGGTTCGAAAGCTGGACCTTTTAAGGTTTCACCTACTAATCCCAATGTTGTTACTCCGACACTTTGAGCCACGAATGTTAGATCCTTCTCAGATGTGTAGACACCTGGAGAAACGAATACTCTGTTTGAATTTGCCATCGATTGTTGTTTGGTTAATTATTTTTATTAGTTATTCTATAAATATCTTTGTTTTTACCAAAGATTTCCGTACTTTTCTTAAAAAAGATAGTAAATTATCTTTTTATATCTAAAACTATCTTTCATTATGGAAAACAAACAGAAAAATGTAAAAATCAGTGAAAAACACCACGAGATGTTAAAAGTCCATTGTGAAAAGAACGGATTAAAAATTTACAAAGTCTTAGAAAAATTTATAGAAGACTTGTGTAAACCAAAAAAGAAGGACATGTATGGTGATGATTAATAAAGATACGTAACCCCTATTCTTGACCCAATTACAGGTGCACCACTCAACGTTATTCTTTGGTCACTAGTTATATCAAAACCTGAACCTTCCTCTTGTAATAGACCGTTTATGTCTACAGTTATGATACTATTGATGGAGTTATGTAATGTAAATTCTAATGTTGATCCATTATATGTAAAATATTCCGTTGTAACTTGTAATAAGGAACCATAAGTGTCGATAATTACACTATTTCTACCCTTATAATATGTTATGGCAATCGAACTACCTTCAGGTGGTGGTTCAGAAAATGTAATTTTTGATGTGTATGCGACGTGAAAATAATCCGTATCCCTCTCTTGTACAAGACCGTTTACCGATGCGTTGAATAACGTTCCTATACTTTCACCAACACTAAATTGTGTTTGAATTCCATCAGCAGGAAAAGTGGCCACAGTTACATCAATTAACTTATTAATAAATTTTTTACTGCCTGGTTTTTGATTTATAAATTCATTTAATAGAAAAAATCTACTAATTGCCGGCTTAACCTCAAATTCCTCACTATCTATTAAAATACCCAACATTACAAATTTATAATTTTGAATATAAAATCTACGACCATCAACTGTATCTATAGGACTATTATCTTCAATACCCTCTAAAACTATTGGTATGTAATGTCCTTTTACAGATGTGTAAGCCTGTCTTGAAGAGAACTTTTGTAAAACAATTTTATTAAATTTATTTAAATCCCTAAATTTATGACACACTATTGTAACCTCAAAAGTTATATCCACAGCAACTGGTTGTGGCATTTTATATATGTCGGCACCAATTTGTGTTCCGTTCCATGTTGGGACAGATGCATAATGGAATGTTCTTCTATCAGGTATTGTTCTTTGTGTTACAGGATTCGTACCTGGCTGAACGTCAGGTTTTCTAATAATTGCAATAAATGGTACTTTAACATTACCATCGTCATCAGAAAACTCCCAATTGTTTGCAAATTCACCCCATCTTTGTATTGTAAGTATTTTTGGTATGATTGGGATTTGATTCCCATCAGATACAACAACAAAATTTGTTTTTATAAAATCTAACATTCCACCATCCAAATCATCATGAAGTATAGAATCAGGTAAATAGGAATCTGACTTGGTAATCCTATCCAATAATTCCTGTCTTCTCTCCATAACTCGTTCACCTTGGAACGATTCTTTCGCACCACCATAAACATCAATGTTGTTTTTTCTTTTAGGTATTCCCATGTTATACTCCTCTAAATTCGTTTTGTTGTGTTGGTACGCAAACTATAGTTCTATAATGTGGTTTGAATCCAAACATTTTGTGTTTATTATCTGAGGTTACCTTACCATCATTTGAGACAGTATAAAACCTCAATTTCTCCTCCGAATCGGGATAACCAATATAATCACCGTACTTAATATCCACATTCAATTCTTCCAAATGTGTTATATAAACCGACAATGTTAAATTTCCCGGCTCATTATATCTAACCATACCAGATTTATATGTAACATTCTTCGGTTCTTCAATTTTAACCAATGCATTAATCTCAACAGGTGGAAAGTACTTTATCTCATCCGCACCCGCTTCAGCATAGACCGCGTCATTGTCTGTTTTACTCCTATCGACACGATAAAGGACTAATTTCATGTTTAAATCCCCATGAAGATATTCCCTACCCATTTGAATATTGATATCAAAGTCGTCTTGAGAGAAGAATTTAGACAATCTGGTAATTGGTAATTTATTGTTCATATCCTAATAAATAGTTTAATCTTACGTTCTAATTATTTATATTTTAATATGGAAACAAAGATTCCCGAAATTGAGGCTAGAAATATACTTTCAACATATGAAGGTTCTAATAATCAATTATTAGATTGGAAAAGAAAATTTAAAGATGTTAAGAATTTTAAGTTAACGAGACCCCAATCTGAATATGTACAGAAATATCATGAAGTAACTCCAAAAATTGCCAGAAAACATATTAACATTGTTAGTACTTTCGGTGAAAAGATAATGGAGGATAGGTTATTAACAACTCCACCGACCAAAATTTGGTGTGAAAAATTATTATGTGAATCAGATAAGGCGTTTCATATATGGGGTAAGGTTTTAGAAATTGACCAATTAAGTGCAATGTGGTTACCAAAAGCGGCGGTTGTTCAAGAAGAAAAAAAATTAGATAGGGTAATTGATTATACCAAATACAATTCAAGACCCCCGATGGACCATCAAAAGATTGCAATTGAAAAATTATTAGCGAACGATAAATTTATTTTAGCGGATGATATGGGTCTTGGTAAAACAACATCTGCGGTTATTGCGTCTTTAGAAAGTAAAGCAAGAAAGATACTTATAGTATGTCCCGCATCATTAAAAATAAATTGGGAAAGGGAAATAAAAAACTATTCAGATAGAAAAGTTTTAATTGTCGAAGGACGTAAATGGGGTTCTACTTTTGATTTCTACATTATTAATTATGATATTATTAAAAACTACCACACTACAGACAAGAGTGAAGATAGCGACGATTATAAATTATTGGTTAATGCCAATTTTGACTTGGCAATCGTAGATGAGGCTCACTATATATCAAATGCCACAGCAAACAGAACTCGTTTATTAAATGATGTTTTAGAAACAATCCCAAAAGTTTGGTTATTAACTGGTACACCGATGACATCAAGACCAATTAATTATTTCAATTTATTAAAGATTGTAGAATCACCATTAGCATTAAATTGGCAATCCTATGTTCGCAGATATTGTAAAGGTTACCAATTCAATGTCGGTAATCGTAAGGTTTGGAATACAAGTGGTGCAAGTAATTTAGATGAACTTCGTGAACGAACGAAAAATCTTGTTTTACGAAGAATGAAGACTGACATTCTTGACTTACCTGAAAAAATTGTTACACCAGTGTTTGTTGAATTGACTAGTAAAATGTATGATGAGGAATTAGAAGAATTTACTCGTATTAGTACCGATAAGAAAAATGATGAAACAATCACAGTTACGTTAAATCGTTTAATGAAAATTAGACAACTTATTGCTTACGAAAAAATCCCTTATACTTGTGAGTTGATTGACAAGTGTTTAGAACAAGGTAAAAAGGTAATTGTATTTACAAACTTTACAATGTCATTAGATATGTTACATGAGAAATATAAGAAAGTTTCAGTAACACTTGATGGAAGAATGAATAAAGATAAGAGACAAGAAAATGTTGATAGATTCCAAACCGAAGATAAAATCAAAGTCTTCATTGGTAATATTAAAGCTGCGGGTGTTGGTATAACATTAACCTCTGCTGAAGTTGTTATTATGAATGACTTATCATTTGTACCTGCTGACCACTCACAAGGAGAAGATAGAGCATATCGTTATGGTCAACAAAATAGTGTATTAGTTTATTATCCCGTTTTTGAAAACACGGTAGAAAAAATAATTTACAATATATTACAAAAGAAAAAGGGGATTATTGACCAAGTAATGGGTGACGGAGAATATTCAGAATCCTTTAGTAAGGACTTACTTAAACAACTCTTTTAACTCACCAATTTTTTTATCCAATAAAGAATCCAACTCCTTATCTTCATAATCCGATACGTTAACAACTATTGTTTTTTCAGGTTCATTAAAGTTGACGTAGTTCCCGCCTTCCTCTTTTTGATATGTAAAAACAATATTATTTATTCCACAAAGGATTAATAGTTCATTTAGTTTATTCGTTGTAGTCATAATACCAAAAATAAACTATTTATTGAAATATACCAAATTATGGCTACAATTATTTCACAATCTGAAAAGGACAAATTATATACACAGGTTTTTCACCTATTGGGGATGCCCGTTCGTGGCATTGAACTTACTGAAGAACAAATGGATACTTTTTTAGAGTTTTCCTTGTCTGAATATGAACAATACGTTAGTGATTGGTTGATTGAATCTCAATGGTCCGCATTGGCCGGATTAGATGTTGATACACAATCCCTTTCTAGAGCGTTTACTACAAGAAGTTTAGATTATGAGACACAATACACTTATTCATATTCCAAAATAGTTGGTTTACAGGCCGGTGGTGATAACGAACTTAAAAAAGATTTTTTTACCCTTACAGGTGGTACACAAACATATGAAATACCTGCTGGTCGTGAAATAAACGAACTATTATGGTTTACAAGAGCCGAGTTAACCGATTCAATCGTTGACCCGTTTTTAGGTGGTTTCGGTGGTCTTGGAGGTGTTGGTTTTGGTGGTGTGGGAGGATTTGCTCAGGTTGGGTCTTCAGGTTCATACTTTATGTTACCAGCTTTTGACCTTCTTTTAAGAATGCAAGATAGAAGTATTAAAAATAGAATAATTGGTGGGGATTTAACATATAGGATTACTGCGGGACCTGAAGGTAAAAAATATATTCACTTATACAACGTGCCTGGTGGAAAATACGATTTTGGTAATAACGCTAATAAAAACTATCAAGTATGGTATTGGTATTATGATACCATGGATAGAGACACTTGTCTACAAAAAAACAAAGATGTTATTAAATTACCTTCTGATGTTATGACCGAAGAACTTACTTGGGATAAGTTAAATAAACCATCTCAAAATTGGGTAAGAAAATACCTAATAGGTTATTCTAAAGAAGGATTAGGTCGTATTTGGGGTAAATTCTCAGGTGATTTACAAGTTCCTGACAGTGCTGTTAAATTAGATTATAGTTCTTTATTGACTGAAGGTAAAGACGAAAGAATGAAATTGGTTGAGGAACTTATGGCTAGATTAGAAAGACTCCGCCCTGAAAAAATTCTTGAAAGAAAAGGTTCAGAAGCGGAGAATTTAAATAAAGCACTTAAGTTTAGAGCAATGCCAAGTCCGTTTAATGTAATCTAAACTTCTATTGCGTGGTAAGCGTAATCGTGTCCATCATTTTCAATGATTTCATCCTCATTACTGATTGTACTTTCAGCTTGTAGTGATACCACTTTTCTATTATGTTCCACCCAATTTTGGTCAACTAATTTTAGACTATCTTCAACATACATAAAATAAGGATCTCTACCCACTCTATTCCAAAAAATAACTTCACTATCTGAAAGTGTCATTACCTCATCAAACTTATCTTGTCCACTTTCTTTTAATGGATAACCATTAACAAGTTCACATTGTAATTTAGTAAAGTATTGTCTATCCTTTGGGTCTTCAATAAGAATATCTTCTCTAATGTTTGGGTTAAATGCAACCAATAAAGGCTCAACACGTTTGTTAAAATTACTAAGATAACGAGGAACGTTATAATCACCTTTTAAATCGGGATTATTTGTAATTTCCTTTTCATCAATCATGTAACAATTAACATTTATAACTGCGTGGTCTTTCGGCATTTCACTACCAATACTTTCAAAATACTCAATCATTTCCTTTTTTGTCCATCTAGTTTTTCTTTCCACATCTCCAGATGATTTTTTTATACCATTATTAACATAGTATATTGTATCACCTAAACCGGCAGGATAATCATTTTGAATTATTAATTCCATGTGTGCTTGACGAGACATTAAAGAACCTGATTTAGTTGTTTTTTGTACGTGTTTTTTATATTCATTAATAGATTGTTTAACACGAGCTTTATTTGCAATTTTAGATAATGGTATTTCTTTATTATATATTTTTTCTACGTAATTGTAATATAGTTCCACAAAAGAATGTCCGTCACCATTTAACAAATATTTAAAACCTTCATCCAAAAATTCAACAATATATGTTTGTAATTTTTTTGATTTAATTGTGTTACCTGTTAATTTAATTTTCTCCTTGCCTTTCTTAATTAATTTAATAATATAATTCTTACGAGATACGTTAATGCAAGATGGTGCGGTGTAGTCAATATCTAAACCCATTTCACCTCTCATGAATATGTCATTGAACTCTGCGGTGTGAGCTTCAATACCTTTATATTCTTTACCTTCTATTACTAATTCATTTAAACCTTTACCAACATACACAGCGTCTAATGCACTATCAGGTGTTTCAAAGTTCACACCGTCCGTGTCCATTACAAGAGGTTTATAACCCTTTTGCATATAGAACATAATCATCATACGTAAACACTGACGACCAATGCAAGTAATAGTTTCACCTGAATCCATTTCCCCCCAAGGGAATACGTGTGGTGCAGATAATGAACCAAAATATGCATTAATAAAAATCTTAATTGGTAATTGTTTACGGTCGTACATTTCAGCAGCAACAGGGTCGCTATCTTTTAATTCACTGGCAAGATGCTTATATTTAATACGAATGTTACGGAAATATTTCAACATCGATTTTTGTACTCCCATGACATCACACGCGGGAAATACATCATACACTAATTGAATTGATGGGTAGAGCGATGAGTAGTCAAATTTAACAATATTCTTTGCATAACCAACATTTAATAAACGAGATAATCCACCAGTAAAGGCTCGTTTCTCATCTTTAGATGGTACTGCTAAATTATTTTCATAAGACCAAGCTAACATAATGATTTTCCATAATGTTGCCGTACCCATTGTTGCAATCCTTTCATAAGTTGTTGGTACAAGTTTTGACAATAAAAATGTTGATTGAGAAAATGAATCGTCTACAACCATTGTCTCATAAAGGTCATCATCAAGATATTGCTCAACAATTTTCCTACCTGGCCATATCTCAAACTTGCCAGGATATTTTCGTAATAAATCTTCGGTACCTGGCTCACCTATTTGTTTATATCCACCTGTTTTTGGATTTACATAATAACTTTCATTATCTAGATATATTTTTGATATTTTACTACCTTCAACATACACACGATTAGGTTTTTCTTTTTCCAAATATGTGGTAATGTATTTCAAACCCCATGATTTAATTTCAGAATTGATTGCTTGAGCACGTCGTACTGAATGTGCAATATCAATGATATTAAAACCCCAAATAATATGTTGTTTATATGGCTCAACTTCATTTGCCAATTTTAACATTCCCTCTTTTTCTTTCATTCCTTGGGACGTGAAAATTTGAGTCATTCCATCAACATCAACACCAAGAATTTCCGCACGTTTTAATATGAATGGCCAATCAAAAAATGCGGAGTTGTAACCAGCAATGATTGTTGGTTTTAAGTCCCTTATATATTGGAAAAATCTTTCAATACATTTTTTTTCTCCGTCTTCCCCAAAGGCGGGAATTGTTACGTTTAAACCACGATTATCTTTAACCCCAATTAATATAATAACACAAGTTTCAGGGTCAAGACCTGTGGTTTCAATATCAAATACAAATCGATTAACACCACCATAATCATCAATACCTTTGAATAATCTTTTTTTCGTTTGAACAAGATATTGTTCTACCGGTGATAAAACCGTAAAATGTTGTCTATATTTTTCATCCCACGGATTAATACCACCCATTCTGAAAAATGAAATTAAATCGGTATACGATTTAAGACTTTTTACCAAATATTTCATACCCGACTCAAGTCGTTCATCTCCATGAGTATCTAATTTTTCAATTAGAATACCAAATTCACCCATACGTTTTTTTTGTATGGATTTTGAATTATTGTAAAAACCTAAACCTGATAAATCACCAACCCACATAAACGGGGTAAATGAATCTGATTTTACAATCTTTCCCTTTTCGGGGTCCTGAATAATTTTGTAAATTGTGTTGGTGGGGTAGTCGTATTCGACTCCGACAATGAACTCTTCGGGGTCGCCACCGTTAAGGAAGTTTTCTATAACTTCCTGAGAGATAACTTCTTTCATCTTATAATTTTTTTAAATGTGACGTATTAGCTTACTGAAAATCAGTAGTTTGCCTTGTTTTCATCTGTAAATATAAGAATTAAAATCGGTATTAAAAAATGTTGATGTATAATTTTTCTTTAACGGGTAATATCAATTTTGTTGTTGGGTTTCCGTTTGTGTCTAAAAATTGTATAGTTATTTTACCCTCAAATTTACCCATTTCTGAAGTTTGGGTTTCAGTAAATCTATGTGTAATATAATATTCCTCGGTTGTTTGGTTATATAATTTTGTTCTCGTTGTCACTAAACAATCACTATTCAATATTACGGGTTCCCCTGTTTTAACGTCAGACATTTCAAATGTGATGTCTGCACTTTCGAGCATATCATTAAATGATGATTTGTCGTTTTTACCGTCATCAATCATCCTCATTTTTAATATTGGGTCAGATGCCCCTTGTCTTATAAAGAATTCCATATGTTATAAATATTGTTTTTTTAATATTATTTATCCTCTAAATGTTATTGTTATTGGTAAATTCTTTACAAATGGATTAGGTGAATCTTGTGTTTGTGTTACTCCGCCTGTCTCAGATATAATAAATGTATTATATGTTGGTTGATTAAATATATAGTTAAAACCCGGAGCAAGTGAATATCTTGCGGTGTTCGAACCTTGTGTTAATGACACTGTACCTCCATTATCTTTAATGCTTTGAAATAATGATAAATAATCAACACCCGCACTATTTTTGGTGTTAAAACGAAGTATAACAAATGTATTACTAATAAAATTAGGATTATATGTAACAACTATATCACTAGGCTGTCCTGTAGGATTATATGTGAAAAGTGATTCACCATTACCATCGAAAGTTGCACTCGTCTGTCCAAAAAATAAACCCTCATCGCCCGTTAAATACCATTCACTAGTAACTACCATTGGTGATGTTGGACTTGGCGTCATAGTCATTGTTGGTGTCATTGTTGGTGTCATTGTTGGTGTTTCCGACGGAGTCATCGTTGGTGTTAAAGTAATGGTAGGTGTAATACTAGGTGTTGGTGTTACTGTATTAGTTGGTGTCATGGTTGGTGTTTCTGATGGGGTCATTGTGGGCGTTTCAGAAGGAGTTACCGTTGGAGTTTGACTATTTGTTGGTGTTTGAGTTATCGTTTGTGTTGGCGTTTGTGTTGGTGTTTCCGACGGAGTCATCGTTGGAGTTTCACTTGGTGTTTGAGTTGGTGTTTCCGACGGAGTCATCGTTGGAGTTTCACTTGGTGTTTGAGTTGGTGTTTGAGTAATGGTATTTGTAGGTGTTACCGTATTAGTTGGTGTTAAACTAATTGTTGGAGTAATACTTGGTGTGGGTGTGTTGGTCGGTGTTACTGTATTTGTTTGTGTTAAAGTAATAGTAGGTGTTTGAGTTGGAGTTGGTGTTCCGGTAGGTGTAACAGTATTAGTTGGTGTTTGAGTTGGTGTAACAGTATTAGTTGGTGTTTGAGTTGGTGTGGGGGTTGCCGTTCCGGTTGGTGTCATAGTATTAGTTGGTGTAATACTTTGAGTAAGTATTGGAGTTACAACCGAAGACCAAATTATGTTTCCATTTAAATAAACAAAAGATGGTGTGTTACCATTAAACTTAATATCTGATGCGTTTGTAAATAAACTCATTTTAATTTATTATAATATACAATGTACCACTAACTGGTGTTATCGATGCATATGATGATGATGTAATAGTTTCGAGTTTATTAACGGTATTTGATGACATAATATTACTTCCGTTTACATTTGCACTGCCAGTAACATTTAATGAACCTGTTAACGATAAACTACCACTAATATATTGACTACCGGTAAAATAATGTGAACCACTATCAACTAACGTTTGTCTAAGTGTGGATAATGTCGATTTATATGTTGTACCACCAAATGCAACCGCGGTAACTCCGGTTAAACTTGGAGCAATTGAACTAGATAGTTCTGTTATTTTTTTTCCTGCCATTTAAATAAATAGTTTAAAATAGTATGATATCATTATTATTTTCAGTTATTATGTCTTCACCATCCTCTGTCAGTAATGCGTTTGAAAATACACCACTTAATGTGTCTAAACAATCTTCATAACATTCAACAATGTCAAAATTTGGTTTTATTTCGGTCAGATAATGGTGTCTTACTCTCGGGAAATTTAATGGTTCTTCAAAATATTTTATTTGATAAACATTAAATTGTGTATTCCCTGTATGTAATGATTGTATACCACTGGTTCCTCCACCCCATATTTGTACAATTTTATTTTCAGATTCTCTTAGTGAAGGTATTATTTCCTCCCAATCTTTTACTTTATAAATTAAATTTCCATTTAAAAATATCTTTAACGTACCCAACCTTCTCTGTTTTTCTGAAGCCCACTCTCTATTTAATTTCTCAATAAATTCATATGTTGGTGTTGCCCCCGATAATACATCTATTGAGTTTGTTATGGTATAGCCAGTTGTTATTTGAGTTGTTGTAGTTCCGGTTGATGACCCAGTATAAGAAATAGGGTATGGACCTCTTATTAAATCGTTCCACCCACCGTCGTTTTCAATCTCACAACCTTCGTAGTGTTTATATCTGTCGAAAGTAATGGTTATATTAAAATCCATTGAAGTACCACCACTACATAAAACAGGGGTTTGTCCTGAAGATATATAATAACTCTCAGTATAACCCGAACTTGAATCACATAAACCAGAATACCTATAAGATTCCCATTTTATTCTACGGTCATCCGTAAACGAAAAGGAAAGGTTGTTGTCAGCATAGTTAGATTGTACCGTTTCCCCACTAATACCCCAATAGTAAAATGTAGTACCACCCGACCAAGGTATATTCTCCTTATTAAAAACAAAATCCAAAGTCCAACCCTTTTCAGTACGTCTTCTAATGTTGAAATTACATGTATGACCTGTATATCTCTCGTTAATTGGTATTGACCACGGAGTTGTAAAATTGGTATAACATGAAGAATCTATTGTTAATCCTGTATATATAATTTCATTTGTTAAATCTAAAACGTCGGAATCATAATTCACGTCTTTTGATAATTCAAAATCATATAATTCGGAAGAATCCAACCTTAAATCTAATTTTAACCCATAAAAATTTAAAATATTCTGTCTATTCATGTTTCTATAAATATCTTTCATAAGATTTGATATTTATAATAAAACCGATTTAGATGAATAATTTTATAAAACAGGTAATTGAGGAGAAATTTGCATCAAAAGCACAACAAAGGTTCTTCTACGCTAAGGCGAATGAAAAGGGTAAACCTAAGAAAGAAAAGAAGAAATGGAGTAAATGGGCTAAGGAATTCTCTGATAAAACAAATTATGACGAAATACCTGATAAGGTAGAGACAGAGGTCGATGAAATTGTAGACAAATACGGAAATATTGCTACAGGCAAAAAACCAACTGATTTTAATACGAAAGGTGTCACACAAAAGAAAACAAGTGATGATGTTGCAAAGGCGGCTCATGGTTCTATGGGTAGAATGGCTAATGTTGGTGGATCAACAATGAGATATTGGGCTGAATCGGATATGAGTAAAGCGTTAGGATTTGACGACACGATGGCAAAAGATGCTGATTATGAGGATGCTGAAGACCATTTTAAAGGTGAATTAGGTTTAGATGAACCTGAAGCTGAAGATAGGTTAGCTCAAATGGGTTATGATAAAAAATTACCCGCGGATAAGGTAAGATTGGTTGAGAATCCTAAAAAATTCATGGAGGAATATATCGAAAGTGTTTTATCTAAAAGGGCAAAAGACAATGAAATCGTTTCAAAAGACGAACAAACAGAAGAAAAAGAAATTAACCCAATTGTTTTAAAACAATTAAAATCATTGAAAAATACAATGAATAGTCATAAATTATCAATTAATGATATTATGAAACATTTAAAAGATAATGAATAAAGATTTAAAAGATAGGGTATTCAACATACCTCAAAACATATTGGACAAAATTAATCACACTATTAAGAGTTTGGGTGGACAACACGTACATGGTGTACAAAGAGCACAAAAACTTTTAACAGATAAAACTGTAAAATATGGTCAACTTAAAAGAATTATCCACGATTTCCAAAAAATGGATAAGTCGGTAGATAGGGTTAAATATGATTTATCCGGCGGAGATTTAATGGATAAGTGGTCTAAACAACATTTACAGGGAGAAAGAGATTTAGTTAGTAATGTCAAAGACGCAAGAAAAAGAGCTGATGAAATTGGTAGTATAGGTGGAGAAAGAAAGAATAGTCATCTTAAATCACATACTAAAGATGAAACTTTTAAAATACCAACCAATTTATTAAAAAGTAATTCACATAAAAATACAATAAGTCCAATATCATCTCTTGGATTGTTTGAACAAATTCAAAAATTTAAAAAATTAATATCATATTAATATGGCAACACAATTAGAAATTTTAGCAGAAAAACTTAGAAAAGAAGTTATTAGTAAGAATAGTTACAATAGTAGTAACGGTTATTCTTCAGTTAATAAGAACGCCTTGTCTGATGGAGACGAAAAGGGTAAGGGTGACGTTAATGGACAAGTTGGTTCCTCCATTGATATACAAAACAGAATCGATAATTTAGGACGAAATAGATACAACAACGGTAATGAATATTCATCTGTTAATAAGGACGCCCTATCTGATGGGGATGAATTTGGTAAAGGTGATGTTAACGGACAAGTTGGTTCATTAACCGATATTAAAACAAGAACTGACGTTGTTGCTAGAAATAAATACAATGAATCAAAAGGTTACCCTGATTTTTAATTTATGTTAAATAATACAATCTTTGACATAATCGAAGAACAATCTATACTTAAAACAACTAAAACGAAACCTATTGTTGATGCCATCAAAAATAGGAAAAAAATTACGTTTTATTATTCTGGACCAAGAAAACCTAAAAAAGATAGTGTGAAACCGGGTTATAGAGTAAAGGCAGAAGTCGTTGCATTAGGATTAAGTAAAAAAGGTAATTTGGTTATGAGAGCATATGTTCAACCCCCATCAACCTCAAAAAAGGGGTTTGCAAAACATGGATGGAGAACGTTTATGTTGAGTAGGATGAGTGGAACTAATGTGACCGATGAAATTTTTAACGAGAAGAGACCGGGTTATAAAGAAGGTGATGACAATGGATTAAGTGTTACATATGTAACAACTGATTGGACTAAACAACCCAAAACCAAAAAAGTCGAAAAACCACAACCAAAAGTTGAACCAAAAACCACAGTTAAACCACCTATTGAAAAACCTGATGTTAATGTTGAAAAACCCCAACCACAAGTTAAAACACCGGAACCAAAACCAACAGAATTACCTCAACCAAAACCAGAAGTAAAACCAACAAAAGCACAGGAACCTCCTAAGGAAGAACCAAAACCAGAGGACTTACCACAACCAAAACCAGAAGATAAACCAACTCAAAACCCTGAGGAGGATAACAATCTTCAAGAAAATTTAAAAAGAATTAAGAGTTTAATGTTACTATAAAAATAGTTATAATTAAAAAAGAAAATATTATTATCATGTCACAAGGTAAAGGAAGTATATCACAAAACGATTTAATGAAAAAATTAGTTCAGGCCAAAAAAGTTATGAATAAAGTAGATGGAGGAGATTATGAAAGAGGTCACGTTAATGAATCTATGTTATTATCTTCTCCTGAAGATGTAATGAACAATACTGAATATCAATCAACTCCAACAAGACCAATAGGTTCCCCTTCAATTGATAAAATACAAAATTCTAAATTACCCGACGCAATTAAAAGGGCTATGATTGAAAGTCCAATACAACAAATGAACCAAATTTCATTAAACGATACTCTTGATATGGATTTTATTAAGGGAGCAAAACGATTAATGGAACAAGAAGGTGTTGCAACTAAAAAACAACAAGTACAACCACAAAGACAACAATCTTCAGGTGGTAATATTGATATGGGTGCAATTGCGGTTCTTATTGAAAACACCATACGTAAAGTATTGGATGAAAAATTAAATCAAATTCTAACCGCCCAAACAACATCAACTATAAATGAAAATTTAGTATTAAAAGTTGGTGATTCTATTTTTAAGGGTAAAATTACTGGCGTAAATAAAGCCAAGTAATTTTGTTTTTCCAATTTTTTTAGTTATATTTTAGACATATAAAGTAACATAATGTCAAAATTGAGAATTTTAGCTATTCCGTCCGATGCCCATGGTGTGGGTAAATTTAGGATAATGGATCCATACAAATATATTGGTGATAATCACATGGATGAATTTCATGTTGACATTTCATATAATGTTGAAAATAATGATGAAGCGTTTTTAAATTATGACATTGTTGTGTTTCATAGTTTTATACACCAAACAACTCACGAAGATAACGTTAATAGAGTTTTATGGTTAAAGAAACAAGGAATTAAAGTTGTAATGGACATTGATGATTTATGGTTTGTTGACCAAAGACATCCAATGTACCAACAAATAAAAATTTCTAAAATGGGTGAGAAAAAAATCGAGTTACTTAAAATTGCCGATTATGTTTCCACAACAACTTCCATCTTTGCTAAAACAATTAAAGAAAGATTAGGTGTTAAAAACATTGTTATTTTTCCAAATGCCGTGAACAATGAAGAACCTCAGTTTAAACTAAATCCAATTAAATCAGATAAAGTTAGATTCGGTTGGTTAGGTGGGTCATCACATTTACACGATATTGAGTTAATGGCAAGTGGTATTTCCGCGACACATAATTTATTTAAAGATAAAGTACAATTTGTTTTATGTGGATTTGATTTAAGAGGTAATGTAATGGAAATTGACGATAAAGGTAATCGTAGAAATAGACCAATTAAACCACATGAAACTGTTTGGTTCAAATATGAAAAGTTCTTTACAGATGATTATAAAGTTTTAAGTGAAGAATATAAATCATATCTTAATACGTTTATGGAAATTCCATATGATGATGAAAATGAACCATATAGAAGAAGATGGACAAAAGAAATAAACACATATGCAACAAACTATAACACTTTTGACGTATCTTTGGCTCCGTTAGTTGAATCTGTGTTTAATGCAAATAAATCACAATTAAAAGTCATTGAAGCTGGTTTTTATAAAAAGGCTTTGATTGCAAGTGATACAGACCCATTCACTTTGGATTTATTGTCTGCGGTAAACGAAGGTAATTTTAATGATAAAGGAAACGCATTATTGGTAGGTACAAAAAAGAATCACAAAGATTGGGCGAGACATATGAAACGATTAGTTGAAAATCCAAATATGATTGAAGACTTAGGAAACCGTTTATATGAAACAGTTAAAGACACATACTCACTAAAAAAAGTGTGTCAAGATAGAGTAGAATTTTTCAAATCAATTATAAATAAATAAAACAAACACGTATGCATTACTTAGTAACTATCGGTTATGAAACCGAACAAATGGACAGAAACGGAAACGCCCGTCTTCAAAAATTAAAGTACATTATCGAAGCGGAAACTGTTGAAGAAGCGACAATTGTTGCGTCAAAATATAGAGCCGGAGATGTTCGAACAAGCGAAAGTATTTCAGTTGCAAAAATGGCAATTGAATGTGTTATCGACAAAAAGAACACGCCGGAATATTACAAGGCTTAATAACAAACACACCAACTGAATTATGGATTTCTACGGTAGAGATATACAGATAATGCGACAATCGCAAAGTAAAATGGCTTTAGAATACCTTAATACAGTTGGTGTTCAAGTTACATTTGAGGAATTACAACGTGTAACGGATGTATTTGTCGAGTGTTGTTTAAGACCACAAGATAATGACTTAAAAGAGAGAGTTAAGAAATTAGATAAATGGATATTAGAAAAAAAACTAAAAAATGAATAAAAAAGAAATTGAGGACTATATAAAAAAATTAAAAGAGTTTGAAACAGAATTATCTAATGATGATGATTTGGATTTTAATTTTATTAATGAATTAAATGGTGTTTTAAATAAAATTAATACCGACATTAAAAATGAAACTCAAGAAACACCGATATATAATAATTCATTAATTGTTAAAGTTAAAAAATTGAGTGATAATGCCGTTATACCATCTTATTCTAAAGTTGGTGATGCTGGTATGGATTTAACAATTACAAGAGAAATTGAAAACACATCTTTTAGTGTTTCCTATGGATTTGGAATCTCAATGGAAATTCCAAAAAATTTCGTTGGTTTAGTATTTCCGCGTTCATCAGTACGTAACCAAGATTTGATTTTATCAAACTGTGTGGGTGTAATTGACAGTGGGTATCGAGGTGAAATACAGGCAACATTCAAGAAAACGAACGGATTAGACTCAATTAAATACAAAGTAGGAGATAGGGGTGCTCAGATTATTATATTACCCTACCCACAAGTTAAAATGGTCGAATCAGATGAATTATCCGATACTGAAAGAGGAACGGGTGGATTTGGGTCCACAGGTCAATAGTGAGATATTTATATAAAATAACAATTGAAATTTAAAATTTAAAAGTTTTGGCATTAAAACCTAAGGTTGGGAAAAACTACTCAGTTCCCGTTGTAGTTGAAGATAAGAAAATATCTCATAAAGATAAGATTAGACAAATAATAAAAAGACCAAAAGAAAAGTTCCTAACTAAGAATCAAGAAACCTATTGGGACATTCTTGGAGAAAATCAAATTACATTATGTTTCGGTCCTGCGGGTGTGGGTAAGTCCTACATAGCGATGAAACGAGCCGTAGACCTATTATACGACGATTCTAACAAGTATGAGAAGATAATTATAGTTAGACCCGCAGTTGAAGCTGAGGAGAAATTAGGGTCCCTTCCGGGAGGTTTAGAAGAGAAATTAGACCCATACATTTATCCATCATATTACCTTTTAAATAAGATTATCGGTAAAGAGGCTCGTGAAACTTTAAAAGATATGGGTTATATTGAAGTGGCGGCACTTGCGTACATGAGAGGGTGGAACGTAGATAATACAATATTAGTGTTTGAAGAAGCCCAAAACGCTACACCATCTCAAATTAAGTTGTTATTAACTCGTATTGGATACAATTCAAAATTCTTTATTTCAGGTGATCTTGAGCAATCGGATAAATTTAGAGATAAAACAAAATCTGGTTTATTTGATGCAAAGAAAAGATTACAAGATGTAAAGGGGATTGGAATATTTGAATTTGGTATGGAGGATATTGTACGAAATCCAATCATCGGTGAAATACTAAATAGATACGAATAGGGTTTACTTATAATCTCGATAATGTTATATTTCTTATATGGAAATATTCATTAGTATCGATGGTGTTTTAAGAAACACAATACAAAAATTTGACTACCACTATAATGATGCATATCTAGCATCTGATTTTGAGAACGAAAATAAGTTCGAATACGGTGTTGTTGAGCCAATTAAAAATGATGATTTGTTTAATCATTATAGGTTTCAATCACAAGACGAATTCGAATTTTTTCTTTTTATGGAATATCCTATTGAGATATTTGGTCACGCTGGTTTAAGTTATTCAACAACATTTACCGATTTACATAAATTGTTGTTCGAAAATAAAGAACATAATTTTACGTTGGTTGGTTTAAATGAATTGGGTAAAGCAAAGCCCGCTACTTTATTTTTTCTATCAAAAAATGGTTTTCTTGGTAATAATATAAAATTTATTAAAACTGAGGATATTAAAAATACGTGGGACTTATGTGATGCTTGGATAACTGATAATAAACAAATTTTAGATTCGTGTCCTGAAAATAAAACAGGAATAAAATTCAATAGCAAATATAACGGACACTTTACTTATAATAAAGAAATAACTAAATTAACTGAAATACAAGAACCATGGTCGAAATTTTCGGAAAATACTACTACATTGACCTTGACGGAATCACAGAAAAATGTAGAACAGGAAACAAAATAAAAACTGAAGAAGAAGAAGATACTTTAGAAATAAACATTTTCAAATATGAAATTATTAAAATGTGTTTAGAAAGAATCTTAGGTGAGGTAGATGATGTTGATGAAGAGATGGGTGCGTTTGCACAAAACTCAACCACCACATCATTTAAAATAGCATTTAACACCCTAATAAAATATAAAATCTTAATCGAAGAATTAAACGAAGACGATGAATAATAAAGAAAACATTGAAAAATTAGAGTCCTCATTAGGAAGACTCGCAACAAAAGAAAATGTCATATATTTTTTAACATATGATACAAGAAATAACGCAAGAGCATCTGTAAAGCATATCTACGATATGGCATTGATATTGAAACAAAACGATTACAATGTTAAAATATTAGTAGAGGATAAAAGCTATACTGGAGTTAGTAATTGGTTAGGTAGCACATATGACGAATTAAGTGTTGTTACAATCAAAGAAGATAAAATAGAAATAAAAATAGATGACGTACTTGTAGTACCTGAATATTATTCAAACGCATTAGAACAATTATCTAGCGTTAAATGTGTAAAGGTAATGTTAATACAACAAAAAGATTATATTTTTGAAAATCTACCAATTGGTAGTCGTTGGAGTGATTATGGTTTTGATAGAGTTATTACAACAACAGAAGAAACTAAGAAATATATTTTAGATATATTTCCAGAATCTTTAGTTTTTGTTATCCCTCCAATTATAGGTGAAAATTTCAAACCAATATCATTACCATTAAAACCATATATTGCAATTAGTTCAAGAGATAGATTAATTCATAGAAGAATCATATCTGAATTTTATTTAAAATACCCACAATTACGTTGGATAACATTTAAAGATATGGTTCAATTATCTTATGATGAATTTGCAACCGCATTAAAAGAATGTATGGTTTCTGTTTGGGTTGACGATGACTCTACGTTTGGTACGTTCCCATTGGAGTCGATGAAATGTGGAGTTCCTGTTGTTGGTAAAATACCAAATATTGAACCTGAATGGTTAGACGAAAATGGAATGTGGACATATGATATCAATAAGTTGGTAGAAATATTAGCAACTTATGTATTGGCGTGGGTTGAAGGAGTTGAATTAAGTGATGAGGTTAAGGAAAAAATGAAGGATACTTTATTACCATATAGTCTTGATATAACAAAAAACAATGTACTATCAATTTTCAAATCACTAATAAATAAAAGAGTGGAATCTATCGAGAATGCACTTAATAAATTAAAAGAAGAAGAAACTACAGCATGAAAAATATAACAGTAATTTTACCAATTCATACCTTATCTGATGATTATAAGGAAATGTTAAATAACGCACTATCATCAGTCGAAGATTTTCATAATGATGTAAAAGTTTCTATTGTTTGTCCAACATCATTAAAAAAAGATTTAAAAGATTTATCAAATAAATTAGAAATAACGATTGTTACAAATAAAGGTGAGACCGATTTTTGTTCACAAGTAAATTTAGGTATTGACAATTGTGATACTGAATGGTTTACAATTTTAGAAATTGATGACGAATTTAAACCAGTTTGGTTAAAATCAATGAACGAATATAGTAAAGTCTTTACAGATGTTTCTGTATTTTTACCAATAGTTAAAGATATTAATGTAGAGGGTAAATTTATTAATTATACTAATGAATCTGCTTGGGCATATGGTTTTACCGATATGCAAGGATTTATCGATAACGAAGTTTTATTAGATTTCCAAAATTATCAAACAAGCGGTGGATTATTTAAAACACAAGTCATTAAAGACAATGGTAAATTTAAAGAAAATATTAAATTAACATTTGTTTATGAATTCTTATTAAGATTAACACACAATGGTGTTAGAATAATGACAGTTCCTAAGGCGGGATATCAACACGTAAATCTAAGAGAAGATTCATTATTTTGGAAATATAAAAATGAGGAAAAAATGATTCTATCTGAAAACGAAGTTAAATTTTGGTTGGACACAGCAAAGAAAGAATTTTTCTTTAAAAATAAACGAGATGTAAATTATCAACCAGCTTAATGCCGAGAAAACGTACCCAAAAAATTTATTTTGGGGAGGATCAAGAGAAGGCGGTAGTCAGTTACCTTGAAAGTAGTGACGATGCAGAAAAAAACAAGATATTCAACGAATATTTACGAGAACCCCTAATTATAATGGTCGAATCAATTATTCGACGTTATAAACTTTACAGAAAAGATTTAGAATTTGAGGAAATTCATAACGATACAATGTCGTTTTTAATTACTAAAATTCACAAATTTGATCACACAAAAAATCATAAAGCATACTCCTATTTTGGGACAATCTGTAAAAACTACCTAATGGGGGCAATACAGAAAGACACAAAAGAACAGAATAGACAAGTTTCTTATGATGATATATCATCTGACATTGAGGATAGAACGGATTTATCCTATGTTATTGATGAGTATATCGTAGACTATCGGGATGTTATTATTAAACTAACAATATCCTTAGAGGAGTTTATGGAAAAAGAAGACCTAACAGATAACGAACAGAAATTAGGTTATGCGTTACTTGAAATTTTTAATAATTTTGATAGAATATTCCAAGTTGGTGACGGTAATAAATTTAACAAAAACCTAATTTTATTATCATTACGAGAAATGACATCCCTTTCCACCAAAGAAATTAGAATATCTCTAAAAAAATTCAAAAAGATGTACGACGGGATTTTGGGTGGATTTTTAGAATAAATCTATTTATAGGTATGAGAACACAAAGAAATTTAATATCATTAGATGTTGATTCTGCATTGGCTTTAATGCAGGAGATATATAATGATGTAGTTGAGAACCGAAACACCGCCTCAATTATTATGAAAAAAATGCTTTCTTTTATGAAAGATGCTGAAGATATGAGTGTTATTGGTCCCGTAATCAAAGAACAACAAAAGGTTTTAAATGACCTTACCGAAAAGAAAATATCCCTTGTAAAATTACAAAGTGCACTCCTTAAACAGACCCAAGGAACGGGTAGTGGTAAAGGTGGACCTATGGGTAAATTAACATTATCTGAGGAGGATAGAGATTTATTGGATAAGTTGGTTAATGACGGTGACAATAAAAACGAAACTAACTATAGATTATAATGGCATCTAAAATAAAAGAACAGAAGTCCAAAATAAAGGCCAAAATTGATGCGGTTAAGAGAATTGCCGACGACGGTGAGAAAAGTTTCAATGAGAAAAGTGATAAATTCTTAAAGGACTTACCAACAACTGATGCCCTTTTTGGTAAAAAACTTTCAGATTTTGCTGAAAAAAGAAAAAAGAAAAAAGAGAACAACAAGGATATTTTTGGTGAATTAATCGATACCGTTGAGGGGTTTTTAGGAACAAACAATAAGATAGAGATTAACGAAAAAAGTACAAACAAACAAAGACTTAGACAACACACAAACGATTCTATAAATGAAACTTTAAAAAGTTCAAAACAGATTGTTATGGATAGTGTTAAAAAGGTTTTATTTGCCGGAGACGGTATTTGTGGTACAAATAAATCTTTAATTAGTAGTGTGACCATATCACCTTCTGAATTTGATTTTATGAATGTATTAACAGTTTCACCCGTTAGTAATAGTGGTAAAATTGTTTACGAAGATAATAAAGATAGAGGGTTAGTTAAAATGAACCAATTACTTTATAGTGGTTTTACTTCACCACAAACATTTTATACAAAGGACCCCGACCCAATATTTGACATTAATTGGAATGCATCAACTCAAAAATATACATTTGATAATTTTAGTGTAACCAAAGTTGATGAATTTTTAACAACATACTACACTAATATAGAGTTTTTAGACATCAGTGGTGTTACAAAAACAGCAATGTTAATGACATTACAAGGAGATGGTACCGAACCTCCTTTATTTGATAAAGGTTTTAATGAATTAAATAGATTATTGGCAAAATTATGTGCATTATGTAACAACCCAACATCTACAGGTACAAATCAAAATCCAACCACTGAATTTAATGAAAATGATGAAGACATTGAATTTTATTTTGATTTTGATAATGTTGAGGGTATTGATTTGGATGATGAAAGTGCGAGATATAAAAAAGTATTGAGATTTAAAGATTGTAACAATTTTGAATCTGTGGCTGACACCTCTCACTTTGAAGATTTTGTTTACTTATCAAATAAGAAAAATTTAAACGATGCTGTTAATAATGCATTGTTAAATGCCGCGGCTGCAGCACATGAGACATCAGACTCGTCTATACCGCCAGATAATTTTCATTTATCATTATTAAACACTTTTATTTTAAATTTACCAAAGGCATTAATAGGTTCCGTATTGGCACCGAAATATATGCTACCAATTGTTATTATATACAAATCAGTTGTTGCTGGTGTTGGGGGATTGGTTGAATCCGCAAAAGAAATAATGAAAAAATTGAGTAAATTATTTAATGAAATTATTAGAAATCTACTTTGGAAATTTTTATCTGAGTTTTGGAAACGAGTTAAAATAGATTTATTAAATTTCTTACAAAGATTAGCATTAAAAATATTAAAAAATAAAGCAAAACGTTATTATCTTATTATAACATCGTTAATTGCACTATTAACAAAATTATTAGAATTGGGGTTAGATAATTGTGATTCATTATTTAAAATTATATCTCAATCAATAGATTTAGCCTTAAAGGGTGGTATTTCTAGTATTACTGGAGGTCTTACTGGAGGTGCTCAAGTGCCAGGATTTTTGTTAGGGTTGTCTCATTATTTACCTGGTTTTAGTACGGATAGAGCGTTATTAAATATTACTGAAAAATTAGAATCTTCTGGAATTAGTACAGGTCCAATTTTTGGAGAATCAAATAATTTAACTGCATTAGTTAAATCTGTAATTGATGGTCAAACCGAAGAACACGACGCAAACAGTTTTATACAAGTATCAACACAAGAGGTTATTATACCAACACCGTTTGGATTACCAATTATAATTCCACCGGGTATTATAACAAGTTCAGGAAAAATGTTTTAACATGGAAAAAGAAAATTTAATTGAAATAGCAAAAGACCCTAAAAATAAATCAAATAAAGATTTATTTGTTGTGGTTAATGAATTATATGGTGAACACGAAAAAACAAAAAATTTAATTATAGATTTAACAAGACATTTAGAATCTATTGAAATTTTATATAATAATGTAAATAATGAAATAGAGAAAAGAATTAAGAAATGAAAATAATAGATATTGGTATTTGTGTTGATAATTTTGATCCGGCTGGTTTAGGTGCAATTAGATGCGTTAGATATAGTTCTTGGGTTAGTCAACAAGAAAAGGCTTTAGAATACACAAAATGGGATGATAATGATTTATTTTTAGCATATCCATTCCTACCAACAAATATTAATTTTATTCCAGAAAAAGGTCAAGCGGTTAAAATTATAAATTACAATCCTGATAAAGATACTGTAAATACAGAATATATTGCCGGTCCTTTTACAACAATGTTTGACTATAATTCACAAACACATTCCGCACAGGTTGAAAATACAACATATGGAGTTTCAGCAAAACACGGACCTGCGGTTATGGATTCCACTAAAGCAGATGGATATAAAAATCCTAAATCAGTTGCTGCGTTCGCAAAAACAACAGACTTTGGTGTTTATGGAAAATACGGTTCTGATGTTATTTTTACAGAAAATGGTGTACAACTTAGAGGTGGTAAATTAATCGCCAAAGACTATGCATCGACGGGTCAAAAAACAATAATGGTAAATCAACCATTAATGTCCAATAAAGTATCAACACTATACCTTAAAAAATTTGGTAAAAGAAAAGAATTTAAGGAAGAAAAAATAACCACGAACACCGTTGCAATATCTGACTTATCACATCTTATAGAATATTCAATAGATAAATTTAGCGGTACAACAAGAACCGTTAGTTTATATGTTTATAAATTAACAAAGCCGTTCGGTGGTTTATATAGAACGGATAACCCAAAACTATCCGATGTTGATTTAATTCAAGACCATTATAAGTTATTAAATTTAGATGGGACAACAACGGGAGCAACTCTTACCTTTACAACCGAAGATACCGAAGAAACTTATTGTACAATAAGAGATGTCTTAAAAACATTACACTTAAAGAGTCTTAATGAATTTAATACATCATACTCAGAAGGAGATTTACATCCTTTTTATTTTAGACCAACAAGTGAATGTAAAAATAGAGTTTTATCCGACACAACCCAAAAAACTGAAAGAAAAACTATATTCAATAAAATAACCATTAATAAAGGATGTGGTCCAATTAATGGTTTGGTATTTTCAAGAACAAAGGTTTCACCGCCGGTAACTCCAGTTACAAAAAAAGAAAACGTTCTTAAAGATTCAAACATTCCGGGGGAACAGACTTTTGCGTCTTTGAAATCGGATAACATATATCTTATATCTACAGATACTAACGATTCAGGTAAAACAATTGATTTTACCAATTTAGACAAATATGAATTAACCCAAGAAAATTATTTAAAGGATATTGGACCAAACACATACTCAACTGTTAGAGGTGAAAATTTATTAGAATTGTTAAGAGCAATTATAGATTTATTAAACGGACATAAACATAATTTAATGGGTCCTTTAGTGAAAGGAGACCCAAATTACGAAAGATTAATGGGGTTATATTCCTCTTTTGAAAATGACATTTTAAATAAATCGATTAGAATCAACTAATTTGATATTTATAAATAAAAAGAGATGTCATATTTTCGTTCATATTTTGAGAAAAACAACACAATCATAAAGGATTCTGCTGTTAATACCTCTAAAAATCCAACAACTGAGATATTTTATGGTTCTGGATTTTCTAAATTTATATTTAAATTAGATTTAGACAGTTTACAGAATAAAGTAAACTCGGGTGAATTGGTTGTAACCAACACCACTAACCACACATTACATCTAACAAACACGATTTTTGGTGACGAGGGACTAAAAGGTAAAAACAGAAGTACCTCAAGAGATAGAGCAACTTCTTTTGATTTAATAATCTTTAAAATAACAGAATTTTGGGACGAGGGTGTTGGTTTTGATTACCAAGACTCTGGTTATGATTTTACAACTGGTAACCACACATTTGATGAGAGACCATCTAACTGGTTTAATAGAACCACTTTAAATGAATGGACAAGTCAAGGTGTATATGCAACAGACCCAATTATAGTAACTTCAATGCATTTTGACAATGGTAATGAGGATATTAATGTCGATATAACAGGATATGTTAATGGTATATTATCGGGAGATACAAATCACGGATTGGGAATTGCGTTTTCGGTGTTATATCAAGATTTAAGTCCCGAGGTTGATAACTCTGTAGCGTTTTTTACGAAATACACCCAAACGTTCTTTGAACCTTATATGGAATCAACATTTGATGATAGAATAGAAGATGATAGACAAAATTTTATCGGTGGGGTTGACCAAAATTTATATTTGTATGTTACAAAAGGTTCTAATTTTTATGATTTAGATGAACTTCCAATGGTGGATATATTGGATAGTACAAATACCGTTATTAGTGGATTGTCCAATTTTACAGCAACAAAAGTCAAAAAGGGAGTTTACAAAGTTACATTTGGAATTGATGGTGTTTTGTGTGACGGTAAAAAATTCTTTTTTGATAAGTGGAAAAATTTAACCTTAGATGGTGTTGACATTTCAGATGTCACTCAAAAATTCGTACCTAAACCATACACCTCATTATATACTATTGGTGCAAATCAAACAGAATTACAAAGATATGCAATACAATATTTTGGTATAAAACAATCCGATAAGATAAAAAGAGGAGAAAAAAGAAAAGTTGTAATAAGTTTTAAATCAATTGACAATCCTAAAACGGTGTTATTTGACGAGGTTTATTATAGAATGTTTATAAAGGAGGGGGTTACCGATGTTATTATTCATGATTGGACTTTGACAGATACCACAAATGAAAATTCTTTTACATTAGACACGTCTATTTATATTCCGAGGGAATATTTTATAGAAATAAAAGGAAAAACTCATACAGAAGAAATCTTCTATAAAGAACATATAAAATTTGAAATTTTATCTGAAAAATAAAAATATTTATTATTATGAACATAAGTGAATTAATTAAAAAACATTTAAGTAAGGTGGTTAAAGAACAACAAGAATCTCACATATCTGAGGACGGAACGTACATGGTTTTAAGTAACCTTGTTAAAATAAAGAATGATATTGAAACAATACTGTCATTTAAACACCAAACCGATTTCCCTAAATTAGTCACAGGAGAACATGCTTGGGCTGGTGACCATATAACAACATCTGCGGATGATATTGAGGAGGTTGCTAACTTCATTGATGGTTATTTTGAACAAAAAAATCTGTCAGAATCAGAGAAAAAAAGAAACAAACTTTGTTCAAGAGGAATGTCCGCAGCCAAATCTAAATTTAAAGTTTATCCATCGGCATATGCAAATGGGTACGCAGTACAAGTCTGTAAGGGTAAAATTAAAGGATTAGATGGTAAAAAACAATGCTCCGGTTCATACTGTAGTGGTAAAAAGTAAATTATGAAAATACACATAAACGAAGAAGATTTACGATATATTAAATTATCTATTAAAAATGGTGAAGTCTTAGAAGAAGACTTAGGTAGATGGTTTAAAGAAAAATGGGTTGATGTAAGTCGTAAAATTGACGGTAAACATCCTCCATGTGGTCGTAGTGACGCCGATGGTGAAAAGGGAAGAAAGGGTTACCCAAAATGTAGACCCTCTAAAAAAGTATCAAAAGACACCCCTAAAGTAGCTTCTTCTTATGATAAAAAAGAAAAGAAAGCAATGACATCTCAAAAAAGAAACGCAGAAAAGAAAGACCCAAAAATTGGGAAAGGTAATAAACCAACAATGACAAAATTCGATGAACAACAAAATGTTGACGAAAGAAGTAGAAGTTTTGCGTTTACAAGAAAAAAAAGATTGTTTAGTCAATCAGAAAAAATGTCTAATCCCCTTAGATATAAAGAATCTGATAGATTATCTGAAAGTGTAGAAAAAAGAACAATTATTCAAATATCTGAGGATCAATTTGAAAGACTTTTTGAATATAACGAAGAAACTCCTGTTTTAATTTATGAAGATGAGTCGGGTTCTGTTCAAAATACAAATTTTGAATCAACCAATATGTTAAATGAGGCCGAGTATCAAGGACGTAAGGTTCAACTTGGCAAAATCATGCAAGGTGATATTAAAAAGTTTAAAGTGTATGTCAAGAATGACAAGGGTAAGGTCGTTAAAGTAAATTTCGGTTTCGGAGGTAAATCTGCGAAAGGAAAAAGAATGGTTATTAAGAAAAATAATCCTCAGAGACGTAAATCTTTTAGAGCTAGACATAATTGTGAAAATCCTGGACCTCGTTGGAAACCAAGATATTGGGCTTGTAAAACTTGGTAATTAATAATAAATTATATTAACCCCACACTCATTTAAAAGTTGTTTGGCCTTACTTTGGGATTCATCCCACTTTTCTTTATTTTTAGTAGTGCAGACTTCCTTACAATATACCGTCTTTATACCAGAATTAACAATTCCTCTAGCACAATCCATACAAGGTAATCCCGATGTTAAATAGATTGTTGAGTTTTTAAGGGACACACCCTCTAACGCAGCATTATAAATCGCATTACGTTCCGCATGTTCCATCCAGAAGTATTTCTCGGGTCTTTCCTGACGTTCAGGTTTAGAATCGTCTAAACCCCTTGGAAAGGAATTATAACCCGTAGAAAGGACGTTTCTACCCTCCCCAACGACAACAGCACCTATCTGTGTAGATTGGTCCTTAGATTTAAGTTTTACAACCTCTGCAATTTCTAAAAAATATTCCGTCCAATTCATTATATTAATTTTTGTGGTGACCAAAACATAATACGATTATCCTCGTACCTATTTAAATGTTTCCCTTCTTTTTTCTCGATTAATTTACTCATTTGTAGTAAATGGTCTCTATTTTTAATATCAATACCCACAGCATATCCATTACCATCCTTCATATAAGTGGTTTCTCTGATATATTTATCCTCATCGTCCAATTTAAGGTATTTTATAATCTCATCCTTCTTGCTTTTACAAGAAATACCCCTTTCATCAATGAGTTTAATAAGAACATCTAATCTAAGATTCTCGTATTCCATAATGCAAATATAAATAATATTCTGGAATATGCCAAAAATAAAAAACCCCCATAATTGGGGGTTTAAATTATCTTACTACTGTAAATTTACCTAATTGTGAATTACCACTTAGTACACCGGGAGCGTCTGAATATAATTCAAGACCCGATTGTCCATTTTTTAACGATGCCCCACCGTATGTTCCTGGACCTGTTATAGTACCAACCATAAAATTTGGTTCTGCCGCTGTAATTTTTATTGTATACATTTGGCCATCAACATCTCTCTTAGTATTAACTACTTGACCCACACTAAAATTTTTAGGTTGGTGTTGTTCATTTAATAATGTTTTGTTTAATCTTTGGTTAGCCTCAATTATGTTTTGTAATTTTGCAAGTTTTTTGTTCATTTTTTAATTGTTTATAGATATAAATATTTCAGTTTAAATAAAAAACCCCCGATTTCTCGAGGGTCTTTTAATATGATAAATCCTAAGATTATCTTAATGTATCCATATTGAATGTTACAATACCTTGTACATCGATTACACCAAAGTAACGGTTGTTCACCATTTTCTTTGCGTAACGTGTCATGATACCTTTGATAGGAGTCATGTTGAATGGATTGTACATTGTTGGAGTTAATTGTAATGGCACGTATGGTGCGTATACATATCCTGCGTCCAATAATGATTTTCCTTTATGTCCAATCAAGATTTTTCCAGCTGGGAAGTAAGGGTCACGATATACTTGATATCTTCCAGCAAGAGAACCGATTTTCTCGATACCCATGTTGTATGAATCTTGCTCAGGAGCTGCATTAGATACGTGGAAATACTCTAAATCATCGAATACTGCAGAAACTTCTGAAGAAACAACAATCCAGTTAGCACCACCTCTTAATGTAGTCTTGTGGATTTGAGCAGAAATTTGGTTAACTTTAGTTACTAAAGTTTGGTTCCAATCTTTCTGTGTGTAACCTTGTAGAGTTGCTCCACCAGTTCCACCGTATTTCCATTCGTTATAATCCCACTTAGCTTTCCATGCTGCACCTTTACGTAAGTCACGTAAGATTTCACGGTCAACTTCAGCAGCGATTTGCTCTGATAATAAAGCTGTCAATTCTGCCTCAGCATCGATGTTGTGGAATGCACTAACGTCTTGAGCCAATTCAGGAGACCAGCTAGCTCTTAATTTTCTTTCAGTTACAGAAACTGTTACTGATTCTAAATCAAAAGAAACTTCACCGATTGCATCTTCAAATTCTAAAGTTGCATAACGACGGTATTCCGCTGTAAAGTCAGTACCATCTAAAGATGTTGTACCTGTTACAGAAAAATTAGAATAACCTGCAGTAGATGAATAAGATTGTAAATCAACGTTTAAGTAGATTGCACCATCTTCATCACAAATGTCATTAAATTTAAGACCATTTGCACCTGCGGTTCTTGAACCGTATTCTACAATACCTTTACCATATTTCTGAGTTACTACGTTAAATGGTAATGATGTTCTACCACTTAAACCAGCAATACGAGGACATGTTAAAGATAATGAAGCTAAAAATTCTTCAGTATCCATTTCGTTACCGTCTGGACCTGCTAATTTACCTTGACCTGGTTTAGAGAAACCAGTTAATTTCAAGATTACTGAACCTAATGAAGTTACAGTTGAACCTGAAGTGTAAGTTACTCCGTTACCTGCTTCACCTGCAGCAAATTCGTGAAGTGATGTACCTGTTAAAGAAACTGTTGAAAACTCTCCTTTAGAGTAATCAAACAAACCTTGATCGTTTGCATCACTGTTCTCGTAGAAACGATCGTACAAGTTAATACCTGTATAACCAGTAGAAGCACTTGATCCACCAGCACCACCTGGGATACCGTAAGGAGAATAGTGACCGTTACTTGCGTTTCTTTCTTGAATTTTAGGTACGAAGAAGAACAATTTACCAATTGGTAAGTTCATTGCTTGTACTGAAACGATGTCGTTTGCTAATAATTTAGAGAATACACGACGGATAATTGGGAAAACTACAGTCTCGAAAGAACCAGATGCATCAGCTGTTGCTGCTTCATTGATTAAGTAAGACGCTTGGTTTTCATACAATTGCGCGATGTTATCTTTTTGGTGACCGTTAAGACCTTCTAAAAAGCCTAAGTCATCCCATTTTTTGATGGTATCTTCTTTGATAACACGAAGGTGCTTAAGACCGATGTTACCTACCATACCTGATTCTAATAATGCTCCCATTTTTTGAATATTTGTTTTTTGGTTTTTTTATTTATTATTTTATTTTACTCATCAAATCCTTCATTCTCTTGAATTGTGGATTCTCATATGCTTTAGCTTCTGATAATACTTCTTGAGATGTTGATGTTGATGGAGTGTTTGAGATTTTTTCAACTACTGATTCGGTAACTGTTATTTTTGTACCTAATTCAGTTTTTATTGTATTGAATAGATTTTTAGCCTCATTCATAGTAGAAACTGAATCAAATCTCTTTAATATATTCAATTTCTCCTGTTTTGTTGTAGAATGTTCTGTGAATAAACGAGTGGCATAAGCTAAGTTCGCATTGAAAACAGCAACTTCATTAAGTTTTTCTTTAAAAAGGATTAACGCCTTCTTATACTCAGAATTTTGCTTTTTTAAGTTTTCAACTTCTTCATTCATTTCGTGACGACCAGCTTTGTATTTTTTACCCTGAGGTGCTCTAACGTCAGCTCCATATGTTCTTGCAGCTTCGCCAAACTCTCCTTCTTTAGATTCTTCTTCCTCTTCAGAAACCTCAATTTCTTCAGAATCTTCGTCTTCTTCATCTAACTCAATTTCGTACATAATTTCTTCGTCCATTTCAGGTTCCATTGCTGGAGCTTCCATTTCTGATTCATCATCACCATCAAGTTTGATAATATAGTCGTCATCACCTGTAGACATTTCGACATTGTTACCGTCTTTTTTAACTACAATACCATCTTCTGGTTTCATAGCCTTAAAAACTTTTAGTACTTCATCATCTGAAGCACCTGTCATGTCCATTACATCTTCATCATCTGCAGAAAAATCATCCATAGATGCTTCTTCGTCTTCTGATTCTGAATCTGTAGGTAATTCATCATCACCCATTTCTGAGTCTAATGAGTCGATACCTTTCATAGGATCTTCGTTATCGAGGTCTGTTGCGTCATTTTCAGCATCATCAGCTTCAGCATCATCTGCTGTTGCTTCATCGTCTGACATATCATCTGCCTCTTCGTCAGGATTAACTTCGTCCTCAGGTTGCTCAGCGGCAATCATAGGGTTTTCAGTTTCTTCCTCTTCTTCCAATGATTCTTTAAGCAAGTCATTCAGTTCTTGTTTCATAGTTGAAGCAAGTATACCCTTTGCATTTTGCTTTACGGCTTCTTCAAGTGTTTGTACTTGAAGTAACGCTTGTTCTAAAATTGATTTTTCAGTCATTGTGAAATTTTGTTTTATTATCTTATAAATAGTACGTTTTTATGAAAAATTCTCTTTTTCGATATAACTACCCCTATAAAATTTATTATTTAGATAAAAAAGTATCTAAATTTCCCATTAATTTTTTCATTCTATCCTCAACTTGGGGTTTTTTCTCTTCAGACTCTTGATATTGGTCTCTTTCAGATTGGTCCGCAAAAACATACGCACCTGGAGTTGATGGTGATGATACTAAATCAAAACACACTAACTCGAAGTCCTCCTGAACAATATTTTGTCCTTTTACATTTTTAAGTGAACCAACACCACGAGAAGATATACCTAAAGTTGCTCCGTTCATAATTAACATTGCAGCTTGGTCTCCTCTAGTAGATACAATACCCATCTTTCTCCAACCTGGAGAAGTGAATAATTTAATTTTACCCATTAGGATTTTACCGTCCCACCATGTTTCAAGAATTGAATGGGATACTCTATCTAAGTCGATAAGTGAAGATGAGGGATGGTTTAATTCATTAAGTGCTCCACCCTTTTTGATAAGTGATTGATATTTCTCGTTTTCTCTCTTAAGTAACATCTCAGGATAAATCCTTCCATTCTTATTTGCAGTGTCGTATTTTTGCAAAACGGCATAAAGGATAAGGTCTTGTGAAAAGTCCATATCCTTCGCCTCTTTAATAATTTGTTTGTTATCCTCTGGTGAAACGTGACCAGCATCGTACTCTATTAAAATTCCGTGCCCCGTCTCTTTTGGTCCTAATATCTTCATTTATAGATTTTATTACTATAAATACATCAAGAACCAAGTTATTTCTTGCTTTTGTGAAAATTGAACAGTTTTTTATCAATTAAACCGTCATTAACAACATCTACCAATAAATTTTTAATTGTATTTTTAATTTCTTTTGATTTAACATCAAATTGTTTCTCAACATATAAAGTTATTTCGAGGTTCATGAATGACCTTTTTTCTAACTTAATACCTTTTGTTCTTATATCTAAATCAACAATACATTGGTCTTTAAAATTTGAATCTTTAAGATTGTATATTGATTCTTTTATTTTTCTTCTTGTCTTTGAAATGGTTTGATTATAATCTTCAGTATCATTTTCTGGTTGTACCCATGCATTCAATTTCAAATAAACGGTTTTAAGATTTTTAAAATCTACGGTACCATAACCGATTTTTACATTGTTGTAAGTCCCTAATGGGATATACTTACCTGTTTTCATTAATTTCTCATTATTATATATTATTTTATGGTGTTATCTAAAAAATAAGAAAAAAAACTTACAAAACCAAAAATAATTTTATATATTTGTAGTATACTTATTATATTATGATTATTATCGATTTAACAAAAGAAAAAAGTATTGAAAGTGCACTTAGAACCTATAAACAAAAGGTTCAAAAAACTAAGCAAATTCAAAAATTGAGGGAAAGACAACAATTTGAAAAACCTTCAGTTACTAGAAGAAAAGAAGTTTTAAAAGCTGTGTATGTTCAACAAATAAAAAATGGTCTTAGTTAAGACCATTTTTTAATTCTGTTAATCTGTAGTAGTTGTACTTAGATGTTGTCATTTGACTAACTTCATCTTTTACTTTATTTAGTTTAGTGGTTAAATCAGAGTCGTTTGATTCACTTAAAAGTGTAGATACCTGATTAATAATTGATTCTTGTAATTCATTACTTTTAGTTACTAAATCATCATAAGAAATTGATAAGATATTTTTTAATTCTTCTTTTTGTGATTCTGATAATGTGTTAGAATATAATACGTTAAAATTGTTTGCTAATACCGCTTGTAGTAATGTTTCGTTAGGAACAATAGTTGAATCTTTAGATTCTTTGATTTCCTTTTTAGTTGTTAAATGTTCTACTAATTTCTTTTTTGCAATAACTTTCTTTTCAATATTTGATAATGAATCTTTTTCTGATAACATATCTAAAGATTCGTATAATTCTTTGGTTTCGATTTCAATCTCACCCAACTTAGTATTTAAAGATTCACAAAACATATTTAAACTACTCCAATTACCTATTGGTTGACCAAAATATGTATTTAATCCTTCAACATATAACTTCGCAGTTTCTTTATCTTCAATGTATTTGTTTTCAATTTCTTCATAAAACAAATACATTTCTTTAAAGTCTTTGTTTTCTTTGATTGTGTTTAATAAATCTTTAACTTCTTTCTTATTCTCTTTAGCGTAAGATTCAGTTAATTTCGTCAACATTTTGGTTTTTATAACCCCGAATTTGTTCATTTTTAATCGTTTATAATATCGTTCAATTTATTTTCTATTTCATAAATATTCTGTTGAGCTCTTTCCATATCAAATAAAACATTTTTTCCTTCTTTTTCTTCTCCCAACATACTTAATATCTTTGATTTTTTAGATTTAGTAAAAGATTCACTCAATGGAGCTTCTCCCTCACCTCCCGATGGAGGGGTTGCGGGTGCTCCACCCATATCCATTGCTCCTGCACCAGCAGTATCACCACCCATTGCACCTGCAGCTTCTAATTTTTGTCTTTCTTCTTCAGAAATACCATACTTAGAATCCACGTCGTCAAATACGCCAGAACGTTTAATTATGTTTTGTGTATTTGTCAATTCAAATCCCATTGCTCTTTCAAGTCTTTGTTGTTGTAAATCTAAAATAACCTCTGAGTCACTCATACCAAGAATATTCTTTTTAGCCCACGTGTGAGATACTGGTAAAATACCGACTTGTGATTGGTCAGATGTTGCGTCTTTATAAAGTGTAATCTTTTCTTTCCACTGTTCTATTTTTAATAAATCAGATTGTGCTGAAGGATTAGTTAACGATAAAGAAAAATTATCTAACTCATCTTCTAAACCTAAAAGATATAAATGTACTAATGCAATTTTATTTAATTCTTGAATAATAGATTTTTGAATTCTATTAATCGTTCTCGCAAAACGAATATCCATTAATGCTAAACTCTTACCTTCACCAACAACTTCTTCAAATCCTAAGAATGCCTTTGGAATACGTAACGCCGCTAATAACTTCTTTTGAATATATTCGATATCTGCAATTTCACCTAAATTTTGAGCCCCCGGCAATGTTTCAATTGGATTGCTTTGTGCTGGATCACGAACAGGAATGAAATAATCTTGGTCTACCGCCATTTGATTATATCTCATATCTACATTACCATTACGTGGATCTGAAACTTGGTCTCTTTTAAATTTATTAGCAACACGTTGTACATAAGGTTCAATATCCTTATCATCCATGTTACCAACGAATACTTTGAATACACGTCTTTCAGGTGCTCTTGATGTTCTGTAAATTAACATTGCATCTTCCGCAAGAAGTAATTGTTTCCAAATTCTTCTAATCTTGTCTAACATAGAAGTTCCATAAGGAAGTTTTCTATCATCACCTAATAATCTAAAGTGTGCAATCTCCCATGCTTGAAATTCTAAATCTTTATTCTTCCAAGTAAATCTTAACTCTCTTGTTGGAACTTTAATATCAGTATATGAGTTCGGTGTTTTAGATGCCGCACCCTCAATTCTTTCAATTTCAATATTTGGTAACTGTTGACAACCAACAACTCCCTTCTCAGGGTCTATTTTTAAATAAACAAAATCGTCACCATACTTACAAAGACCTCTTGTCCACATTTGTAAGTTAGTGTTAACATCTAATTTGTTATTAAATAAATCATCTAATATATTTTTAACTCTATCTGAATCTGAAAATATTGTTAATATTTGTCCTTTCTCAGACATTGTTGTTGATTCTTCAGCATAAATGTCTAACGCCGCAGATATTTCGGGAGTAAACTCCATAGATTCATAATCGTAATATGCTGATAACCTATTTGGTTCGTAATAAACAGATTGATTGTAAAGTGATTGGTCTAATTTAGTCCACTTATCTGCAATGTATTGACTCTGTTGAGCTTGTAACATTGCCTTTTCATATTCTTCTCTACTATCCGTTTTTAATATTTCATCTTTGTTGAAATTAAACGAAGGTGGTGCAACATTTTTTTGTTTTGCTTGATTTGGGTAACCAAACACCTTTGTTAATCTCTGAAAGACGGTAAGATTCTGTTCTGCCATGTATATAAATACTTTTCTTTACAATATAAACTAAATTATTGATAAATGGAATCTTATTTTGATTTACCAAATAACCACATATGTTCTCTATATGCGTCCTTTGATACATTCATATTATTATTTGGGTGATATAAATTTTGATTATCAATCCCCATAGAACCAATTTGGTCAAATGCAGTACCGTAAGAATAAAACGATTTATTGGGTTCATACGATCTTTCTGACATCGTCCAAGACTCCAACATTGCTTTATTTGCGTTTTCGTTCTTTTGTAATTGATTGAAACACATATCGGCAGCATATAACGCCATTGACATACTCATAATTGCATCATCGTGAGCACCTTTCATGTGGTCGGGTCTACCATTTATATAAACAAACGTATTAAGTTCATTTAATAACCTACTTGACCTAACTAAAAACCCCTTTCTTAATTGTTCCTCGAAAGCAGCAACTATTTGAGTTCTTTTATTGTTAAAATTTATACCGGGGATTTTATCCATGGCCTTTTTATTCCACTCCCATATATTTTGAGTGTTTATCCCATCGATGTATAGATTTTTATATTGCATCTCTTGTAACTTCCTAGACGTTGCAACACCCATACCCCCTGTAATATCAATAACAATATATGCCTCATACAAAACACCCCATTTATATGCAACTGCAGCCAAATCATCAGGAGGTATTTTTCCAATGTATTCTGCAACCTGTTCCCTTTCATCAAAGTCGATAATATTAATTGAGGAGAAGTCTTCACTATCACCTCTACTAACATCTACACCCATAATGTAACGATGTCCCTGAACAGGTTCCTTCCAATGCCAAAATGTACCCTGCATATATTTTTCTTTAGGTACACGTATCATATTCTTAGCAATGTTCTCTTGAATATCACCCGGAATAACACCATCACCCGAACCTAAGAAATCGCATTCCAATTCCTGAGCAATCTTACGTCTATCATATTTAAATTTCTTAGACATTGATTCAAACCAAGAAGAGAACGGTTTATATCCTTGTTCAATATATTCATTATAATTCTCTGGATTAAAATCCTTCATTACAACTTCATCATCATTATATTGTTCTCTATTCAACATGTAATGACAAATGTCTTGACACTTAACCCAATGTAAATCTTTGGTATAACGAGGGTCTTTAAACCACCTTAAATCTGTTATATGGAAATCATTGATTCCACGTAATGCTTGGTCATAAACACCGTAATAGATAGGGTCATAACCATTTGGGGTTGAGATAAGAATAATCTTACCACCCGTTGATAGGGACGCCATAGATGCCGCCCAAAAATCCTCACCCGCTTCAATATAAGCCGCCTCATCAAATACAAGTATAGTTGGTGTATAACCACGTAAGGCATCTGCAGATGTTGCTACCGCCTTAACCTCACACCCATTGTTTAATCTAAATCTACTTTCTGAGTTCTTATCGGGTGAGAACCCAACATTAATCCATTCAGGCCATTGCTCAATAAAATTTCTAACTTTATTGGCCATTTCCACCGCAGTGTCACGTTTGTTTGCAATAAGAAGAACCCTTTCTGGTTCATTTTCCTTTGCGGTTTGTAATTTCTTAGAAATCCAAGCGGCAGTTACCGTAGTAACACCAGCCTGTCTATATTTTCTAGTTATGTTTTCATTATAATTTTCATAATCCTGAATTAATTGAATTTGGTCAGGAAACAACTCTAATGGAACATATTTTTTTTGAGTATTGTCATAGGTTTGCAAATATGTTTTTAACGCATATGGTGCATCCTTTATAATTTTCGCATACTCCTTTAGTTGTTCTATTTTGGAATTCATATATATAAATACAAAAAAAGGGAGTTAAACTCCCTTTCTATTAATCTTTAGGTCTGTCTAACCCCAATTCTTTATAAATGTCAAAATCGTCATCATCGTCATCGTCATCGTCATTTGATAACGAAATACCTGGTATACCTAATATAAAATCTTTTAAATCGTCCGGTTCAGTCTCGTCTGACATTGTTTCCAATTCGTCGTTAAATTGATTTAAAGATTCTTCATAATCTTGTTGGTTAAACATTTGTTGAATTGACGCCATTAAATCTGTCATTAAACGTTTTCCGTTTTCACTATTACTAACAACTTCTTTCATTAAAACTAAGAACTGTTTAGCTGGTAGTTGGAAGATGTGCATTAACATGTAATTCTGTAATTGCTTACCATTTTCCAAAATTACCTCGTCTGGAAACTGTCCTCTAATTCTATCCCAAATTGCAGGTCCCAAAAGTAATGTCCACATTTCTTTTTCTAATGTACTTTCTAACTTTTGAGCTTGTTGATACATTGCCCTATCTTGTGGATTTGTGTATTCTCCCGGTTGTCCGTGACTACCTAATATTTCAAAAACACCTTTTATTAATTCATGTATTAAAACTGGAAAATTAATTCCTCTCGCAATCACTTTAACTTTTTGTTCTTCTTGTTCTTCACCACCTTCTTCTCCCTCATCACCGGTTTCACCTGTCTCATCATCACCAGGAAATTCCATTTTAACTTTACCAGCAACACTATCAGAAGCCCCTTTAATCATTGCAGGACTAAATTGCCAATAGTTTGCATCGTTAACCGACATCATCACTCCATAGTCATTATATAATTCATCAGAACCTGTAATTTCTCTAAGTTTCTCACCAACAAGTTGGTACATATAATGACCTCTTTTTGACGCTCCTTGGATAATACTATTAATTAAAGTTAATTTCGCTCTCTCTAAATCTAATTGTTTTAAATCAATATATAATTCTTCTTCAACTTCTTGATTTTCGGGATTAACTTGAGGTTGTTCTTGGTTATTTTCCTCATCGTCTTCCTCATCTTCAACATCAACTTCATCTGGATTTTGTTCAGGACCTTGTTCTCTATTGAAATCACTCGTATCGATTTGATTCATACCAACGATTTTTGCATCAAACTCAACCTCCTCACCAATACCCATTTCTTCTTTTACAATTTCAATTGCTAATTGTTCTAAAGCCTCTTTATGTGTATTTTCAAGTCTTATGATGTTGTTATGTGCAGTATACATCATTGTTAATAATGGACCCATTTCAGTACCGTTTAATGTACCTTGATAGTTTGTATATTGTCTAACATTATTTACAATTTGTCTATATCTTTCGGAAGCCAAAAGTTCTTGGAAATTTTGGTTAGGTTCGTTTCCTGTTTTAGGAAAAGGTATTTTTTTTAAGGGTGTATCTCCTGAAGCCAATTTAGATTGTAAATCGGGATTTGGTCTATCAGCAGTATCAAAATCCATTGCCATCTCACTTAAATTTTCGTTAATTAAAGATAACAAAATTTTCTTAGATAATTTCATATTTGTAAATTATTTTTTATCTCCCTTAGTTGTTGCTTTAGGGTTAGGATTAACTTTAGGTCCGGGTTGAAACGGAGTTTTAGGTTTATTTGGTTTAGTACCAGGATTAACCTTTGGTTTACTCGGTGCAATTTTAGGGTTGTTCTCATCCAACGATTTAGAATTTACTTTTGATTTTGGTTGGAATGGAGTTTTAGGTTTGTCAGGTAAGTAAGGGTTATCACGCTTAGGTTTACTTGGAGTGATTTTAGAATCGTCCTCACTTAATGCTTTAGGATTAGGGTTTACCTTTGGTCCAGGTTGAAATGGTGTTTTAGGTTTGTTAGGTTTTGTACCTGGATCAACTTTAGGTTTACTCGGTGCAATTTTTGGTCCATTACTCACAATTGCATCATATGTCATAAATTCTGGTAAACCATTGTGTCCAGTTTTAACATTTGGACCGTACTCATGTACTTCTGATTCGTTTAATTTAACATTGATTAATTCCATAATTTCATTTTTTGATGTAAAACTATGAAAACTTTCTTCCGCCAATGTATTAATCCATTTTTTTATTTCTTTAGATTCATCCATATGTGTATGGTCACATTTACAATCCTTTATAGATTCTCCACAACTATCACATTTCTTACCCTCTTTAACTTCTTTTTTCTGACCTCTTAATATTTTAAAATCTTGACCATCAATTTTACCATTGTGGTTCTTATCTAATTTCTTTTGATTACCTTTTAATTCTTCAGAAACTTCTCCTTCTTCACCAACAAGTTTAATGTCTTGTTTTTTTGCTAAATTTTGTAATGCGGCACTTTTAGATAATGCATCTGCGGTAGTTGTGATAGCTTCACCTATCATTCTTTCAGCTAAGTTGTTAAGTTGTTTATCAGTAAATTTTACTAATGTCTTTTCTGACATACCTTCTTTGATTAATTTATCAACTAATTCTGACCTTTTCATATTTCTTTGAATTTAATTTCCTCTTTTATAAGAAGATAACTTCTTATTTTTAATTTTTTTGTTACACTATCAATCGACTCCCCAAATTTAAAGGTTAACCTTTCACTATCCGAATCCATATCAAATTTTTCCCAAGCCATCGCAACCACCCCATCTACAGCATCAATAACTCCGAAATAATCGGAGTCTTGAACTAATTCTAATTGTAAGTCTGTATTTTTTAATAACCCAACTAAATCAACGTATTCCATTTCTGGAGATTTAGGTTGTGAGGATGCGGATGCTGGTATAATAAACCACTCATCCATGTCAATTTCAGTACTTTTACTAAAGATAAATTCGTACTGTTTTTGTCCTTTATAATCAGAACCTATTTCATTAACATAGATAAGATGCATTTTATTTAAAGTATTTACTTAATTTTTCGCTAATTGCCTGATTAATATCGTTTTTAATTTCGTCTAAATCAAGTTCTTGAACATCGTCCTCATAAGATTGTCCCTCACTTGCTTCAATGTCAGCAAATTTACTTAAATCTAATTCGTTTGTATCTTCCTCACCAATTGGTGATTCTATAAAACTATTTAATAAATCCATAGTTTCACCTAAGTCCTCATCACCAGTTACTGGTTCTTCAGCAGGTACCTCATCTTCTGCAGATGGTTCTGTAATTGGTTCTTCTCCACCCATCTCTTCTTCCTCTCTTTCAAATTTCTTAGCAATGTCCTCAATATCTTCATCGTCTAATTTATCCAAATCAACAGCAGAAATAATCATGTTTAAAATGTATTTGATGTCATCACTTTCCATTTTATCCTGTAAATCTCTTAGTTCTTGACCTAATTTACCAGCAAACTTCTGAGCTTCCGCCATATAATCTGAGCGTTTCCCTTCACCACCCATTTCTTCACCACCTGATGGAGGTAATTCACCCATTGGTTCTTCTGCTGGTACATCCCCCATTGGCTCTTCGGCCGCAGGTGGAACACCCATACCAGCGTCAGGTGCTACGGGTGCTGCAGGTGCATCCATAGAAGGTTCCGCTAAAGGAGACTCTTCTTGTGGTTTTGTTTGCTTTAAAACATATTTTGTTGCTTCTTGTAAATCTTCTTGACCCTTTAAAAGGTCTAATCTTTTAAATGCCTCAGCATAAGACGAAAATTTATTTTTATTTTTCATAAACATACCACCAATGTAGTCAAGAGAACTTTCGTTTAATCCCCTTTTTACATAGTATCCGTCTTTTTCTTTAACGATACCATAAACACCCCCATTAGTTGACTCCTTCACTATTTCGGATTTTTTAGTTGATGATTGGTTATTGTTGTAGTAGGTTAACTCGAGAATTCTCTTTAATTTGTCATCTCCGTTAAGTTTTTCACTACCAAGTGGTTTTAAATCTGCCATTTTATTAATTGTTAGATATGCTTATTCTTATCCTATAAATACATTGATATAGGGAAAAAAATAAGGTTCTTTATTGTGTTATAGATAATTTCTTATCTACAAGTGTTGTTTTTAGTTTTAATAATTTTTCAATATACCCATTTCGTCTAAGTAATTTAAAGGTTAAGTTTTCATAAGAATACTCTCCGCCGGATTCTAAACCACTTTGTCTAAATTCTTTTAACTTCTTCCTTAACCCCTCAATCGATTCAATAGGTCCTTCCTTCTTAATGAGTAAATCGATTTTTTTCATGTATTCTTCGGATTTTTGAAGAATCATATTATCATCAATGTTGGATTTAACCTTATCTGGTTCAACAATCCATTTATCATTTAAAATGGAATATACTCCTGAAGATACATGTTCTTCATCAATATCCTGAACATATAATTCAACATCATATCCTTTAATTGTGATATTATGCTTTTCATTCCACACATTTTTCTTAGCATCAAAAAACTCCTTTAGTAAATCTAAATTGTAATCAGTCTCTTTAAAATCAATTAAAACATGTAAATCCACGTCAGAATAGTTTGACCAATTGTAGTTAGCTAAAGAACCTGTAAGAACTATGTCATGAATAAAAAACTCAATACCAAGACTTTCAATAAAGTCATTTGATATCTTTAATAAATTTTTTCTGATATCATCTCGCATAGAGAACTCACCATCAGAACCTTCAAAAATTTGTTCCGATAGTGAATCCTTTGGTTTAAAGGACTTGATAATTTTTTTATCTTCGTCTTTATCCTCAATCAGTTCTTCAAATAAACTCATCCTTTTTTTGTGTACTTATGACTTCTGGCGATATTCTCGTTGAAGTATTTTCCTTGTGATTCAGCAAGTCTAAACTTAGTGAACTTTGCCCAAGGAACTTTATTATACTCATAAATAGCACCATTATTAAAAGTGACAGTCAAATCCTCATTTTCTGTATTAAATGAAGCTGATTTTAAATTAGATGAATTGATAATAACGTCAATCATCTTTCCATTAATTGTTTCTGAAATTATTGCCATAATATAATTGATTTAGTACTATAATATACACAATAAATATCAAAATAAAAACCCCCGATAACGGGGGTTAGATTTAATTAAGTGAAATTAACCTTTCAAGTGATTTTTTCCTATCAATAGGTAAAGTAAGTTCAAGAACTCCGTTTTCAACCTTACCGACAATGTCTTTTTCCTTTACATCGTCAGGTATATTATAAGATTTTACAAAACTTCCAATAAAATGATGTGTTTTATCACTTTCTTCTTTTTCGTAAATGATTTTTAATATACCTTCTTTTGTTGAGATTTTTAAATCGTCTTTGGTTAAACCAGGTACACTTATCGAAACCGAATACTCAGTTTCACTTTTACTAATGTTAGTTTCAGGAGTAGATAAAAATCTGTTAGTATCAAATCCTGTGAAGAATGGGTCTTTAAATAATGTTATCATAGTTTTTATATTTTTAACATATGTTTTACAAATTGTAAACCAAATGTCTAAAACTGACATTTAGACATTGGTTAGACATTTTTTTAGACATTTTGACATTTATTTTTTTTTTAGAATTAAATGTGTTATGTTTGTACCAACAAAACTTAATAACACATGGCAGTAGATTTCTTTGAGGACGGACCAACCTCAACCCCTAAAAAGGGACGCAAAGGTTCAACCACACCAATTTTAGATAACTTCTCAAGAGATTTAATTAAACTCGCAGAAGAAGGTAAAATTGATCCCGTTGTTGGTAGGGATAAAGAAGTGAAAAGAATAGCTCAAATTCTTTCACGTAAAAAGAAAAATAATGCGGTTATTGTTGGTGATGCCGGTGTTGGTAAGTCCGCACTTGTTGAAAAACTTGCTTTAATGATTGTTAAAGGAGATTGTCCAACAAATTTATTAGATAAGCGAATTATGTCTTTAGATTTAACTTCACTTGTTGCTGGTACAAAATATCGTGGACAATTTGAAGAACGTATTAAAGCAATTTTAAACGAATTACAAGAATCACCAAATGTAATCGTGTTTATTGATGAATTACACACAATGGTGGGTGCAGGTAATGCGAGTGGTGCGATGGATGCTGCAAATATTATGAAACCGGCTTTGGCTCGTGGTGAAATTCAATGTATTGGTGCAACTACTTTTGATGAATTTAAAAAACACATCGAAAAAGATTCCGCATTAGTTAGAAGATTTCAGAAGGTAATTTTGAAAGAACCTACGATGGCAGAAACAGTTGAGATTCTTAAAAATTTAAAAGAGTCATATGAAACATTTCATAGGGTATCTTATGAGGAAAATGTAATAGAAACAATTGTTAAACTTTCTGGTAGATACATTACAGATAGACAATTTCCTGATAAGGCGATTGATGTAATAGACGAATTAGGTTCAGAAAAAAGAGTATCGAGTAGAGTACCCGAATCAATTGAAAAATTAAAAAAATTGATTGATGAGATAAAAGAAAGAAAAATACAAGTTGTTAAATCTCAAAATTATGAACAAGCGGCAAAATTAAGAGATGAAGAAAAGAAAATTTTTGATAAACTTGAAAACGAAAAGGTAAAATGGTCAGAAAAACAAAAGGGGAATAAAATTCCTGTGTCCGTTGATGATGTTTATACCATAGTTTCCGAAATGACTGGTGTACCAATTACTAAACTTGATAGTAAGGAAACAGAAAAACTGTTAAAAATGGAAACCTTATTGACTGATAAAGTAATTGGACAAGAAGAAGCAATTACAACAATATCAAAAGCAATTAGAAGGAATCGTGTTGGAATCAAAGATGCAAATAAACCTATAGGTTCATTTATCTTTTTAGGATCTACGGGTGTTGGTAAAACACATTTAGCGAAATCATTAGCCAATCTTTTATTTGGTGACCCTGAAAAAATCATTCGTGTTGATATGAGTGAGTTTATGGATAGACACAATGTTTCTAAATTAATCGGTTCTCCTCCGGGTTACGTTGGATACGATGAAGGTGGTCAATTAACTGAAAAGGTTAAAAACAACCCATTCTCTGTTATTTTATTTGATGAGATTGAAAAAGCACATAAAGACGTTTTTAATCTATTATTACAAATTTTAGATGAAGGACATTTAACAGATTCATTTGGTCGAAAAATAAACTTCACAAATTGTTTGGTTATCATGACATCCAATTTAGGAGCTAAAAGAGTTTCTGAATTTGGTGGAGGTGTTGGTTTTAATACATCATCGAGCGAAACTCAAAAGTATGAGGTAAGAAAATCAATGATACAAAAGGCATTAAAACAACAATTCAATCCTGAATTTTTAAATCGTATTGATGACGTAATATTATTCAATGCACTTAACGAAGAAACTCTTAAGAAAATAATTCAAATAGAGGTTGGTAAATTAAACAGTAGATTGTTAGATAAAAATTTCTTAGTAACTTTTGATAAAACCGTTACAAATAGAATTTTTGAATTAAACAGTCAAGAAGAATATGGTGCTCGTCCTTTAAAACGAATCATTCAAAATCTTTGTGAAGATTTTTTAAGTGAAGAAATACTAAGAGGAAATATAAAGGAAAACGAACCAATAACTCTTAAATATAAAGATGAAAAATTAACAATTTCAAAAAAATTGTTATAAATAGTTGACTTTTTATTAAAGTTATATATATTTATATTCTTGGAGGTTCTCTTTGTCGATTACCTTTTCGTTTTATTTTCATAAGTAAGTGGGGTTGAACCCACCCAAAGACCTTAAACCCCGACATCTCGTTGGGGTTTTTTATTAAAATTTGGTTTTATCAACGGATTTTCGTATATTTACATTATATGAAAAAATATACATTTATCTTAGCACTTGGTGTAGCACTTACACTAACTGCATGTGGTTCAGGGTCAACCGCAACTGAAACAACTGACTCAACTGCGGTTCAAGTAGACACTGCCGCAGTATCTGCGACAGATTCAACAACTGCACAAATTCCTGCAGACGGTTCATCCGTAAAATAAAAATTGGGGTCGGTAACCAATCCGACCTTATTTTTAATTTTTAAATCTCTCTCCAATGGATACAAATACAGAAAAACAAGGCGATTTAATACTTCTCAGAGGTATTCCTGGTTCGGGTAAAACAACATTTGCCAATGTTATATTACAACAACCAAATAACAACCCACAAGAAATATTGTCTGCAGATGATTTTTTTGAGGATGAAAATGGTGAATATAATTTCGACCCAACAAAATTAAAAGAAGCACACAATTATTGTCAATTTAGATGTTCCGAAAGAATGAGACAACAAAAAGTGAGAATTGTGGTTGCAAATACATTTACACAGGAGTGGGAAATGGATGAATATTTTAAAATGGCTGAAAGGTACAATTATAGGGTTCATACAATAATTGTAGAGAATAGGCATGGTAATGAAAATATCCACGGAGTCCCAAAAGATAAACTTCAACAAATGAAGAATAGGTTTGAAATTAAATTATAGATGAGTCAATTTATTGAATCTTATTTTAAAATAATCTCACAAAAAAAAACAAAAATGAAATTTAGTTCACACTTATTTAAAAATCAATGGGCTGTATACCCATTACCTTTTGCATATATCTATTTTGAAACATGTGAACCAGAATCACATAAAACATTACTTGAAAATAAAATATGTGCGGTGTACTTGTCTTTTAATTGGTTAAAATGGACTTACAATGTTGGATTTTATAAACCTATTAGATAATGTTGGAAATTTTACAGAAATACCATACTGATGGTTTGTTACATAAACAAACTCACCCAACTCTTGATTTAACTATTTGGAATTATTCACCAAAAGTTCAGTATGAAAGATTATGGGATGAGATTACTTTGCAATGTCGTGGATTGGTAACCAACTCAAAAGGAAAAATTGTTGCAAGACCGTTTAAGAAATTCTTCAACTACGAAGAACATAAATCAGAAGACATCCCAAATGAAGATTATGTTGTCTATGAAAAAATGGATGGTTCTTTAGGTATTCTCTTTTATTACGAATACGAATTGAGTGATGAAAGGAGATACAACATATGGTTTAATAATAATTACGAAACGGGCATGGAAAGGTTTTTTGACCCGAACAACTTACCTGATTATGATAATTCATATTATGAACCAACACCAAAGACTAAGGGTGAATGGATAATGGCAACTCGTGGGTCATTCACATCACCACAAGCAATTAAGGGAAAAGAAATTCTTGATAACAAATATGATGTAAGTTCTTTAAGTAAAAAAAGAACCTATTTGTTTGAGATTATTTATCCCGAAAATCGTATCGTTGTTAATTATGGTAATGAAGAAAAGTTAGTTCTTCTTGGTGTTATAGATACCGATAGTGGTGAGGAGTTACCCAATAGTTCAATATTTTTTATGCAAGAACAAGGTTTTGAAGTTGTAACAACGTACAAAACTTGGGGCGAAGGATATGACTTATTGAAAGAAGAAATATCTAAAGACAAGGAAGGTTATGTCATTCGTTTCAATAATGGTTTCCGTATGAAAATTAAAGGAGAAGAATATGTTAGACTTCACAAAATTTTAACCAACGTATCAAATAGAGATATATGGGAATATTTGAAAGATAATAAACCATTTGATGAACTACTTGAAAAAGTTCCGGACGAATTTAATCAATGGGTTAAAGAAACTGTTCGAGATTTAAGATATGCTTGTTTTCAACTAAGAGAACGTGCAGGTAAATTACATGATGGTTTTAGATATGGAAAATTTAATGACAGGGGCCCTGAGCCATCTAAAAAAGAATTTGCCGAATTTGTTATGAAACAACAAAAAGTTTTACATGCGATTATGTTCGCAATGTGGAATGGAAATAATGAAAAAGTCGATGACATAATTTGGAAAATAGTTAAACCAGAATATTCAAAACCATTTAAGAAAGATGAAAACTGAGAAAAAAAGATTATACTTAGACGACGTTAGAACACCAATTGGAACTGATTGGGTTATTATAAGAAATTATGAACATTTTGTTTCTACCATTAGATTATATGGGTTAGAAAATTTTGATGTTATTTCGTTAGACCATGATTTAGGTGATGAGTCTATGATTGAGTACTATACAAATGTAAAAAATAATTATGTTTTAAATTATGACAACATAGTTAATGAAAAAACAGGATATGATTGTTGTAAATTTTTAGTGGCTGAAAGTATGTCCAAAAAGATACCCCTTCCCCAAATTTATGTTCATTCCGCAAATCCAATCGGTAGTGCTAATATGATGGGATATATTAATAATTATTTAATGAACTGTGGTTTACCCCAAACCTGTATTAGGGTTAAAATTGAACACACAATAGACGAGCCAATGATACTTTCTCCAGAAGCCAGAAAAGCAAAATGGGATAGAAGTAAGGAAAATTAATTTTTATTTTAAAAAAAAATTATTTATATTACACTAACCAAATATTAGACAATGGCTTACACAAAAAAAACAAGAACACCATATAAAAAAATGTACATAAAGGGGAAATATGAAGATTTCACTGATTTTTATGATATTAATAAAAAATCAATTTATGAAAATATTTTGGAGGTTTTTTATGGTTTCAAAGACAATAAAAAAAGAGTATTAACACTTTATATTCAAGCGATTATACAAGGTTTGGAATGGGATACCGAGTTTAAATTTAATAGAACTGACACAATTGTTTTAACAAGAGACGTATTACCGTATTTTGAAAGTATTGAGGATTATGAAAAATGTTCAGAAATAAAAAATTTATATGAAGTATTGACAAATAAAAAAGAATTGTCTATAATTTAATTGTATCAGGAGAGAGGTACATTTTCATTTTTGTCACATCCCCGTTGGTTTTAATCATCGGGGATTTTTTTTATAGTACCATTCTTGACCCTATTAAGAAATTACTTAACCAAGGTGAACCTGGAGATGTGTTTCCACTCAATTTGTAGTTAAAACTAAACCCAAATCGTTTACTCAACTTGTAATCAAACGAACTACCTAATAAGAATCCCATATGTCGATTAACGGTGGACGTTCCTGCAACAGTGTTCCAAGATAATGGTGCAAACATTGTAAATATTTGTGGAGACACCGTCAACTTTTTACTATATTGATATGGTTTAGTCCAAAAAGCGACTACCGATGACGACATGTTATAATCATAGTTATCTTTTTCATTTTTAAGAAATAAATTTATCAATCCTAAATTATAACCAAATACACCATGCTTTGGTGTTGGTTTAATATATGTATAACCTAATAAATTCATGTAGTTCCCATTCAAATAAGCAAATGCGGTAGAATATGAGTGTATTGCTTTTAATTTACCTTCTGAGAAATCCATCTTAGTGTATCCACCACTAACAATAAATGTTTTTAGGTCACTCATAATAACCGTATTTGCGGAATAACTTTTATCCCCCATCAAGGATGATTTAGATACCCCAATAGTGGCCGATTGTAACCATCTACCGTCAGGTGATTCTATTGTTGATAAATCAGAAGATAATAACATAGGATTTGTTGCGACCGCCTTTTCTTTTTTCTTCTCTTCTTTTTTCTTTTCCTCTTCCTTCTTTTCTTCTTTAGATTCCTCTTTCTTTTCTTCTTTTTTCTCTTCCGATTTAGATTCCTCTTTCTTTTCTTCGGATTTACTTTCAGATTTAGATTCTTCTTTTGATTCAGATTTACTTTCGGTTTTTGATTCTGACTTAGTCTCCGATTTAGTTTCGGTTTTTGTTTCTGTTTTAGTTTCAGAAGATGAGGATGATCCACCACTTGATGACGAACCACTTGATGAAGATGATGAACTTCCACTACTTGGTGGTGGAGGTGTTGATGAACTACTACTTGTTGGTGGTGGAGTAGTGGGTGGTGGTGTTGACGCGGCGGAACTTGCGGCAGCTGAACTTGCACTTGAACTAGCAGCAGAACTTGCCGATGATGATGCAGCACTACTTGCCGCACCACTTGCAGCAGAACTAGCGGCTGCAGATGCTGCCGATGCTGCAGCATTACTTGCGGTTTGTGCAGCCGCATTTGCTACCGTTTGTTGAACAATTGGATTATTAATTACAGGACAAGTTAATGCCTCATATGTTGCTTTAGTTGTAAATAACCAAGTCTGTACAACTCCCGTTTGTACTTCCATAGGAGAAAATGTTCTTACTTGATTGTAAAAAGACACAGTAGCATTACCATTTATGATGGTTGTTGTTGCTATCTTTTTTTCACCACTACATTTATCAATAAATGTTTGAGTGTACGTTTGTCCAAAAGATTTACCACAAAAAAACAATATTAGGAGAGAGATAATATATTTTTTCATTTTAAAAATTGATACCTAAACCAAAGGTACCGTTACGAATTACCGGGTCATAGTCATACTTTATTGTTATATTTTTGAAATCGTGTAATATTCCAACTTTAACAGTTGCGAATCTATCTTTATATTTTGGGAAAGTAATATATCCAATATCATCTTTACCTCTCCACTTCACATCTTCCGTCACACTACCAATCATAAGGTGAATACCCGTTCTTTTAATCCTCTTACCAACACCAACATAGAAATTTCTTTGTTCTATCAAATCACTTACCATTGGAAAATCGACTTGTGTTATATTACCATAAGGAAAGAATGTTGAATTATCTCTTTCAAATGTTGAGTTATATTCAGCAATAAAATATGCTTTAGTCCCTATTGTAAAAAATCCACCAATCTGATTACCACCTGTTTTCTGAATACCAAAGCTGACGATTGGTCTCTTACCTTTAATGGTGTCCAATTTTCCATTATCATAAACATACACTCTTGCAGGTTGTCTATAACCCCAATCGTTTAAGTAAAAGCCTGGGTTCCAAAAGTTCCAACCAAATGCAGGTGCTCCCCACATATCCCATCTATTCCATCCCCATCCAAAATTATTCATTAACCATGGGTCTCTTACAATTATGTTTGAACCTGGTCTTGTTCTTAGAGGTCTATCATATCCATTTGATGGTGGTTGATTTCTCCAATTACTAACATCATTTCTTTGTGGAGTTGGTGGTTGTATTGATGGTGTTGACCTTTGAGGTGTAGGTGGATTACTTCTCCATGATGAGACTTGTCCTAACACGATAGTTGGGATAAGTAATAATAATATTAATAACGTTTTCATATGGTTATTCTTTTATTATAAATATAAAAAAAGGAGGTTATTACACCTCCTTTTAAATAATTCTTAATGTAATTAAACTATTTTGTGAATATTCCTTTTTTAATCATTCTATCAAGGATGTTAGCACATGCAATATCTAAAGCCTTTTTAGTTGCTATGGAAATTGTTGATTGATTAAATTTTATTGGGTCTACAGTTGCATCAGATAAAAGGGTTAACTCTCTTTTTGTGGTTGCCTCACCTAAACCCGATCCACCAAATACAACACCTGTTTCAGCATCTGTAAATCTAACCTGAAGACCTATACGAGTCACCATATTGTCTTGTATACCATTTTTAAGGTTGATGGTTTCATCTTCCGACACCGAGTAATCATAACACTCAATAGTGACAAAATACTTTGCCAAATTTATTTTACCACGACCATCTAATTTATTCTCGGAAATACCAGATTGGGATGCTTGGAATTGCTTTACCATACGATTCTTAATTTCTGTTTTATCCTCAGTAAATTTGAATCTGTTTAAGTTTTCAAGATATTCCATTGAAATATTAGCAACCCCCAAACCAACACGTTTTTCTTTTAGTTCAGGATACATTTCATACATCTCATCAGAAATTCCTGCCTTTAATATTTGAATTGGAATTTGTGGACCGTCGTAATCCATATAATCACTAATATCTCTTTTCTTTTCGAAGTCCGCCTTGTAGTCTTCTGTTTTAGTTTTACCTATTGTTTGTCCGTTAACAACAACAACGCTTAGTAAAAAAACGCTTAATAATGTTAATAATTTTTTCATACATTTTATCTTAACCCTTCCAATTTTTTGGGTGGGATTTTCTTTTAGGTGTGTTATTTATAATTTCTTCTACAACAACAATTTCCGGTTCAGGAATAACTTCCTCAACAACTGAAACAATTTCAGGTTCCGTAATTATTTCTTCAATAACAGTAACAATTTCATTATTTTCTTCCATTTTTAATTAATTTTTTAAATAAATTTTTATTAAAAAGGAGGGTTTTATCCCTCCTTAATATTAACCTTCCATCTCATCTTTCTTTTTGTGAGAGAACTTATCCAAAGTGTCAGCACCCATTCCAATTCCCGTGATTAACATCACTGCATTCACCAATTCAGGTGACGGGGCAAAATCCGCATGAGAGAACGAATTTAAAATCATCGTTATACATAGGAATAAAGCACCTATCATTGCTATTACCGGTTTTACCGATATTGAACCTCTTTCATCTTTGAAGAGTTCGATTACCCATTGTTTAAAATTCATTTTTGTCTTGTTTTAATTTTATTTATTATCCTTCCATATGCATTTCTGCATTTTCATCTTTTATTTTACCACACTTTAAACATTCCTCGATTCCGTCACCATCCAAGTCACCCCAAACGTGTTCACATTGTCTATGTGCAAAATACATATCAATTTTACCATCACCATCAAAATCTATACCATCCATTGTACCATCACCATCTTCATCAACTTCAACACCAGTTCTTGGTTGAACGGTTGGTACTTGTTCAAACGTATCATTTACCTTTTCTATTTTTGAGTTTTCAATAGCGGTTTGAAACTCCTCTGGTATGATTGGAGTGTTGTTTGGTGGAGTTGGTGGTAAATCGGCGGTATTGCTTAATGATGTGCCATCTTCTTCATCCATTTTCTGAACTAACATCTTATCCTTATCGGTATCACTAAACCAATAGTCAATTATTTTACCATAAGAACCGATGAAAGCTCCTAACAATAATAGAAGAAGTTCTTTCCATTCTCCTTCTATTGCTGATTTATTTAATATAGCAAAGAACATTCCTCCTATAATAAACATGAATCCACCCAATACCAATGCGGTGATGTACCATCTTCTGGCCATCATATTACTTAATAAATCTTTAAAACCACTTGGTGGTTGTTTGTTTTCTGCCATTTTTATTTATTTTTTTTTAAAAGAGATTTTATATCACAATAACAGGAATTAGCACCGTGAGCTATTGCCATTAGTATCCACATTAAAGTCATTTCACCCAAACCCAAAATGGTTTTAGGAGTATCACTACTTAATGTGTTTGGTGAACAATGTGTTATTGATTGTATTGGTTCGTAAAAATAGATCGCTAATCCTAAAAAAATTATAGAAACCCAATATCTTAGTATGTAGTATTTTATATTATTCATATTATTATTATTTTTTATCTTTTCCAAGACCATCCCTTTTTTCTACCTCTTATTAATAAATAACTACAACCCCCAATAAAAAATGTTAAAAACATCGATTGGGAATTAAATACAAACATAGCTATCATACATAATACGATTACCGCTATAAAACTTAATCCCTGTTCCATTTTAAATTTTTACCATTTAGGAGCCTCTTCTTTAAACTCATCACCTTCTTTCTTTTTTACAGGAGCTGGTTTTTCTTTAACTGTTTCTTTTTCTTTAATAATTACAGTCTTACCACCACCCGCCGATTGTTGTTGAGTTTGTGAATTTGTAATGTTTATTACTGGTGCCGCTTGTTGTGGTGCCGGTTCTGCTTTATCACCACCACCTAAAAGTGTTGATAACCATACTCCCGCCGCGGTCACTAATGTTCCTGCAACCCCAATTATTGTCTTTTTTAAACCCGACCAAGTTCCTTCTGATTGTTCTACTTCTTCTGACATTGTATTTGTTTTTAGTTTTTTAGTTTATTTTATTAATATTACGCACCCAATGCTTTACTGAATCCATTAGGACAAGTTCTAGTACATATCAAATCTGCTATAATAGGTGCTACTGCAGTTCCGATTGCAATACCAACTCCAGCAGGGGTAGCCCATAATGCCGCCGAATCTAAACTATGATAGATACAATTTGAACATACGTTTCTTAATAATTCTGAATCAATATTTTCACCAACACCAGGTATTGATAAAAATCCATCTGCCACTATTACACCCATTGCCGTTGATACCGCCATTTTAGCTGCCGTATCTGCAATGTAAAGAACAGGCGTAGCCATCAACGATAATGTAGTTGAAGTTGCCGCTCCAGCAGGTTGCGCTGGTGTAAATGCCGCAACAACACCGGCAGAGATTAGTGCGGTTATTGCTATATTACAAGCGTTTTCGTCCGCCCAGTTATATGCCATCACAGCACCATCTTTTACCACTTCATATCCCTCTTTAACACCAGATTCTATTTGATTTCCAACATTAATAAGTACC